CTTCTTTTGTTTCCATAACTGTAATTTTTAAAAGCAAATAATTGATTGATTTATAAAAAGAAATAAAGCGGTGATAAACTAAGTTACCTTAACCAACTACCATCCAATCATCAGCCAACATATCTGATTGAGAAGCTAACCATCCATTTACAATATTATCGTTAGCATCTTTCATGCACAGATAAGAACAAAATTTAATCATGTTGGTTTCATCTATGTCATAATAATCGTTTACGTATTTTTTAAACGAATCCGGCAATGACTTTACTTTATTAACTATCATATCAGTAGACAACCAATCTTCCGGTCGCTGGAATACGAACATTCCTTTACCATTCCATCCTGAACGAGCAATTACCTTCTTTTACTGCCTCTAAAGCTTCTCCAAATTTCATAACTATATTTTTTTTATAAATTAAACTCTGCAAAATCTATTTCAGATCCGGTTGACAAATTAATCATTGACTTTTCAAGCTCTTCCATTGGAACCGGTTTCACAATACCTCCATTACCAAGAGTCCTTTTATAGAAGTTTATCACCACCTGATCGCTGGTTTTTACCGTCTTAGGAATAGGTTGGCGAAGATATAATCCATCAAGAGACTTTACTCTTGAAAGAGCCGTATATAGCTGTCCTGTTTCAAAAGAATTAGATACGTCCATCATAGCCGCATCCAATGTCAGGCCTTGGGCTTTATGGATCGTGATAGAATAACCTATTTTTATAGGATACTGAATAATAGCTCCTACTACTTCAGATTCTATCTTATATCCGTTTCTTACGTATTTTACTTTCTCAAACGAACATGGTGTTATAACAACCTTAGTATGCTCATCATCTTTCGGTTTATCAAGGACTACTTCAATCTCACCCTTTTTTATAGATAATACAGTACCAAGAGAGCCATTGAAGTACTCTCCTCCGTTTCTTGTTATCATAACTCTTGATCCTTCTTTCAAGAAAAGAGTTTTTTCAACCGGAGCATCTTTAGGATAATCACCGTTTATAACAGCTTCTAATTTTCTTAAAGAGCCTGGTAACGATGATATTCTCATTTCGTTAATAGCCGTAGCTTTTGAGTTGGTAGTTACAATCTCAACATATCCTTGATTATTATCAGACTGAATACATCTGCTGTTTATTGTATCAAATACATCATCATCCATCTGCCCTTCACGCACCTTATTAAGGACACTAATAAACTTCTCATCTTTCTGACGGTATATTTTTTCAAAAGAAACCATTTCCATACCAGAAGCCATTAGAGACTTGGAGCTAAAGAAGTAAGATGTATCGTATATTTCTCTAAAAAAATCCTCCTTAATTACTGGCGGAAGTTGAAATAAATCACCTACCATAATAAGTTTCACGCCGCCAAACGGGTCCTTGTCTCCTCTTGCATGACGAAGTATATCAGCTACGTTGTCAAGAAGATCAGGGCGAACCATAGAAATCTCGTCTATGATAAGATACTTTATATTCTGTAAAATCTTTTCCGAACCTCCGTTGAATTTATATTCGCAGTTATCCATAAACGCGCCTTTTCGTATTTCAGGTATATACGGCTGCATTCCTATTCTAAAAAATGAATGAATGGTTTGACCACCTGCATTAACAGCAGCAACACCTGTAGGAGCTACAACAACCGCATTTTTTAATGCCGGTATAATACGCTTAAGGAACGTTGTTTTTCCACTTCCTCCTTTACCGGTTATAAACAGCGGTTTTGGTGACTTACAAATAGACTTAATAGCCTTTCCTTGTGCGACATTACCTTCGGACATAACTGAACGAAGAACGCACTCCATGATTTTTTTGTCGTAACTTATAGCCATCTTTTTTCTGATTTTGTTCTACAAAACAAAAGTATGAAAATAAAATAAAACCTAAAATATAAAATGAATTAATTAGGATTAAAAAGAAATAATAAGTTGGATAAGTAGTTTTAGATCAGACAGTAATATGATTTCGTATAGATATGGTTATGGCATAGTGGTGGCTAACGGGTGTTTCCGTCGATGTTCTACGAGATTATCGTTTTTCGGCTCTGTCGGCGACTACTAAGAACAGACCCTCTCTCAAGTACCAAACATTACAATGATGAATACTGAGATATAGGATAAAGATAGGTATCATTATAGAATGATAGCTCTTCAAATGGTATATCCTTGAATACAGATTCACCATCTAATTCTTTATCATTGTCTACTGTTGTATTAATGTTAGGTAATGATTGGATAGATATATCCATATTCTCTATCTTTTCCTTAAACTGTTCTGCCTTAACATACGTATAGATGTCTTCGCTTACCGATCCCACCGCTTTAGTCATCTCGCCGGCGAACTCAGCATACATATCCCGTACCTCATTAAAACCTGCCTTTTTGTCAGGAGCAATATTGTTATAGGATTTCATTCTCCTACTTACCATACCGCAGACCCCGGCAACGGACGTCCCCACCTCAGCACAGCAGGCTTCCGCATCAGCCAGGCCTGCTTTTACTGTGGCTATCTTCTCCTTACTCCATCCACTAACCTTGTCGTATGATTGTTTAAGACGGTTTAAGAACATGTCCATTCTGCGCTTCTTATCTTCTGCTATGATAGCGCGATAGTACTTTCTTATAATTTGGTTTTGTGTACTTCGCTCATATCCGTCCCAGAAGTCTTTATGCGCTTCTTTAGCCCTAGCAGAAGCTAATGACCTTGCTTCTTCTTCTTTTGTCTTTTTACGATCTATGCCAAGGATTTCGCCATCTTCGGAAACAACTTCATCTGCGTTTAGGAAACGTAGGATATGAGTGTTGTCTTTTAAGAAGAAATTGAAATCGTCTTTCTTATTCACTTTTTCTTTTTCTCCTTTCTCTATATCCTTCTCTCCAAAATACCATCTGTTTGTTGCTCCTTTTTTATACAAGGTCCAGGTATTTGCTATTTGCCAGAAAACGGCTCCATGCCTATATACCGGAATCAGCTTACCTATTGGGTAGTTATGTTCGTTTGCTTCAATGTAAGCACGAGGATTATCTACGTATGTTATAAATTGTATGTTTTCGAACCTTTTTACGAGCTTGTCTTTTATCGCCATACCGACAATCTCTTTCGCTTTTGTTAGTCCTACATTCAAATACAAGGCAATTGTTTTATTACTTATCGTCGAATCAATTAATCCATAATACGAGTGGCTTCCGTCTACGACATCCGCCTGAGAGTTTGTCTCTCCACTGTTCAGTACAGACTCATTGTTTCTGACTAAATTAACAAACATCGCCTCTCTTATCCTGTCAAGGACTTTTTCATGGTTTGTTATTTCATTTTTCTTTATCTTAATTAAAATCCTATTCTTTGGAAGATTCACTTTCCCACATCCGAGAGTAAGCTGTACGCCATTAACACGATACCTTCTTGCAACGAACGTACTATCCGTCATACGGAACAGTTCGTTAAACATCGGATGTCCTGTCATGTTCTTGAACTTCGAATACCCGATTCCAAGCTTATGAAGAAGATCTTTCTGGTTTTTGAATCTTATTCTCGAATCCCGTCGGGAGATTTTTATCATACAGTATAAAGCATACAATTCCATGAACAGCAAATCATCTGACCACTGTTCCAAAAGTCTGAGACTTATGTTAATATTTCTACCTAATTGTAGCTTCATAATCTTTGACATACTCCCATCGCTAAAGCAAATGGGATTCTTGGATACAAACGCAAGAAACCCAGATATTGCTATCGTTGGAATTACTCTTGCTTTCCAATTCGGAAATGCCCTTCCGAAGTATATTTATTAAAAAAAATACATAAATGATCAAAATAATCATTGATACCCTGCTTAAAAGCAGGGGCTTTACGGAATATCGTAACAAAAAAAAATCGGATGGATTTTTGGGGATATCCATCCGATTCATGTCTTTTTTCGTTCGGAAAATCCCAAAACCCCGTTACAGATTTGAGAAGCAAACAATGAAAGACGATTAATATTTTTTTTTATCATTCATTATTTATTTCCTAAATCTGTAACGTACAGCAAATATAGAAACAAATAATGAATATCAAATAACAAGATCTTATTTTTTTTAATGCTACAGTGCAAATATCGGGACAAACCCTGAATCTATTGTCATAAAATACGTTAATTTTAAATTTATAAATCCTTAATACTTATCTTTGTATCAAAACGATAATCTCATGAAAGAAAGTGATAATAAAGATGTTAGTAATAGGGCTTATAGGCTTTTAGTACCTTATTCCAATACGGTAGATATGGCGAAGAAGATACTTCTGTTTTATAACGGATACTTAATGGCTTCCGGCAATGAGAAGAATGTCATAGATGCGAGGCACTTAAATCTTCTTGCCTATTATTTTGTGTTTGGATATTCGTATGAGACGAAGAAGAAGTTTTCTCATTGTTTCAGTACCGATCTTCAATATGTATCGGTTTTGGATACGGAGATGAAGAAGCGTGGTATTTTGATTGACCGTGAAGGGAATTACAGGACCAGGTGTTTGTGCCCGGATATAGAGAACATGCACCGTCTTTTTGTATTGGAGGGTTCAAGAGATCAATGTGCGTTGGTTTCTTTATTTTACAGAAAAAAAACTTTTGAAGCCGATGGCGAAGAATAATTTCCCTATATCATTTGAGTCACATATTATAGATGATGTGATGGATAAGACCGGGAGCGTTTACGACCGAAACCAAATACGTGACGTTTTCAGAGCCAGTATTTCTTATGCCAATAACTTATGTACGTACACAGATAACGTGTCTGTATCGTTCCCGTATGTAGGCGATATGGTTTGTAACCTTCATGAGATGGAGAGGCGCAAACACAATCTTGAGCGTCTTAAATCCAAGGTAGAAAAATTATCTAAGTATCAGGAAAAAGAACTTCAGTGCCTTGATATTAAGATAAGGATGATAAAGGATGCTTATGACTCAGGTGAGATAAAAGGTGGGGATATGTTGATAAAACACAACAAATTATCTATCTTTAAATCTCGTAAGGGTCATAGTTTTAGTGAAATACAAAATATTCAAGAACAGGAATTTAACAGATAAGTTATGAAAAAGATTTTGCAAGCGGAAGTTATATACGATGCTTTTATGGATACGATATTAAAAAAACTTCCAAGAAAAAAAGAAGATTATCCTGATTGGTACAAGGAACGTCTTGAAAAGTGTGAGGGATGTAAATTCAATACCAAGAACATCCCTAACTCTATGCTTCCTCTTTCTTTGTACGTAAGCAAGAAAATAGGTAAAAATCGTTGTTCGGTATGTACGTGCTTCATCAAGCAGAAGGCCTGGAGCAAGACAGAGGAGTGTGCGCTTGGGGAGGGGCTTCCCCGTCCTTCATGGATGGACCGTCATTATTCTATTGATTTTTATGATGAGAAGTCAAGATGGAACAGGTTGGAACTTATTACAATGGATTCTGATGAATTTAATGTTATTTCTACAGATGACAAGCAATACAACATTGACCTCTCTAAAGACGGTAAATCATTTGAAATCATTTTCGAACCGGTAGAAAAAGGGAACAGTATAAGGTTTTCATTCGTTCTTGAGTCGAAGCATGATATGAAGATAACAGCATCAGAGACATCTTGTGGTTGTACGTCATCTAATTTGAATATCATAGACTCCCGTCACTTTAAGTTCAATATAGATATACATACAGCAGGATTTGGAATAGGAGGATTTGTAAAGCACATGACTGTTCACTATCAAAAAGATGGGTCTCAAAAAGAGGAAAAGATTCCGTTTAATTTTGAAGGTACTATAATTCAAAAAAGTTAAGTTATGGGCAGATGTGGTAAAGCAAGGCATTTACAATGCGAGGATAAAAGGAAGTCCTTATTTTCTATGTTGCAGGCATCTTGTGACGATCTCCCTGATTATTCTGCCGGGGACATTCTCTATGCCGTACTTAGATCTTTTGCAAAGAAAAGAGGATTGTCTGTTTCTTTTTTAAGGACGTTGACAGACAGCGAGCTTTTTGAAGTGGCTGATTATAATTTATCAATGGAGTTGATGGACGTTATTATTTACGATAAAAAGGTTCTTGATAATGAAGAAGATTGATTTTGATTCAGATATAAAGCATCTTATTTCTTATTACAACCATCTACTGTCTGAGCAGGATAAGGTGGGAGAGGATATGGAAGAGCTAACTAAGGATATTATTAGGAAGAAGGAAGAGGAAAACAACATAGAGTTAGAAGACTTTATTGACTTAGAAGAAAAGTCGTTTATGACCAACTTGTATCAACAAGAGATAATGAAAGTATCTTCTTCTGTCAAGACCGTCTACAGGTTGTCTATTAACGCCGGTCATGATCTTAATATAGATGATGACAGCAAGAAGGTTCTTGACATGATAGTAAACGACGGAGAATCGGATTTTATTATGTACGTTGATAATAATACTGATTCTGTTGCGTTCAAGGATGAATTTGTTGAGGAAGGAATAAAAAACATGTGTAAGTATCGTGTTGATCCATCTTCTCTTGAAGATAGGTTTAATATGCTTAAGTCTCAGTATGAGGCTTTTTTAAAAATCGTGAACAATGAAAGCAAGAAAGCCGACTAACGATGATGTTTCTTACGTAGATAGGAAACTTATTGTATTAAGGGATCAGATAGATAAGGCTGAACGTTATCTATCTGAAAACCCTTGGGATAAAATAGAAGATTCCGATAAGAGGGAGAAAGAATTTAGGTTTCAAAAAAGCTTGTCTGATAGCTTAATGCAATGGACTGAATCTTATATTAAGATGTGTGGGATAATGGATGTCTATAATCAGCTTGAGGCTGCCAAAAACAAGAAAAGCCTAAAAGGAGGACAAACAGTATCAGGTATTCAGTCTTTTGTTAAGAATGAAGCTAAGAGCAAGCTCGATAAGTAGTTTTGTCATGAATTTATAAGTAGTTTTGTCATGAATTTTAACAGTAAAGAACTTTATATAAATATGGGTAACGATATTCCGTTATGGAATGACCTTTATTCTTATGAAGAGCAAGACGATGATGTCAAGCAATTCTGGGAGAATGAGGCTATGAAACTCCTTAACGGTGTTACCATAAATGGGGTATTTATCCATCCTTGGCTATACTGGCATATCAATTTCTGGAAGATGATGATTGACGTAGGAGATGATCGTATTCCTGGAAATTCGCAGCTTCGTGATAATGAATGGATGTTTGCCGAATTTCTAAAGCAGGCTGAAGAAGAGAATAAAGGAATATTCATGTTCGGGTGCCGTCGTTTTGGAAAAGCCCTTCTTGATTCTGAGATACTTTATCTTGAGGACCGGGAAAAGATGATAGGAAATATCGTTGTAGGAGATAAGATATATGACGATAAAGGGAATTTGGTAGAGGTCGTAGGTGTTTATCCCCAAGGAAAAGTAACTACCTACAGAGTCGTATTCGAAGACGGTCGTAACGTTATTTGCTGCGGTAATCATCAATGGCGCGTCAATCATGGCGGAAAATGGCATGTTAGGAGTCTTAGAGCCATAGCTGGATTAGATTATAAGAGTATGTCTATTCCGGTAGGTGAGGCCCTGAACTACCCTACGGCAAAGCTGCCGGTTCCTCCGTCGGCCTACGCCTCGATGCTGGCGGCTTATCTCGGTGGCTATGGTGGGGATATGTTTTTCGATAAATACATTTGTAAGAAATTTTTAAGATCGTCCATAGATCAAAAAAAAGATTTTATAGAAAACTTCATTCGTTCTTTCAGAAACGTAGTAACCGGAGAAGAAGAGCTTATGTTGTCTCATATTGACATGGATGTCATAAATTTTGTACAACGTATGTTTTGGGCTTCAGGTTGGTATGCTAAATTGGAGGGGAACAAACTTATACTATCAAGGAATCGTAAGGAATTAAAAATAAGATCCATATCGATATACGGAAAGGAGCATGCCACTTGTATAACCGTTGATAATGACTCTCATTTATTTTTGACCACCAATTACATCGTTACTCATAATACGGCCATAATGAGCTCTCTTCTGGCTCGTAATGCTACAATGACGTACAATTTGACGCATAATGTTATTGGAGCAAGTAAAGAAGACCTTGCCAATATGGGAGAGTATCTTGAGTTTGGACTTGATAATCTTCCTCCTTATCTTACTATAAACAGGACCGGTAACGACTGGACTAAAGAAGTTGTTTTAGGTACAAGAAACATCAATAATCAACGTGATGTTCATGCCAGAATAAGAATCACTAACGTTGATGATGGAAAGACACGAGGATCATTGAAGACCGCAGGTGGAACTCCATATACGTCTATATATGATGAGGTAGGTAAATTCCCGGTGCTTGGGGCATGGCTTGCCGGTAGGCCGGCTCATATGATGCATGGTAGAATGAGGGGCGTTTGTTTGATGGCGGGAACTGGAGGTAATGTAGAAAAGTCTCAAGATGCCCAGAAAATCATGAACTCTCCGGACGAATATGGATTCATTATAATGAATTATGATATTCTAAATAAGAGAGTTATTAAACCAACATGGCGTATATGTAAATCCGGATGCTTTGTTCCGGCCCAGATGTCTCATGCGTATGAAAAGAAAGAAACGACTCTTGATAAGTATCTTGGAGTAGAGAATGCTCCCGGTCTTAAGAAGATAAAAATAAAAGTTTCAGACTTTGATAAAAATACTGGAATAATAAAATCACGTCTTGACGAACTTGTCAAAAAGGATAGAGCTTTATACGTCCAGGAACGAATGGCATTCCCTTTGTCTATAGATGATTGTTTCCTTAATACGAACGTAAATAGGTTCCCTGTAGAAGATGCGTTGAAGCACAAAAGCCGTCTTCTTGAAGAAGGTAGGCCTGGTAAAACAGTGGATATTTATCAGATAGACGGCATGAAAATGGGGTATAATTTTAGTGATAAGCAGCTTGCTGATTATCCGTTTCAAGGTGGTAACATAGATTCTCCTGTTGTTATATATGAGGATCCACCAGAAGAAGGAGGTGTTTTTGATTACACTTATGTTTCATCGCTTGACCCCTATAAATCTGACAAGGCTGATACTGATTCTGTTGGTTCGTTTTATGTACTTAAAAGATATGTAAAAATCAACGATCCATTTGCTTATTGCATAGTAGCATCATACGCATCACGTCCTCCATCTTCCGATGATTTTTGTAGGAATTGTGAAATACTTCAAGAAGCGTATGGGGCCAAGTGTCTTATGGAGAATGCCGACAGAATGTATGAATTTTATCTTACGAGACGAAATAAGCAGCTTATGTTACTGGAAGATGGCGAACGTCTTGCCGGTAAGATTATCCGTGCCGGAGCCCGTCAGAACAACAAGCTCGGTTTGGCTCCTACGGTTCCCAATCAGCGCATGCTTTTCAATACCGTTATTCAATATTGCTGGGAGGATGTTGTAGTTGGGTATGATGATGATGGTAATGAAATAACACAGAAAGGTATTTACCGTATCCCTGATATAGAACTTCTTGATGAGATCATAGCCTTCGGCCCTGGGGCCAACACCGACCGTATCATAGCCTTCGGCCACGCTCTTCTTCTGGCTAAGTATTATGATGATATGGGTTATATGCCTGAAAGTACGACTCAGAAGGAGAATCAAAAGAAGAGAGAGCGCAAGAAGATGGAACAGGTCAAAGGATTTACGGTAAGAAGACATAACCCTTACAAAATGAGATAGGTAGAACAATTTACCTATCTTTGTGAAAAAACATATAGCTCATGGAGTATTTTAACAGAGATCAGGCTTTTCCGGCCAGAGGAGTATTTTCAGGGTTGCCGGTGCAGGCTATACCTACCAAGAGAAAAACCAAGGAGTGGTTTAAAGCCACTATGGATTCTCTTGAATTGATTGGTTTGAAGCAGCTTGATGAGAACCAAAAGTTCAAGGATTTTTATAGGATGATGGAAGGCAAGCTGTCATTTATGGAACTGAAAGATGTAATTCCTTATCTTAAGGATGTTCAGTCTATAAGGGACAATGTAAATATTCCATCATTCTTACGTCATTATGATATAATAGGTACGATCGTAAACGCTTTTGTAGGATGGTTGGGCAATCTTTCTGACAAGTATAATGTAGTTGGATTGGACGAATCTGAAGTGAATCAGTATTCTGCCACGAAGGAAAATCTTCTTTATAATTACATTAGAGAGGAATTGGACAGAAGGGTTAGGCAAGAGTTATTAAATAGAGGATTGGATCCGGATTATAATAATTTTGCCAGCGAAGAAGAAAAGCAGGCTTATGCTCAACAGATACAAGAGGTGAAAGCATCTATGACCCCTCCTGAGATAGAGAATTTCATGAATACAAAATGGAAGACTGCCGAGGTTATATGGGGTTCTCATACGCTTGAAGCGGACAGGGGGCGCTTTTACATGGATGAGATAGATACCGAGAATTTCATTGACTATCTCCTTACCGGTCGTTGCTTTAGAAACTATCATGTAGGATACGACTATTATAAGCCTGAGAGGTGGTCTCCGTTGAATACATTTTACTCTAAGACATTAGATAGCAAGTATCCGCAGTACGGTGATTATATTGGTCGTGTTCATTATTATACTGCCAATGATATTATAGTAAGGTGGGGGCATCTTCTTACGGCGAAAGATAAGCAGAAGCTTATAGGGGGTGCTGATAATTTCAATGGTACTTATCATAATGGTGATAATGGGAGCTATGTAAGTTTATCCAAATTGGCGAGTGTAGGGATGTTATATCAGAATAAGGTAATACCTTGGAAAGGATATAATGATTATGCCTCTATAAAAGCTTATGAAGATTATTACGGTATTCCAGCCGGCACATATACCGGATACGATAGTAATGGCAACGAATATCACAGAACCAGATTCATGCCAAATTTAGAGCATGGTAATTACTATAACCGTGCCCAGAGTTTGAGCGACGAGCATGTTCGTAGTGATTTGTATCAGGTAACTGAATCATATTGGGTATCCCCAGCTCAGGTGTATGTAATTACCTACCAAACTGAAACCGGATTAGTAACTACCGAAATGGTAACCGACGAGCTTCTTCAGGACTTTTTACAGGAAAATGGTATTAAGAAAATTACCAGGACCATGAGTAAGGGAATGGAGAACCCGGAGATTAATACCTATTTCGTAGATTACGTTCCACAGGTAAGGTACGGGGTTAAGATCAGTGGCGGGGCTCTCGCTCAGGATAACCTGTATCTGGATGGAGAACCTATCGATCACCAGATAAAAGGGGATAGTAACATCTATGACTTTGTTCTACCCGTTGCCGGATATATCGGTACTTCTATGGCCAACAGGATTCAGCCATATCAAATATTTTATAATTTCTCCATAAATCAGATAAACAATATTCTTGAAAAGGAGATCGGTAAATTCTTCTTAGGGGATATAAATCTGGTTCCAAGTGAATACAAGGATTTGGGTGAAGATGTGGCTGATATATGGGCTAACCTTCTTGATGTGGCTAAGTCTGTAGGAGCTCTGACATTAGATACCTCATCTCAAAACACGAAAGGCGGTGTTCCTTTCAACCAGTTTGCCGTCTATGATTTGTCGCAGACAGAGCAGCTTAAAACAAGAATGGAGCTTGCTGAATGGTCAAGGATGAAGTGTTTTGAAATGGTTGGCATCACGCCTCAAGTAATTAACGGTCCCAACAGGTATGAGACTGCCACCGGGGTCCAGCAGGGCGTTACAGCATCTATGTTACAAACACAGATATACTTTGATAACTTCGGTTACTTCAAGAAACGCGCTTTGGATCTTCATCTGGCTGTCGCTCAACAATGCCAGGAAGAAGGAAAGGATATTTCTGTAATGTACACAAAAAGTGACCTTACCAGAGCGTTTTTATCTATAGGAACCGACGGTCTTAGCCTAAGGCATCTTGGTGTTCAAGCTTTATCCAACTCGAAGAAAAGGGATGAGCTTGAAAAGTTCAAGACCTTTATGTTGCAGCTAAATACGGCCGGAGGAGACATTTACGATCTTGCATCTATCTTCACATCAGATTCTATGGTGGAACTTATACAGAATGCAAGGAATACTCGCGCATACAACGAGCGTCAGATGCAGCAGCAACAACAGAATCAGATGCAGCTTAACCAGCAACAGATACAAGCTGAAGCTGCTGAGAAGGATAAGCAACGTCAGCATGAACTTGCTTTAGAAGACAAGAAAGGTCAATACAGGATACTTCAAGAGAAGATCCAGGCGGCAGGCAGGGCGGCAGACGCCAAGAGCGACGCCACCTCCCTCAACTTCCTGGCTTCTGTTTCAGATCAGACCGTAAGGCAAGCTGATATAGAAAGCAAGGAAAGGATAGAGGATAAGAAGATCGAAAACGATTCCAAACTTCATGATGATGAAATGAGAATGAAAATGGAAGAGTTAAAATTAAAATCCAAAGAGCTTGCTCAACGAGCGAGGGAAGACGCCACTAAAAGGTATGTAGCCGGAATCAATAAGAATTAAGGATTAAATATCCCCAAATTTCATTAGAAAATCTCTAATAAAATTTGGGGATATTTAATTTTTAGTGAAGATTAAACACTTATAGGTTTTTTATCTGAAATATAGGTATTTAAATATTTTTGTAGTATGGGAAAATTAGAAAAAAATGGAATAGTAGAATTGGACGATATTTTTAGTATCGGTCCGATTGATGATGTTTATAATAGGGAAGAAGATATTCTGCCTATTAATGGTAATGAACCGGCTAAAAAAGATGAGAAGCCTGTAGAAGAAGGTTCTCAAATTAAAGAAGAGCTGGTTATTGATCCTACTCCTGATCCTAAAGAGGATAAAAAAGGAGAAGAGAATGTAGTTGACGTTAATCAGGATCAGGTAGAGACCCCGGTTGTCAATTACAGAAAAGTATTGGATGCCCTTTCTTCAAGGGGAATCATTCCCGATTTGAAAGATGTGGTGTTTAGCGGTGAAAATGGTGAAGAGATTACTATCAATGATCTTGATTTTAGTAAAGAAGATTCGTTGTGTGACATACTATCTACAGTCCTTGAAAGCCAGAAAGAGGACATTGTTAAGGATAAGATAGATGTTACCTCTGTTTCTGATATTACTAAGAAGCTTATCCAGGCTGATAAGGCCGGCGCTAATATCGTTGATATTCTTAAGCAATATGATACGAATGTCGCTCCGATAGAAAAGCTTGACATTGAAAACAAAGCAGATCAGATAAAGATCGTTCGCCATTATGTTGATCTTCTTGGGTTGCCTAAAGATGAAGCTGATGAGTTTTTCAAAGGCATTATCAATAAAGGAGAAGAGTATGTTGAAGCAAAGGCTATAAAGTACAAGGCTGAGCTTGATAAGAGAATGGATGATATTATCCAGCAACGTACTAAAGAGGCTGCCGAAAAGAAGGCGAAGGATGCAGAAGATTTTAGAAGGTATAAGAAAGACCTTAAGTCTTCTATCCAGGAAAAGTATCAGCTAAATGACACTATGGTATCTAAAGCTCTTGATTTTGCCCTAAAACCTTCTGAATCGAATCCCGGAATTACCAAAGCATTTAATAGGGTAAGGGAGATGATGATGAATCCGGAAGAAGCACCAGATTTGATTATGTTTCTTATGAACCCAGGAGAGTTCATAAAACAGAAGTCGAATCAAGCTGTAGTTGATGAGAAGAAAAAAATTTATAAGCTCATCAGCCATACAAATAAAGACAAGAGGGTGGCTCCGGTAGATGATAAAGGTGATCAAGTTCAAGGTGTGAAGTTCGATGAAATCAGTATAGATTAAAAATTAAAACATTTTTTCGTTCATGGCTAATGTACTTTTAACAAAAAATTTCCCGGCCACCATGAATGGTGACACGGTGATTGGATATACCGACGCTAAAGTCGTTAAGCAAAGTATCGTAGAACACGATCTTAGCTCTTTAGAAGATTGGTACTACGAAGATCCGGATAAGAACCATCTGGGTATGCTTGAGTTGTTTTCTAACATTACAAACTATCCTCTGCCTATGTATATGGGTATGATCAAACAGGATGCTACTATTACCGTAAATGGTATCAATGGTTCATTCCGTTATGATCTTCCGGTATCAGAAACGTATGAGGTGGTTACAGTAGAAGACACGTCTTTGAAATATGCAAAACCTGGTATTGATGAAAGCTTCTTCGAAATTGTGTTGAATGCACAATTTAAACAAGGAGATGTTATTACTTACGATGTGATTAACGGTTGCCAGGCTCTTATCTCTACAGAGCGTCCTCCGAAACAAGAAGGTGAAAACTGGAGATACTGGTGTAAGTTGTGGGGCCGTTCTCGTGCTAAATACTTCCCGAAAGACATGCTTCGTGCCGGTATTAAATACTGGAAGGTAACAAACGTTCTTGGTGAGTTCTCTACTCAGTTCTCTGGTGTAGGAGGTGCTTCTAAGGCCGGTTCTATGACTTGTGAATTTACGCTTGGTGGACACCGTGGTGTTGAAGGTGAAACGACTATGTACGCAGGTATTAAGTCTTTGGCTTATGCGGATGAACGTACACAGAATTTCATCGACAAGGCTTACCAGAAAGTTCGTCAGCTTTCTGAAATCAGAGGAGGTGATGCAAGTTATGCTATCATCGGTTCTCGTCTTGGTGATGGAAGCATTGATATGCGTACGGCTCGTGTAGCCAATACAGTATCTCTGTTCTGTTTGGCTGAGTTGGCTAAGATGGAAGCATACGAACTTATGTTCATGCGCGGAGGTAGAGTAAAGGGCCATAATGGTGTTTTAATGAAAAACGAAGGTCTGTATCACCAACTGCGCCGTGGTTTCGTTATTTCCTACGCTCGTCCGGGTGGTATCAAGCGTGAACACTTCCTGGCTGCTGCTGACTATATTTTCCGTGGCCGTAGCGATATGCCGATTGAAAATCGTGTAATGAAATTCAAGGTAGGTGCTATGGCTTACAAGAACATCGTTGAAATCTTCCGTGATGAGTTCTTCTCTCAATTAGGCGCCTTAGCTCCGCTTATGGGTACAGAACGTATCATCAATAACCCGGTAACAGGATCAAACGATGCTCTTGAATTAGGACCTGTAAAGATCAAGGGTGTTACTATTCCGGGTATTGGTAAGGTCATTGTAGAACACGAACCTTCTTTGGATTACGTTGATATGGTAGATAGAAGCCAGTTGGTAGACGGTATGACTCCTATCACATCATATTCATGTATCATGGAAGATTTGACCGCTCCTGAATATTCCAATGCATTTGCCGGCATTCCTGCTTCAGCCGAAGCTCGTATTGGTAATATCAACAGCAACGTATTCTACGTTAAGCCTGATATCGGTTCTATGTGGTGGGGTTACGAACAAGGTAGATGGTCGTCCAGAGTATCGGCTCAAGAAATTGTATCCAGCCATCCTCGTATGTCAGAACAATTCTGGTGCCACTCTGTATCGGCTTGTTGGGTAAAAGATACCAGCCGGTTCGTAACAATTGAATTGTTACCGAGTTCTTTGTGATCATAACTTTTAGTATTAACTTGCGGTCGGCTTTAAAACCGGCCGCAAATTTTGTTTTCATAGGATATATAAAAAGATGGGAAAAAAGATTTTTGAAGAAAGCCATGAGTCTAAGAAACTGCTGGCTACCGTAGGAGGAATGAAGATATATTCCGACTCTATTTATGTTATAACAGGTAAGATGGATGAAGAAGCTCCTTCCGGATATCAGGAAAGAGGCATTTCCAAGACTCCTTTCCCTGGTAACAAGACAGTATCTTGTTGTGGATGGGATAAGGATCTTAGGGTGTATGATACCGGTTTCTTCATCAATTCAGCATGTTATAAAGGTTACTCACTTGAAGACAAGAAGAATGAAATGGATATGCGTATTAAGAATATTCGGTATCCGTTTGAAGAAACTGTCAATGAGGACCTGGATCAAAAGAACTTCGATTTCTGGGATTCTTACAGAATTGACTTGTATGATGGTCGTCTGTTCTACACTAATGACGTTCGTGATTTATTTGAGCTGTATATAGCTATTTTATCCAAGTCTCTTACTCCTAAAGAGGAAGACGGTAATCCGATGTATGTCGAATCTTATTATTGTGTAGAAGACAAGACTACGGCCGTAGATATCAGGAAACAACGTCAGATTGACAAGGCCGATATTTTATACGAATTTATGAACAAGCTGAAAGGATCCGAGGCTGAAAGGAAAAGCATCTACGATCTGCTTTTGTATCTTGACATCATATATAGCGTAGAGCTTGATCAGAGCATGGTTCAATACATATTCACTAATTGGATTGATGCCAAGAATACGAACGTTGATATGTATAAAGAAGCAAGCTCAAGGTTCTTATCTGACGACGAATCTTCTGAGGGAATGCAGGTGATCAAATTCCATCGTATGATCAAGGAAATGATCGAAGGGCTGGCTGTCACTGTCAACACCGACGGACTGTATCTGAATGGCGAGCTCCTGGGCGCCGACGCCATCTCTGCATCTATGGCTCTTGCTTCCAATAAGTCGATGTTAGAAACCAAGTCACGTGTTCTGGAAGCGTATAATGCTTTAAAGAACAAGCATAAAAAAATAGAAGGCGCTAAGTCTGACAAGAAGAAAAAGAAAGACGAAAAAGGTTTTGATGTTGATCAATACGCTGATAAAAAGGAATAATTTATGAAAATCGTTGATTGTTATCTTCGGGCCCTACAGAAGGCTGAAGAAAACATGACCAACGGTGGTATAAAACTCGACAAGGCACGTTTTGTTCAGCTTTTTAATGACGAACAAAACCGCCTTGTTCGTTATATCCTTGATAAGAAAAACGAAGAGGATATACGTTATATACAAAAGTTGGTTGTGTACTCAAAAGAACTTGATAAAAAAGAAGATAAAGATAATCCGGAAAGTACTTTGTTTTCATTGCCTTCTGATTTCTTTTCTTTTTCAAACATATCAGGCGTATTTACCAAAGGTGAATGCACGGTCACTGATTTTACCATGTGGGAGGCTAAGAACGAAAACCCGCATGAGCTTCTTGCCGACTTTTTTAACAAACCTGATTTTGATTTTAGGGAAACATTCTATACAATAGGCGAAGATTCGGTAAGGGTGTATAAATCTGGTTTTGATGTAGACACCGTTTACCTTACATATTACCGCTATCCGAAGGAAGTTGACATCGAAGGATATATTAAATCAGATGGTTCTAATTCAACCGATATAGATCCTGAATTAGATGATAAATTAATTGATATTATCCTTAACATGATTGAAAAACAATTTGCTTTGAATGAAAGCGAATACGGACGTTATCAAATAGATTCAAACAACGTCCAATCTCCTTTGTAGCAGAAGAAAGGCATATCCTAAATTAAAGATTATCAAAAAGCATTAAGAATTAATTAATTCATAATGCTTTTTGTTGCTTATATGACTATCACTATTTTTGAGACAGATAACAGAATATTAATTTTTAAAATATTATAAGGCTATGGCTATCCATAAACCGTATGACAGACACATTATCTGTCCTCCGCACGCTAAGTTGGCGGACGTAGATTCTTTGTTGCTTCAAGAAGGTCAGATCGCTATCTATGATTTGGATGGTGAGCAGACTAAAGATGGTTTGAAAGCGTTGAAAGACTTGAAAGGATATCGTAAGGACGAACAACGTTTCCAGATCAGAATCGGACGTAATGAGATGGTGAACGACCGTGTATCTGATGATAAATCATTCTCTACACCTACGTTTGCTATTGATGAAATTATAGAAGTGTACGCTTCTGCTCCGAAGAGCAAAGAAATTAAAGTAGATGAGGTTATTTTCGGTTATAACGGAATTGACGACAGTACCGCTATTACAGCAAGAAAAGGTGATCGTATCCCTATCCATATTAAGTTGACAGGCCGTTTGTTCGAGCTTCGTGGTTATCCGATGGGTGAGGTGAATATCGATGATTACATCATTTTCGAAAACTGTCCGGGTCGTGAGGATATGTGCTCAGAATGTGATCCTTGCGAAGATGTTGATATTTTGGCTGCTATTTTGAAAACAATCGAACGTATCAAGAATCAGCCGATTGCAGGTGGTGGCAAGGTAGGTGATTTTGTAGAAATCCATCCTATCCATTCTTGCAATGAACTGGAAAAAACTCCGGTGGAAACCGACATGAATTTCTATTGCATGGAAATGTGTGATACCGGTGATGCTTATGCCCTGGCTCAGCTTAAGGCTGCTTATCCTGGTTTGGATATCAAGAGAGTCGGACGTCATCTTTCTACATCTAAATATCAGGTGATGAAAGAAGGTGGTAAGCCTTCTGATTATACTCAAAAGCTGTCTTCTATCATGAAAGGATGCGAAGAGTGCCCTGATGGATATACTAAGGTAGACGGAGGTTTGATTTATGCCGTAACGTTAGAGGATGATGGGGTTGATCAGTCTACTGTAGTAGAAAGCATTAAGAATGCCGTTAGTAGCACTGCCGAGAAAACAGCAGCCCAAGATGGCGGCGTAGGTATGTACACTGTGGCCGTAAGCAAGAAACTGACGAAGGCTGATATCGATGCATTTGTAGAAACTAATCCGACTGCTACAGTAACGTTCGTTGCTAAAACAGCAGATATGTGTAGCAATCCTGCTGTTACTACCGTTAGCTGGGAAGCATGTGGTTCTTGTAAGATTTCGAAAGAAGCTTATGAAATCACGTTGCCGGACGATGAATGTGGTAACAGTGCTAAAGAAGAATTGCAGGCAGCATTCCCGTATCTGACAATCGAAGATTACGGTACACCTGGTGGATGTCAACACAAATTCAAAACAACGGTCGTTACTAACATGGTTTGCGACGAATGCGATAAAATCTTCAAAGACTTCTTCGTATCTAAAGCTCCCGAATCTTATCGTGGACGTAACTGGAAACGTTTGGGTGCCGTAGCAGGAGATCAGTCCATTATCGCCGATCCGCTTCCTAAGAACTGCAAATGCGGTATCTTGTTCCGTGGTATTGACTACATGATTTCTCCGTCTGACTGTTTGATTGACCGTCTGACATTCCAAGAAGGATCTGTTCGTATTGCTGTAAATGGCGGTTATCCGGATGAACAGCGAGAGGCTATCAGCACGTACTTTAACCCGATCCATACCGAATACAAACAGCACTGGGCTCCGCGTACTCACCTCGGCGCTGAATTGCTGGATAAGGAACGCGAACAACGTATGTTCTTCGATTTCCGTAAGACTCACCAAGAACTTATGGAACGGATGTTTACCAACGAAGAAACCCGCTTAGACCTGTTGGCTCCGTATGCTGATTATTCAGTAACGTTGAAGCCGGCACGTTATTCTAACGGCTTCGGTAGGGTAATTGATGATCATATTACAGTACACTTCCATGTACCGTATGGCGCTCACGAAGGTATTCAAGACCTTATGGACTTGTTAGCTGCTTCGGCAAATATCAAGCCCTGCAAGATTTGATTTTCCTTTTTTCTATATATCCCAAGGGGGAGGAGGCTGGTCCTCCACCCCCTTTTTTGTAATAAAACAATTTGAAATAAGTTAGTTTCATATGAATGGCGTGGATTTTTTATCCGGTGCCTTTGGTAGGGGCATTGATAAAATAACCAACATAGTTGGAAAATGGGGTTCCTCCCAACCGGTAGATGACAGCAAATCCGGTATAAAAATAGGGGACAAAATCTACCAAGTGGTTGTGTCCTTAAATGGCTGTTATTGGTATCTTGACGAAGAAGGCAAGAAGCATCCTGTTTCTGGTATTCCGGCCACAACCGAATGGGAGTGGATTAACATAGCTGAGAAGGTTATCAAAGATTTCAAAACCTGTTACCGTACACCTGGCGGAAAGGTTGAAGTATGGAGTTGGTATCTTCTTAACGATCAGATGGATGTTCTTAAAGAAACCCATAGAATTACCGACAGTACCGATATGGATAATCCGGTAGGTAAAGTTCTTACTAAAATACCGGACGAGTGGGTTATGATCGACTGCGATCTTCCTGATATGACAGAACGCGACATTACGTTCGTCAACAGATGTTATAAGACTCCGGATGGTAAGGTTGAAATAGAAGGATTGGAGGCCATAGATGATAAGATAAATATCAGGGAATCTATTTATACCGTTATTCAATCGACGGACGATAATTTCCCTGCCGGCCATGTTTTTAAACTAATTCCAGAGAATTGGGTTCGAATGGTTTGTGACTTTCCTGACATGACAGAACGAGATGTAACTTACGTTCTTGAATGTTACACTACTAAAAAAGGAAAAGTTCAAGTAGAAGGTTTGGTAGCCATAGATAATATTCTTGGGACCAGGGAAGAGGTTTACACCGTCCTTCAGTCAACTGATCCTGATATTAAGGTAGGAACCGTGCTGGATTCCATTCCCGAAGATTGGGTGAGGATGGTCTGCGATTTTCCTGACATGACGGACAGGGAAATTGTTGAAGTGGACGAATGTTATAAGACTGATGGTGGCAAGGTCAATATAAAAGGCTATCAAGCTATTGATGCCGTTCTTGGTGTAAGGGAACAGTATTATTATATTGTTAAGACAACGGATGCCGCCTATCCTCAGTGGATGAGAATAGATAAGATACCTAACGAATGGACGAAAACCGAATGCGATTTCCCTGATCTTACGGAAAGACATATTATGTCCGTAGATGAATGTTATACTACTCCTGGTGGTAAAATACATCTTGGTGGATACAGGTCGGTAGATAGCATAATAGGTGTCCGGGACGAGTATCTTATTGTTTTAGAAACTACCGACCCTGATATACAAAGAAGCGCCACATTCAGCAAAATACAAGAAGGATGGCAGCGTATTGTTTGTGATTTCCCTGATGCTACTACATCCGACACAGAAATAGTAGAAAACTGTTATAAGACGGAAAAGGGCAAGGTTCAGATCCGGACATACATGACAATGGACGGATACGGAAATACAAGGGAATTGAGACATATGGTTCTTAAAACAACCGACCCTGATTACAATATCGGATCCAATATCGATCAGATACCGGTAGGGTGGTTAAGTATCGAGTGTGATTTTGCGTCTGCTACACAGCGCCATATAAGACAGGTCAAAAACTGCTACGTTTCTGATGCAGGGAGCATCTACGTTGAGGGAGAAATCGTTTACGACAATGACCTTGACGTGGACAAGATGGCGCTGACGGTCATGGAAAGCACTGACCCGGCGATCGCCGTAGGGACGGAGCTGGCTGCCATTCCCTCTGGCTACGTGAGAACAGTTTGTAGATGTAATTGTTGCAACCACTAAATCTTATTGTCATGAGCTGTAACGAATATTTTTTAGTAACACTGGAGTCTAAATCGACTCCAGTTCGTCATAAATACACGAATTTAACAGACGAATGGTATGGTCCTGATGGTGTTAAGTACGAAGATCCTGATACGATAGCCAAAATCGAAGAACAAGCTACAGATAAGAATCGTATAGGGGATAACACTTTATATCAGAAACTTATTGAAATACATTCTCAAGGAGAGTCAATAAAATCGGACATCGGAGATATAGGTTCGGTATTGGATTACATAAACGGGGAGGAAGTGTGATGGGAACCATATCAGATAAGTTAATGAGGATTATAAATACCAAAGAGGATATAAGGCAAGCCCTTATATCCAAAGGGTATGATGTACCTACTTCCATACCTTTTAAAGAGTATGCTAAAATGATATCGGACTTACCATGTAGAGTGGATTCTTTTCCTGATATAGAAGGAATTGTAGCTCGTTATTCAGCATTAGGTCTTACTAATGAACAGATGGCTGCCAATCCTGTATGGGTTGATAAAACGGGTAACGGACACGATATACAGTTGAAAAACTTCTCTTGGAAGGGAATGTCAGGGGTTGGGGGATATGTTCAGGATTTTAATGATTTTAGAAATGATGCTACTGTAGATAAAATAAGAATTGATGAGCAGGGTAGCAATTCTATTAAAGTAACCATTTTAACTACAGGAATTGGTAATGCTATTTATATACTAAAGAATATTTACCAATTTAATAAATCTTATTTCATAAAAATATCAAGTGAAGGATACGATGAAGGTGATATGGCTTTATCATTTTATGCGCCTTCTACATCAACAGCAACAACAGTAACGGTATCATTAAACCCTAATGGCGTCACTGAAATTCCTGCAATAAAAGAAGATGATTTTTTAGCTGTTTATATTAATGTTAGCGGCAAAGTAGGTTCGTTTACCGTTGAGCAACTACCTCTCTACCCCGGTGCACTCGTCTTTGACGGAGTAGACGATTATGGTGTTTGTGAGAATTTTCCTATTTTGACTAAGGAAAAGGGATATACGGTTGTAGCGTTGAGACAGTGGATTACAAGGGGTGAAATAGCCCAAGGATTAGTATCTAATGTAAAGAATTGGCTCAAGGATGGTGCCTTCTTGTTAGAATATAGAAATATACAAGCCGATCATCTTAATAAGCCTATATCTTTTGGAGCAATAGGGAGTGAAATGGATTTACCACACATCCTTACTTATCAGACATCTAAAAGTTGTAATGGTGTTTCGATTACAACTGGTAATTTTGAGGGAACAGATGTGCTACATGTTGGGAAATTAGCTCCAACTAATGTAGGAACTTGTATTAACGCTGCTATCTGGGAACTTGTATTTCTCGATCACGATGCCACCGAAGAAGAACTGACCAAGATCAAAGACTACTTCGTCAAAACCTATCCCTGGCTCTTCCCCTACCAGGCATGGACAGTGGTAGGCAAAACCAACGAGGACGAAGATCGTGCTACTATTGCCAACATTACGGGCAATGGTAATAATCTTGTGCTGTCGAATTTTGGGTTTGCAGAAGGGAGTGGGTATGGGTTGTATTATCAATATTTTGGTGAGAAATTTGCAACAACTAATGGGGAAATAGAAGACGGGGGATGGAATAAGATTGATAACTATAATATTTCTCATAATAAACGAATACCTATTAATTCTATTGGTAAGTGTTATTGGAGTAATGAAGTATTCGCAAATGGTATTAAATTACGGTTTAAACTTACTGGCATGACAGAAGGTGATGTTCTTGCTTTTGGTTACGCTGGTACTTATGATCTCACATATACATCCGATGGAATCTATGTCATAGATTTACCCCCTGTTGATAAGACATATGGGTTTTCATTACAATCTTCTTTAACAGAAAATCTTCCAACTACCCCAGTTACCATAAAACTCTTACCATTTGAATACGAAGGCTATCTGGTTACTGATGGGGTGGATGATAAAGTCGCATCAGTCAATGCTGTTACATTAAATAAAGATTTTACTGTTGTTGGAGAATGGAGATTTAAAGAAACAGAGATAAGATCTAATTGTGGAATTGTAGTAGAAAGAGTGTTATTCGTATATAATATTCCAACAGGCATCCGTATATACATTCATGAAGTTGGAGGAAACTTTACTGAATTGCAAAATATTAAATCTCTTAAAGCTATTTGTTCTAATGGGATTGTGTATGATGAAAATTGGAATCCAATAAGTGTTAAAGTGGGTTCTTTAGAAGAATACAGTAATAAGCTATTATTAGGATATCTGAGTAATTTATTTACCCAAATAGCTTTCAAAAATATGAGTATTTATAGTAACCAGCTCCTCTCCAAAGAAGACTGTATCAAAGCATATAACTATTTACAAACCCTAAAATCAAAGTAATATGAAATTCATTATCATACCAAAAGAAGTATATGATTCCGTATCTGAAGAAAAGAGACGTGAATTAGGAATAGACAGCCCAAGAGCGAGCGTAGACGGTTCTAAGGTTATTTTACATATAGATCATTATGACCTTCTATTTAAGTCTTTAGACATGCAGGCTGATGACGATCCTCAATACCCGTATCCGGTATATGACAGCTCTTCTTCTGAGTTTGAATCTATTCTTTCATCTAAAGAATGGGTGTCTGATGTTAATGACGAGCGTCTTTGATCTTGTTATGGTTGGGACAATTGTTATATTTGTGGAAAGTTGAATAATTAAAGCGTGTGGTAGCGTTATCTACCATATAATCATCATGTTTCAGATAATAATCGGATGCGTTTTGGCTAATATCCTTACGATAGCAATCATCGGTTTAGCCCTGTATTTAGTGTATCGTAAAAACGAAGACCATTTAAAGGCTTTGGATTCTAAGATTGATCAGAAGGTTGAGGACGTAAAAAACAAGGTTGGCGCGGTGATGGACATCGTAGACCAGATCAAGAAGTTGTTGGACAAAATCAATAAAAAATAAAAAATGGCAGAAGTAGGTTATAACAGTAAATTCGAAGGTCTGGAGGTTGATTCCAGACTTGAGAATGTGGTGCAGGCCGCTCCTGGGACGGGCTCGGAGTCGGGCAAAGGAGGCCTTATCCCGGCTCCCCCTGCCGGAAGTCAAGACGGTAGCAAGACTCTTCTTAGTAATATGACATGGGGAGATCATGTAACAAAACAGTACATAGATGATGCTGTTTCGGCGGCAGGGTGGAAGAAACAGATTGTTAGCAAACTTCCTACTGTTGAAGAAGCGAAGGATAATGTCATGTATCTTGTAAAAGACGATGTGGCATCTACAGAAACTAAAAACGTGTATAACGAATATATTTTGGTTACTGAAGACGGTGGAACTAAGGTACTTGAATCGCTTGGTATGGTAAGTACAGGAGTAGATTCGAATTATCTTGATCTATCTATGTTTTCAGGTAATTCAGGAACACTTGATGAAGCTTCGTTTGGGAAGGTCCTGGATGCTTACAATAATAAAATTACGTTAGGAAAGTTAGGTAGTAATTATTATTCTTTGGATTATTTTTTAGAGGGTAGGGATTTTGAAGGTATTTTTGAATTAAAGATTGTACTTGTTTCATTTTCAGATGCCAATACTGGAGAAGGCGTATCTGAATCTGATATAGAGATTCAGGTAGGAACATATACTGTTACTCAAGATAAGACATATAAGGTTATGAATAATATGGTTACGTTGTCTAATACCATATTGTCTTATTTGAAGTTTATGGCTACGACTCCTAAGGTTGTTACAACATTGGCAAATTTACCAAAAGGTGCTCATAATATCATAGCCAACGTCGCTTCTGCTACGAATCTGTCTATGACCGTATCTTCTGAGTATGTTGGGAGGGAATGGCAGGTGCGGGTCAACAACACCACCGGCACAGACATCACGCAGCCGCTTCCTACTTCTGGCCAGTTCCAGAGCATGTCAGGTGACAGTGTTACGATACCGGCCAATAGTTTTATAGAATTAAGTATCTGGTATATCAATGATAAGTTGGTTATCAGAGTGGGTGAACAAGCTTAATAGAAAGGATAGAGTATGCTTTATGTAAATAAAAACGTAAAAGGTTTTTACTGGGAAGGATACGAGTTGGACTCCTCTTCTTACGAAGTAGGGTATTCTTACCAAGATTTCTTAGATGGTAAATGGGTTCAACTTGACTCCGATCAAGAAAAATTCCATCAAGACAATCCTGATGCGAGTGTGAAAGAAGTTATTGCCATGCAGCTTGACCCGGAACCTCCTGGACCAACTGAAGAGGAGTTGCTTGCCAAGGCTAAAGACAGGAAGGTTTCTGAAGCCAGAGAATATGCTTATTCTGATGCTGTTCGTTCTTATAGTCTGGATGGTAAACAGATATGGTATAACAGTGGCATGAGGCAGAGGGTTAAAGACGATATTGATGTAGCAAAAGGAAGTGGGATATATACTGTATCTGTAGCAGATTCAGAATACGAACTTGACATAGCTAATACGGCAATGAATGAAATGCACGTATATGAATCTGAGTGCAACGATCGTACTGCTGCCATAGAAAAGGAAATAGCTTCTAAAACCAACAGGAGTGAAGTTGAGTCTATGAAAGTAGATGAAGGCTATCCTGAGAAGTTGGTAAGGACAAAGGATCAGATCATAGAAAAAAATAAGATCCTTGAAGCCAATGATCCGGAGAAGGCTACAGCTATGTATATGGGGGCGATGATCAACACGCCGGCTATGCTGGAAAATACCGACCAGAATCTTGCTCTTAAGATAAAGGGGCTGTACCCTATTTGGGATAAGGATGGAGTTTACGGCGACAAAGGTCTTCCTATGGGTACGGCTGTTGTAAAAGGGCAGCGTTTCCGTAGCAAGAACAAACCTTCGGATTTGGATTGGACCCTGTTTGAAGTAAGACAAAATCACAATCTCCAAGCCGATTGGGTTCCTGGTCAGGGAGGTGGAACCGAAAGTTTGTATATGGTTGTTCAGGAAAAACATTCAGGTACGATAGACGATCCTATTCCTTGGGTATATAATTCTATTTTAGAGAATGGAAAGTATTACATTGACAGAGAAATTAAGTATCTTTGCATAAGAGATTCAGGCATCCCTTTGGCTTACGAGAATCTTGCTGATCTTGTATCAGCCGGATATGTAAGGGTTGTTTAGGTCGTGATTTGTTGTTAATGTTATGGATAACCCCTGTATATTTATTTATGCAGGGGTTTTTCTTTAATCCAATACCTACTTATTTTCATATTCGGTAAGGTTCTGATTATCTTTGTGAAAAAGGTTAAGTTATGGAAAGAAAAGATATTATAAAAGAATTGAGTCAGTATTTTAGTATTGTTGAATTAGTTGGTCCTAAAGAATACGGTAGAGATAAAGATCTTTGTTGGAGGTATTTAAGAACTGAATTGCTTCACACGATACTGGTTTTAAGGAAAGACATTTTGAAAACTCCGATGACGGTCAATACATGGAAGTCAGGTGGAAGGTTTGATGAGCGTGGGTTTAGGAACAATATCTCGGATATAGTAAAATCAAAGACCGTATCAGGGTCGTTGTATATCAGTCCTCATATGCTTGGAGCAGCCATCGATTTCGATGCCAAGGGCATGACGGCAGAAGAGACAAGGAATAAAATAATTCAGTCGCAGGATTTACTTCCTTGTCCCATTAGATTAGAATCAGGTACCAATTGGGTCCATATTGACGTATATGACTCTCTTGGAAGTAGCAAGAAAGTAACTATGTTCTAATATGGCTTATCGTTTTGTAGGAAGGATGAATTTAGAAAGTTTCTGGGCTTTTCTCATTTCCGGATTATCAGCGTTGTGGATGAATTTCCAGGAGATTCACCACCTTATATATTCTATATTGTTTATATTAGCTATAAATCTTTTGTTAGCTACTATAAAAAGTATCAAACACTGCCATATCCGAAGAAAGAGAAAGAGGCCTTTTAAGATATTGACATGCATAAGCGAAATGGGAGTTTTGAAAATCCTTCTTGAGTTCGCGGCCTGCTCTTTCGGGTTGTTTACCATATCCGGAATGGATCTTATTATGTCTATGGGAGGACATAAATCTCCAGAGTTTATAGATATGCTTCTTCAGTGGATTACGATATTCGCCTTAATATTATACGGTGGGATGGCATTCAAGCGCCTCGGTGACCTTGCACCTGATTTGATGATAGTAAAAGGCGTTAAGTATTTCTTTAGTAAAGTAAGTTGGTGGCAAAAAGTTCCATTCGGAGAAGAGCTTAAAGAAGGTATTAACAACGGTGATATACAAGAGCTTTTAGACGAAGATAAGGAGGGCAAAAGATGTGTTTGCAAAAAATGAGAGTCAGTCATGTGTTAGGAGTTCTTCTACTGTGTTTTATATCTTTCTTGTTTGGTAAAACATGCAAGAAGAAAGAAATAATACACGATATAGAAATAGATACGGTAATAGATACCATTATCCAACCTATTCCTGTTCCTCAGTATATAGTTGACGTAGGGGAGGTAGAAATACCTTTCCCTATGGATGCTATAGTTAAAAAAGATACGATAAAAGACACTGTTTATATCAATATACCAATACAGAGAAAAACGTATCAGACGGATGATTATAGAGCGGTAATAAGTGGATACCGACCAAATTTAGATACGATGACAATCTACCACAAAAGAGAAATAATATACGAAAAAAGTAGACGGTGGGGATTAGGAATCACCGCCGGATACGGATTGTCTAAAGATGGTTTTTCTCCTTGTTTGAGTATGGGTGTATTTTATAGAATATGGTGAGAAGCCACTGATGTAAGACGGACAAAGCCTGTCTTACGCCTATCCTGAAGTTCTATCCTACAACGGCAACCCCTACCCTGCAACCTACCCGGCCTGCCTCGTGCTGCGGCCTGAAGGGACCTGCTCTGCCGCCTGGGCTGTCCTGCGCTACGACACACTACAGCCTCGCCTGCCCTGCCCGCTTATCCACTGGCTACTTTACGGTCTTAAACAAAAGTTCATTCATACCTCACTCGCTTCGCTCGATTCGGCATAAATTCACTAACAACATATAGGGCAATACGCTCCTTCACCTCACTCCCTTCGGTCGATTCGGTTTCAGTCACTCCATATTATGAGGAATAAAGAATAAGGTCTTAAAAGTTAAAATAATATGAATAACAAATAATTAATTAAAACAAGATGAATAATAATTCAGGGAATGAAGAATAAAAGCGGGAACGATAAAATCGGGACTGTTTTTATTCAAGATAACTTGGTCCACCCTGATGCTCAGCGTGTTACGATCCGAGTATAGAAATACGGATACGTTTTGAGATATGGTATAGGTGCAAACAAAAAAACCTGCCCCCTATTTTCTCAAACGAAGGACAGGATAAAATATTTTTATCAAAATTTGGAGCAAGCAAACTGGTTTGCTATATTTGCCCAAAACGTAAATATAATATGAGCGTAAATATAATTGAAATAAAAGACGGGCGCAAGCTTCACGACAGACTTCTTAAGAAAGAGTCGGTCTCACCTTTAGAGGTTATACGCAATGAGTATAACCGTTTTAGCTATAATGTAGTGCGTAGACCGGAAGGTCAATGTTTAGGAAATTTAAGATATTTTAATCTTAATTATGATAGCAAAACAGGTTATTTCTTTAAAAAAGAGTTCAATTTAAGATATAGCAGTAATTTTGTAATCACCGACTATTGGAAAGATCGAGTGCGTTGTTTTATTGTTTGGAACTACGGATTTGGCCGTTATTTCCCGTATGCTGATTTTGTGGAGGCCATGGTGTACGATTATCTTATATACGGTCGTCGATCGGTTCCATATAGTATAAAGGTTCAGGAGACTGAGGGCAGGTGTGTTAGGTTTTATATAAATTCTGAGATATCTCACCTTAGAAAAGTAGGATACAAGGCTTATCGTGAGGAATTTAAGAAAGAGCATCCTGAATATTTCATAGATGAAAGTTGTCGAGTTTTTCGTTGTCTTGACATGTCATTAAAGAGAGAGGAGAAAATAGCGGCCTGTCATGCTCACAAGCGTGATCTTAGAACTCACATCATTGACTCTTTCATTGATAGGATTATGAAGAATCCCACAACGCTCCATTCTTGGTTTTCTGAATATGTGGATGGAGAAGGGAAAAATCGCACATGTTTTTCTGATAAAGCTGTTGAGTCGTTGAATAAAAGGTTGAAGAAGAATGGTTTGAATACGTTGAAGAACACAACCTTGTATCGACTATTCAGGAGTAGGGTTAAAGAAAGATTTGGTTGCAATATTAGGACCTTCTTTAATAATGTCCTAATGAGTGTATCTACTGAAGAGGTTATCACAAAAGCCATTAAGAAAATAAAAGGCAAGAACATGATGAGCTTGTACATTTTGGCATTGAAAAAGTACCGTAAGATATGCGAAGTGTATTATTCCGACGAAGATATATCCTTCGACGACATATTCCGGGAATACGGAGTAGATCTTCGAATGTGCGGGTAGGGTTCTTGCTCTCCATAACAATATACGTCAGTGTTGTGTTTTATCGCTTCATTTCTATATCTTTGTAGAAAAAGAGAAGGAAATGAATTACATTGATATTTTACCACAGATAAGGAATAATATTTTCTATATCAGGATAGTAATGACCGACTACGATGTAGAAAATCAGATGGTTATTAGAATAGTAGCCAGAAGAAATGACGGTCTGTACAAGACGGAGGTAGTGCAGTATCCAAATGAAGGAACTGATTATAACGGGGAAATCATTGTTCCTATGTTTGGTATGGCTAAGTCGTTGGTGGCCCAAATAGTAGGAGTCAAGATAAATGGTACCGAGGTACGTGTTAATAGTACTGAAGTAGAGGGAGCTGATATAACAGCCAGATACGATGATTCCCTTACCAGAATGGGATGGGAAGAGAGTATGAACAACATTCATCTTGATTTTGAGGTTATAAGCACCAACAACCCTAAAACGCTTCGTATAGCCGATCAGTCGGAATGGGGGATACTGGCAGACAGACCGGCTATTATAGAGATCGTACCACCTGAAGATGAGAATAAGTATGTTTATTATCTTGGTAAGAATCAGTTGAATGTATTCAACAGTAAGACCCTTGGCATAAATCCGGGTCGCGGAAATGATTTTGAAAACCTAAAAGATGGTATATACGATATTACCATAAAAGGCAGTCCTTCCTCTTATTCATTTAACAGAAAGTATTTAAAAACAGATCTGATCCGTCTTAACATAGATAAGATATGGGCCAGGTCAACTGTGTTATGTGATCATGAGGATGATGACGTTATTGACAAAATAAAAGAAATAGAGTTTCTGCTGGCTGCGGCTGAAGCCAATATGAGATTAGGGAATTTTGAAAACGTAAAACAATTATATGAAAAAGCATCTAAATTGATTTACGTTCTCAATAATTGTGAAAATTGTGGTTGTAAAATATAATCAATTAAATATCAATAAGTTATGGGATGCGGATGTGGAAGAAGCAACATTGCTTCTATTAATAAAAGTCGGGCTATAAAGCCTCAGTCGAATACGACACCTAAAGCTGATTCTAATGCGGCTTGTATTCAGAAATATGATGAACTTGCTGTGTTGGACAAGAAAATTATAGACCTTCATCGCAAGTTCAGGTTTGTAGGAGGTGTAAGTAAAAGGTATGCTGATATTCAAAAGCTGGTAAGAGGTTGGATCGTTAATTTGAAGAACGAGTGCCCGGATCCGGATGATCTTGCTACTTATTCTGAATACATAAATAAAGAATACGCCAGGTATTTTACCGTGAAATAATATGGCAGCTACCGGAAGTACACAGCAAATTCTTTTCCCTTCATCTTACTTATGTGAGTGCGCTGATCGTTTTATAGCATGTAAGGCTGATCAGTATCTACAATATCATAAGTATAAGGTAGGTATTAAGCCTGATATGGATATGGTTCTTAAAATAGATCGTATGAGAAGAATCGTATGTGAAGGGGAATGCGGGTTGTGCCCGGACGAGATTCAGAAATTCAAAGAAGAACTTAATAAGATCTTGTCATGAAAAAGATGTATTACAACAAAGAATACAGAAAAGCTTTCAAGAAATCGGACTGTCCGGAAGATCTTGGTTCTGAAGAAACGTTTATCGTTCATGAGGCTGAATTTTGTTCGGATATAAGCCAGGATGATGCAGATAGGAAAGCGGAAGAGTTTGCGGAGAAAGAAGGTCCGTTGTATGCTAATAAAGTAGGTGGCTGTTGCGAGGTATATTATAACACAAGACAGGAAGGTGATTTCTTTAAAAATGATTGTCCTGATGGTCAAAAACAAGAACAACCTACACATCATGTGATAGAGGCTGGGCGTGTATGGTCTAAGTTCAGTACCGAAATAGCCAACTACGAAGCTGCGAAGATTCTTGAGCAAGAAGGGCAGGCTGCCGCTAACGAATCTGGAGTATGTAAAACCGTTTATTACAACGAAGACCAACATGGTTGGTTTAGTAAGCGTTGTAAGGAAGGATGGAAGGCTCCTGAGAAATACAGGAGGATATACGCCGGTACCGTAACGTCTTTCATTAGTGTTGATGATGCCAATGAAAAGGCTAAGAAGATACTGGAAGAAGAGGGCATGAAATGGGTTAATGAAAATACCAAATGCGAGCCCGTTGTTGATGAATGTCAATTTGATTTTTGAAAATGAGCAACGTAAAATTTAATCCGACAGAAGGCGAGAATGACAAACTGGTGTCGGTGTTTTCTGAAATAAATGAAGGTCTTGATACGACTTTGAATTACACTATTTCTGATGAAGGGAATAAGGCCAAGAAGAGCATCGTCGTTAATCAAGTTGGTAAGAGGGAAAAGTTTTTATCGAAGAAAGGGGAGGGATCTGAACCTTTTGTTTTGTCTGATGGTAATACTTTCAACGTTCTTAAAGAAGGTGCTTCAGGATCAGCATCCGCTTGGACTGAGGATCAGCTTCCTCCAGAAGCCACGGAATCAGTTGGCGACAAAAGCCTTCTCCCTTCTTGGGATTTTTACCTTATAGACATGACTCAAAATACCGGAGACAAAGTGCGTCCGGTCGGAAAGCTTCGTAAGAATAATCTCCTTAGATTTGAAAACGGAGATTTTGCTCCTACGGTGGGCATAACCGAGGAAATGAGAGCCGAATGCGATGTGGAACTGTATTTGGATAGCGGTCATAAAAATAAGTATTGTGATGCCGGAGCATTTGACGCTAAGGCTTTTTACGAAGAGTATGGTATTGGTCAAAAACTTTATAATGTATCAGGATCAGAGGTAAGGATTTTAAGACCTTGGGAGACTACTTCAAAGAATTATAGCATATTCTTAGGATGTAGCAAGAGTCTGTATGTAGTTGATAAGGTAGTTGGCAAAAGTGGGAAAATATGGTCTGGGGTGTATGACGCGGACACGGTTCCTATGCTGGACGGACTTGACCTGCGCCAGGCGTGCCCTGTGCTGCCGCCCACGGCCTTATCTCCTGGACCGGTATGTACAGTAGACTCTAAGGCAAGATCTTTCTTTTTCTTGTATGAAGGAGAAACAAATTGTAAATCCGGAGCCGGAGTTGGTAACGCCTGCACGATGTTTCTAAATGGAAGAACTTATCCGAGAAGCAATGACGTAAATCAAATCAATATAGCTAAGTATTCGAGGGCTAATAACGTAGATACTGAATCTTCTTATCCTTTTTCAGAAGGTGGATTTTTGACTTTGAATGCGTATATCATATACCTTGAAATGTTGTACGGTACTAAATACTTAGTTAATCCAGACACTTTCGGTTCCGGAATATCAAGTAATAACGGAACAGGTAATGATGTCAATTATCGCAAATACGGAGGAGTGAAATACCGTAAAAAAGGAGAAGAGTCGTGGTTGTATGGAGCATGGGCTACAAATGCTTCTATTATCCATTATGAACCTACTAAAACAACTCATTTTTCTAACCTCATAAATTCAGAGTATCCTAAAGAACAGTGCATGGAAAGCCAGATGGCGGCTTCTTTTGCATTTGAAACAGGCGTAGAAGAAGGATCAGAGTTTGATTTTTATGGAGGAAAATATTGGTATAAGAACGTTCAGGGAACCAAAAGTATGGCCGAAGGTCATATGAATGTTATTGTGTTTAAGGAAATGACTGGTACCATATCGGCCTTAGACGAAAATGACGAACCGGCAGAATTTGATTTGGAAGTTATTTTAAGGATGTCTTTATTCGATGGTATGAATTTGTCTGGAGACGTCTTTAGGTATTGCGGAGGGGGATACGAACAGGTAGGGACTTGTTTAAATGATCCTAATGTCACTCGAATAGGTAATACTATTGATATCTATATAGAGCCAGATCAAAAGAAATGGACATATGAGAAAAGGTCTACTATAAATAATGGTGAGGTTTTTAATTTTGAATCTAAATATAAAAAGATAGCAACTACCCAAAATTTAGGAGATAGTTATGCTTTACACCGTATCCCTTATACCGGATGGAGGGATAAAAAAGGGGGAAGTGTCGGAACAGGAGAATGTTTTTACACATGGGACAATTGCCACTGGGCTTCATCTGTCGGTATAAAGTCCAGAGTGGCTGCTCGTTTTGGCGGTAATGCGCTCAACGGTTTGTGCTCGCCTCGTGATCTGATTGCGAATACCGCTGTCCATAATTCGCTTCGCTACTATTGCGGCCTTGCCCAACTGTTGTTAGACGTCAGTCAACCGCAGGTTTGATGGGTGCAACCCATTGATGGCGCAGCCTTATATACTATACTATGGCGCCGCCTTATTTTATTAGAATAATATTTAGTATATAATCACCTAATAACATAGAATACATTGATTGACTTCTCATTGTGATGGTGTGAGTGAAAATTGTTATCTTGCACCAAAAAAAAAGAAAGTCATGAACTCATGTAACACTTGTAAAGATGACAGACCTGATATTCTGAGATCTAATATCTGTATCGGGTCTGATCCGTGTAATGACTGTACGGACAATTGCGAAATTCTTCCAAAAGAATGCGATTGCCCGTATGGTCATTTAAGCGATCATTGCATTCATTATACAGGATGCAAGACATTCATATCCAAATTAACTCCAGGTATGCCTTATAATGAGGTTATGCATAATATAGAGCTGGTTTTTGAAAACATAGATAAGTTTTTGGATAGGATGGTTGAAGAAAATACGCTTTTAAAACAAAGGGTTGAACAACTTGAAAAACAGTTACAAAATGGAAAAGAGTGCACAAATTGGTGAGGGCTTAAGTGGCAAACACGTATATGTCCCACATGTGGACGAGACGCCGGTGCCATGCCCGGACGGATACACCTGCACGAACTGCGTGTACTGCGCGGACGGCATCAACGCTGGCTACTTCAGTCTGGCTCAGAAATCTGATCTTACGGCTTTAATCAATGCAATGATATGCCGTATGGAATACCAGGATAGGGAAATAGAATTTTTAAAACAAAAAATAAATATTTTGAGTAACAATGGCAATAACAGGTAACGGTTGTTTTGGCAGTCATGGTGGGTGCGAACGCCCGCATCATTGCAATATTCCTTCTTCTAACATATTCTATGATGGAGAAACTATAGAAGAAGCTGGTTTGTATCATGGTATGCCTTTAGACGGAGCTTTAGCTAATTTAGCTAAATACGTTTCAAGGGCTATTAACGTAAGTGGATCTGTTAATACAGAAGTGTTTGACGGTACTTCTCATGTGGTTCTAAAGAAAGATCCGGCAGAGATTTTGCTTGTGTCTTATTGCGGAGGTGTCGTGCCTTCTGATATGTATAAAGTCCAGGGTCGTGCTGTTAGGTTCTGCCGGGATATGTGTCAACAAGATGAATTTGCTGAAGTGAGGGTCGTGTACCGAGAAGAGGCAAATAGTTCTTATGGGTTCCATTGTTAATTTAGGAGGATAAGAAATGGCAGAAAAATGCAAAGGATTTATATGTGGAGGTAATCTCGTTGAAGGTTCTGTACCTTCTGATAAGTTAGATAAAGAAACTATTGTCGAGCTTATTAAAGAGATTCTGAAAGAGGAAATGCACGAATCTTGGCTTAAGGAAATAATAGAAACCATACTTAAGGAATCCATTGATTCGGATTGGCTTCGTGAGTTCTTTAAAGAGGTTCTTAAAAAATATGCTAAAGAGGAATGGTTTAAGGACATTATCTGTGGCTTAGGATGTGTAGGTGTACAAGAGATATTCGACGTTATTCCTACTGACATAACATTTGAAGCTACAGGAGGTACGGCTACGGTTCAGGTGGTTGTCGATGATGGAGTTGAATGGGAGTTGACACTTTAAATTAGGGAGGATAATTATGTCGAGAGAGAAAATATATAAGATGGATGATGGTTCTTGGCTTACCTCGGACAAGAAGGAAGGTGTCGGTCGTGATAAAATGAATTTCGATGCTCCATCTTGGAAAGGAAGGGAAGACAGGATCACTATCCGAATTGTGAAGAAATCCGATACTGAAAGTATGAAAGCTATAACTTTCAGGCAAAAAGGCATTAAAATCACAGAAGTCTCGGTTAGCAGGCTGGAGTTCCCTATATCTGGTGGAGATAAGCAGATCCTTATTACTACCAACGCTGCTTCTATCAATGCCCTTATTACGGGTGAGAAAGATATAAAGGGTGTCATAAAAGCATTTACTACCGCTTCCGGTCTTAATATTGACGTCAATGATATTAGGCTTGATTATGGTTTCCCTGGTGATCCGGGTCTTGAAGACACGTTCCAGGTTTCGATGATTGTTTCCATGCCTGGCAATGAGGATGGGAATGAAGTTAATGAGAACATAACTATAAATGGTGTACTGATTCCTATTTATCAGCCTGGAAAGGTCGTTCCTTACATTAAATTGGATAAGGAATTTGAACAAATTGAGGGTGATGAAACAAGCACGCAGTTAAGTATAGAAAGTAATATAAAAGATTATGTTATTGAAATAGTTGAATGCGAGTCTGTGGATAAGGAGGAGATTCACCTGGACAAGGATGTTGTTGATCTTGATTCAGATGGATCATCGGAGGTAATCAACGTAAGTACAAATCCTGAAAATTTAAGATGGAGGATTAGGAATGAAAGTAGATAATTGTTGGGCGAACATAGATAAGAAAGAAGGCGGTCTTAACAGTAAGGTTAATATTTACTTTGATGAAAATGATACTGGTGCCAACAGAAGTGTCAAGATAAGGGTGTCTTCCAGGGACGGTAGCGTATCTGAAGAATGTACGTTAGTTCATAAAAAAAAAGAACAGGTAGTTTATAGAAATAAAAGACAGTCAGCTCTTTTCACAAAAGAAGGATGTAATCCTGAAACAGAGAAAGGGGAAGAGCTTGAGTATGTTGTTGAGGCCGGAAAATACACGTCTATCATATCTCAGTCTGATGCTGATGACAAGGCTATGAAAGACATTGAGCAAAATGGTCAGAACTGGGTTAATGAGCATGGTCGTTGTATAACCATATTGTGGTATAATGTTAAGAAATCAAAGTCGTTTAGAAAGAACGATTGCGATCCTGATACTGAAGAAGGAAGTTTGGTTACTATGACTATCGAAGCCGGGCAGTTCTCTTCTACCATAAGCCAGGAAGATGCTGACCGTAAGGCTGAAGCTGAGTTGGATGCCAAGGGTCAAGACTATGCTAATTCTCACGGAACTTGTAATACCATAAAATGGTACAACGACAGGAAATCCAAGATGTTCCAAAAGACAGATTGTGAGGTAACCGAAGTTGGATCTATGGTAGAGTACGTTGTAGAAGCCGGCCGCTTCTCTTCTTCTGTTTCTAAGGAGGATGCTAATCAGAAGGCTTTGGATGCCTTGGAAGCTGAAGGTCCAGGTTATGCTAATGAGCATGGCACCTGTGAAACAAATTTATGGTATAACGTAGAGAAGTCAAAAGTATTTTATAAGAATGACTGCGAAGATGGGTTTGTCGGAGCACCTTACACTTACACAGTAGAAGCCGGTAAATACACATCAGACGTAAGTCAAGAAGATGCTGATAAGAAGGCTCTTGATGATATAGAGAAAAACGGTCAAGAACAAGCCAACCTTAATGGTGAATGCATTGAGGATCCTAATTATTTTATAGGAAAGGCTTCGGCTCGTGTTCAGAAAAATGATTGCGATGCCGAATCTCAGACCGGAAGCTTCGTTGATTTGACTGAAAGGGATCTTGCCGGATACCCAGATGCTTTTGTGTCAAGGGAAAGCCAGGAGGCAGCTAATGCGCTGGCTGAGGCCGCTATGGAAGAACAGAAACAAGATCTTGCAAATAAGAAAGGTACTTGCATAGATAAAAACCAATTTGTTGGTGTATATAGCAAGGTATTCACAAAAGACAATTGTGAAGGAGAAGGCGTAGGCTCTCAGGTAACAGTAGACCAAGACGATGTAACCGGTGGTCCTTTTACTTCATACGAAAGCCAGGAGGCGGCTAACGCGCTCGCTCAGGCTGCTGTCGAGCAACAGGGCCAGGCCATAGCTAACCGGGACGGCCATTGCACGTGGACTGGTAAATACAGTGAGGAATTTACCAAAAATGATTGTACTGAAGGTCAGGTAGGATCTAAGATTACGGTAACCGAACAAGATGTTGTTGGTGCTCCTTTCACATCTACCGTAAGCCAAGATGATGCTAATAACAAGGCCAAGGCTGCTGTCAAAGAGCAAGGTCAGGCTATTGCCAATAATAAAGGGAATTGCGAAGATATGACGGTCTATACCGGTCATTACAGTAAGAGATTCGTTCCAGAATGCGAGGATTGTCATAAAGGTGTAGAGATGGAGGTTACGGCTGAGATGGTAAATGGAAGCCCTGTTACATCAACAGAAAGCCAGGATGCAGCAGACGCAGAAGCCCGTAGGATCGTAGAAGAAGGCGGTCAGGCTTATGTTAATAAGAACGGAACTTGTACACCATTAAGCACCGATCCTGTATGGGAGGACGTAGAACCGGAAGAACTTAGATGTAATGAAGGTAAGTCTCAGAAAAAGCAACGTGATACCAACGAATGTTCTGAAACTCACAATCAAGAACGTTGGGTAGATGGCGGGAATAAGGTTTGTAGCTGGACCGGTCATTATACAGAAACGTTCCAGAAAAACGATTGTGAGATACCGGATTCAGGAACGGAAGTAGAAGTAAGTGAAGCTGATGTTGAAGGCAATCCTTTTATTTCTTTCGTAAGTCAAGAAGATGCTGATAATAAGGCCAAGGAAGCTGTTAAGGCTCAAGGACAGAATATTGCCAACCAAAAAGGCAAATGTAGGTTCGTAGGCGTATATAGCAAGGAATTTACGAAAGACAATTGCGGATCATGTCAGCATGGTGTTCCGATGAGCGTAACACAAGACATGGTAGGTGGACCGTTCTATTCTAATGAAAGCCAGGAAGAGGCAAATAGATTAGCTCAGGAAGCCGTAGAAGCCCAAGGTCAGGCTTATGTTAACAAGAACGGAACATGTGAAACGGACAACACCGATCCTGTATGGGAAGATTCGGAACCGCTTGAAACTAAATGCGAAGGTGGTAAATCCTATAAAAAACAGGTTAATACCAACGAATGCTATGGTGGAGAAAATGAACGTTGGGTAGAAGGTGGAGATAAGGTATGTACCTGGACCGGAACATATAGCAAGGTATTTACAAAACAGTGTTCTGACGGCGGTGTCGGATCTAAGGTTACCATAGATCAGGATGATGTAACCGGTGGTCCTTTTACGTCTACCGTAAGTCAGGAAGACGCAAATAGCAAGGCTCAGGCTGCCGTCGAACAGCAGGGACAGGCTCTTGCTGACGCGCAGGGAACTTGTACCTGGACCGGTAAGGCAAGTAAGGTCTTCACCAGAAACAATTGCGGAAGCTGTCAGCATGGTTCGTCTGTTACCGTAACCCAAGATCAAGTAGGTGGTCCATTTACGTCCAATATCAGTCAAGCTGATGCTAATAAGAAGGCTCAAGATGCTGTAAATTCCCAAGGTCAGGCTTATGTTAACAAGAACGGAACATGTGAAACGGACAACACCGATCCTGTATGGGAAGATTCGGAACCGCTTGAAACTAAATGCGAAGGTGGTAAATCCTATAAAAAACAGGTTAATACCAACGAATGCTATGGTGGAGAAAATGAACGTTGGGTAGAAGGTGGAGATAAGGTATGTACCTGGACCGGAACATATAGCAAGGTATTTACAAAACAGTGTTCTGACGGCGGTGTCGGATCTAAGGTTACCATAGATCAGGATGATGTAACCGGTGGTCCTTTTACGTCTACCGTAAGTCAGGAAGACGCAAATAGCAAGGCTCAGGCTGCCGTCGAACAGCAGGGACAGGCTCTTGCTGACGCGCAGGGAACTTGTACCTGGACCGGTAAGGCAAGTAAGGTCTTCACCAGAAACAATTGCGGAAGCTGTCAGCATGGTTCGTCTGTTACCGTAACCCAAGATCAAGTAGGTGGTCCATTTACGTCCAATATCAGTCAAGCTGATGCTAATAAGAAGGCTCAAGATGCTGTAAATTCCCAAGGTCAGGCAGTAGCTAACAAAAACGGTGATTGCGTAGCTGATAGCACAACTCCTTCTTGGTCGGATACCGGAAGCACCCGTTGTGACGGTTGTACGTCTCAGAAGCAACAACGTGACACCAATCCATGTTCTTCTTCTTACAACGACACAAGATGGGTTAATGGAGGTGGAGAATCTTGTACAGACTGGTCTTATTACGGAACAGGAGATTGCGTAGGTCATACTCAGTATGATGCTTATCGTGATAGTTGCTCTGGTAGCATAGATCGTCAATATTCTGTAAGTTGTAGGAATTGCTGTAATTGCGGATCTTACGGTTCTTGGCAAGAAGTTGGATGTGGATCTGGAAGCAACAGCAATAAGGTAAAATACGTTCGTTACGATGATTGTGGAAATCAAGATGTAAAATACAAGCTTGAAGTTGGAAAATGCGGATATGCTCCATACGAATTTCAGTTCCATGATGGAAGAACGAGCAAGTCGAGGTTTGTAACTGGAGAATCTCAGGATATTGAAGAAGTTATCATAAGTACTAAGAGTAATTCATATATAGGTTTTTCTGTTAAGTCAAAACCTTCTTGGTGTTCTGTTGATTACAGAGACCAGACACCTGAAAGTATGAAGGCCGTGGTGACGTTATCTGCCAATACAACATCTTCTCCCAGATCTGGTGATATTGTTTTTGTTCAAAATGAATCTGGAAAGACTGTTACTCTTAGTATTACACAAGATATTGCGGTGACTTACGAATTTAGTACCAACCAAAGCACTTGGAATGCCGATGCGAATGGAGGTGCAAATAATTCATATTTATGTATCCAATTAAAGAGTAAGAAGAATGGAAGCAAGATAGGATACACTGTATCTTCTAAACCGAGTTGGGTTACAGAAGTTACAGAAAAACCATCAGGGGTATCCTGTCCTGTTTTGTCAGGTTATGATTATTCATTTATGATAATCTCGTCTGCAAACAGCTCTTCTTCTCCCAGAAGTGGTACTGTAACATTGAAGCAAAATGAATCTGGGAAGACTGTCAACATAACAGTCAACCAAGAGGGCAAGGCTGAGGTTAATCCTGTACCGGCACATATTGTATTAAAAAACGGCTCTTGGGCTACATACAGGAGGAATAATGTTTCTTATAATCCTGGTGCCGGTAAGTGTATTGCCGGATTCGAATGGACTGGTGATGAAAATGGAAATATCCGAATATATACTTGTGATATTAAGGTGGTGGATGCTAATTATCGTGAGATATCAGGAGCTACTATAAGCATCGGAGCAACAACAACCCAGAGAAGACAATCCGGAAGCTCTTGTTCGTATTTCGGGGCCGTTAATGGAGGAATATTAGCCGGATATGTTCATTCTGGAGATGAGAATGGAGATACTACATGGTATATACGAACTATAAACGTGTCTTACGAAGGCAAAGTGTATAATACCTCTACTGTTAGGCAGTACGAAAAACAAAATATCTCTAAGAAAGGTGGTGTTTTCAATGTATATAATGAATCTCCTGCTTCTTATAACTTTATAGTAGATGGAGCTGAGTGTGGAGATGAAAATGGTACTTTAAAATATGCTTATTCTCAAATAAATCTTAATCCAGCATAATCAACAAGGGAGAAGATTTAGTCTTCTCCCTTGAATGTTTTTTTTGGGTTATAATATTTTGTTTTAAATATTGTCTATTAGGATAAAAATGATTAATATTGCACATCATTCAATTTTAAATTTTTAGTATCATGGCTTGTAAAAAGAAAGCTCGTCAGGGTGGTGAAGTCGATAAGAAAGACAAACCTAAAATGCGCCAAGGCGGTAGTGTTGGAGGCAAGATGAAAAGAAAGAAGACGAGCACTAAAAAGTGATTGAAAACCAGGGGAAGGTGCTGATCGCCTTCCCCATTTTAATAACATAACAACAACATATTATGAGCAACAATTTTATTAGTAAAGGGCAAAGGAATGTCTGTGTGACGTTTGTGAAGTATTATCCTGTGTTGATGCAGGTTATTATGTTAGCCGGCATTTTTGATGAGTTTTATCCTTTTAGTATCACTAATTGGCTGTATCCGATATTAGGTCATTCTCTATCATGGGACCTATTTCTCTTGGCTTTTTCAAGAATGTTCAGGTTTTGTATATGGCATAGGTTATTGATCTATAGCATGATTTTTAATATCTGTGTAGAATGGGTTACGGTTAATATTGAGATGCCTATTGAACACAATATCGTAGTGTGGTCTGTTATGGCTGTTACTCTTTTGATAATCATTGCCTCTATTGTTTTAAGATTTAAAACAGGATGTTTTGAAAATGAAAGAAATTCTGACAGAGACGCTGCGTAAAAGCGGTGCGGCGGTATGCGATAAGATAAAGGAGATGTTTTTAAGCGGAGAATGCGATCATCTCACAGCCAACGATCTTGAGACATGGATGCAGCTTGCTAATCCGGCTAAGTACTATACCGGAGAAGAGGCTGTTTCTTATCTTAATGTAACTTCTAAAAGATTTTATGAATATCGGAAGGCGAAGTTAGTTCCTGATCCGGTTAAGATAAAGGGATTCCCTAAACCTTTATATACGAAAGTTATGTTGGATGAGGCTATAAAAACCATATCCGGCATGAGTGAAAGAGATATTTATATGAGGATCTTGAATGCTAAATCAAGAGAATCAAGAGCAAAAGAAAGGAGGGGAGCATGATTACTAATGGTGAATTTGTATCAAGAGTCGTAAACGGTATTCATGCCCTTGACAAAGATTCGCATGTTAGTCGGAGATGGATATTGAATATCGGTAGAACTAAAGCCGAATCTTATACAGCACAGAGGTGGGATGATGGGACGTTACTTGGTGACCACAGGCTCCTAACTTACGTTACTTGCCTGGAGATGATTGAAGTTGATAAAATAGTTTGCTGCGATGCCGAATTTGCGTTATGTAATACTTTGATGCGGTCAAAGCATAAGCTTCCAGGACTTCTTTATTCTGCCCTTAGACCGGCTATTACTAAGGTGACTAACGTAGATAACACCATATTTTTTAAGTTTGCTGAAATAAAGTCGTATCGTAATGAACAAAAAAGACCGTATGCTAAATACGTTAAAGAACGGCGTCCTTTTTATTATGTAGAAAACGACTATATTTATATACCGGATTTCCATATAGAGCTTATTAACGTAGAGTTCTTTACAACAAGAAGAAAGAAGGCTCTGGAGTTAATGGCTTGTGATCCTACACCTAAAGGGTGCGAGTCTGAATGGGAATACGAATTTATCTGTCCTATCAAGCTAATTGAGTACGTGGTAGCAGAGACGATAAAGGAAGTAGCGTTCAGGCTACAGATTCCTGTTGATGAAAATCCGAATCTTGATTCCAATCAGAAAAGTCAAATTGTTCAGTGATTCTTTTTATTGGACACCCGGCCATAGTTATATAGTTTGGCCGGGTGTTTTTTTGTACTATTTCAATGCAAGAACAGGGTTTCCCCATTTTCTTTTCCATTTATCTCCGAGGTAATTTATCAAAGAATTGTAATCTTTGATAAAACCGTCATCAATAACAGAGGCTATGACGTTCTCTATAGCTATTATGTCATTGAGCTCATCTTTGCTGGCAGTATTCCTTATCCCATCTTCGTGTTTATTAAAAACAATGAAATTAATAGCTTTAGCAACTCTCTTTATATTGTCTTTCAAGTCATTCTTGTTTGGAACTATTTTGCTTATTGCGCTACACATCCTAACGTATGCATCGCCGGCTTCGTTCCGGTTTTCTATCAAACCATCTGTGAGCCAAATGACAACCTCTGCGTAAATTTCTGGATCCATCTCTAATGCAATCATAACAAACAGATATGGATTGACAAACCATTTTTGATCTACTCCTTTTCCTTTTTTGTAGGCAAGGTCTAATTTACCAAGATCCATTACACTGCTGATATTCAGGATATTATCTTTGAGTCCGAGATTTCTCCTACTCAATAAGTCCCTGTCATTCAACTTATTAAAAAGCTCGAAACATCTCTCCCTAAAAGAAGAAGTTAGCATTATTTCGTTAATCCATCTTTCTTTTAACCCTTAATCCATCTTTCTTTTAACCCTTTTTCTTTTCTTTTTTTGTTCATGGCCGATACGGCGTCTGTTATACATATGTAACCATCTTTAGACATAACAGACACGTTCATTCCTAACAAAAACTCGATCTTTTGATTGTAAAACAACATTTGATTTCATAACTTTACTACGATTTTAATTTTGTAAAATATAAGTCTACCTGTCCGTGAGGATCGGTAGACTTTGCAAATATAGAATAGAATAGTATTTTGACGCAACAATATATTCTAATGTTAATTATCTGAAATGTGTAATTTTAATTTTTGAATTATGAAAAGAACATCAATACAATCACCGTATTTTGCAGCTTACTACCATCGTCTTATGAAGAGAAAGAATGGTTTTAAGAAAGGCATGATAAGAGACAGAGGAGAGATTTTAAGACTGTTGTCTATTATATGGAAAACCGTATCAGAACATTATGTGGAAGCTGATGCCGGTGTTTACGTAGATAACGTAGGATACTTATGCCATGTGCTTATACCGGGGCAGCGCTTTGCCGTCAGACGGGACCTGGACATCGTGAGCAGGCTCGGAACCAACGGCTACCTCTACAACCACCTGGCTATGGATTTCGCAGACTCTAAAAGATATTACCATTTTGTAATACAAGATAGCTTGAAAAAGAAGTTAAGGGTTAAAATGAATAAAGGACGAAGATACCGATTTATGTACAATGAAATACTTGCCAAAAGAAGGGTGTTTAAAGATTTCCAGATTAAGAGAGTTTTCGAAGATAAAGAATTAGGACATAGAAAGTCGTAGAAAAAAAAGTAGCGATCACCCTTTGTGGATACAGGATAATCGCTACTTTTGCATATCCGTCTACTTTCTCAAGCGGACGGATATAATGCTAACAAAATATCTTTATACAAATAAAGCTCTATGGAGGCAAAGGTAAACAATTTTCAAAACAATGCGAAGGGTAGTAACATTATTTTGACGTCAGAATCCAACGAAATGGATTTATCTGTAAAATTATCTAAAATTTTTAGCTATAATGGCCATAATGTTTCTTTTATAAAAACTTCTTATGGTATATTGTTAAATGCCACGCAGATGGCAAAAGCATTCAATAAGAAACCTGCCGAGTATCTAAGGTTGCCGTCTGTAAATCAATTAATTAAGTCAATGGTGGGATTTTCCCACCTTTCTGAGAATCAGATAGTTACAACCATGTTTGGAAGTCCTGAAAATGGAGGAGGTACATGGATGTTTGAAGATCTCGCCATAGATTTTGCGAGATGGTTGGATACTGATTTTAGATTATGGTGTAACTCGAAGATAAAAGAATTTTTAACATCAAACTTGGTTTCTATTCCAAATTTTACTGATCCGGCAGAAGCAGCCGAAGAATGGGCTAAGCAGTATCGTAGAGCTCAGCAAGCGGAATCCATTGCTTTGGCTGAACATAAAAGGGCGGAGCAAGAAAGAATGGAAAAAGAAATAGCTGTAAATACGTTAGAAGAAAAGAAAGGGGATATAGAGTTTTCTGAGTCATTTAAAAAGGTGGATCATGAAAACATGTGGCTAATCAGAGATGTGGCGAAGAAGCTTGAGCAGAATGGAATCATCATCGCAGAAAAGAATCTTCGTTTGTTTCTTGAGGAAGTCAAGTTTATGTTCAGAAATGGGCAGGGTAGATGGGAGTTATACAGTGATATTGTCAAAAATAAGTTTGGTGTGTATAGATCATATTTTGTAGATAAGTATTCTGGGGAAAGAGTTAATCAGCAAACCATCTACATGACTGGTGCCGGATATGAAGTCACACTTAAGGGGATAAAGGAAAAGTGTAGGAGCCTTTTCTTGAAGTACGGCAAGTTTGAAGATCCTAACTTTTGAAAACACAAAATAGGGCGTTATACATATTATTTATATCTTTGTGGAGGTCAGGTTCGTTTCCTGTCCTCCATTTTTTTTAAGAGATGACAGTCGAAAATTATATCATAGAGTTAAAATCGTCTTTAAGATCATTTGACAAGCGTGATCTGATAGATGAGGTATCCATCTACAAATGGGTAGAAATTGCCCTGAAGAAGTTTGGAGGCGATATTACTATGCGCAAAGAAGCGGTAGTGGATGTCAAGCGAGGGCAGGCCCGTATGCCTGGTGATTACTTTGATCTTATTCTGGCTTTTAAATGTGATTTTAAAGGATATGAGGTGCCAGAAGGTGACAAGGTGATACCAGAACTTCAAAATACAATAGCCTGGAAAGAACGCACCGAAAGAAGTTATAGGTGGTGTTCTTGCGATGAATGTTGTAAAGACGAATGCGAGAAAGTGATAGTTGAAAAATTTTATATTAACACCCACGATCGCGATCATGAAGTTCGTTGCTATTATGACCGGCCGGTAATGTTAGGTCTTGCCAAGCCTATGCTTCGTGATTCTTGTTTAAGTAAATGCCGGAATAAGGTAATAAAGGATAGTCCGTATGAGATAAATATCGTAAACGGATTCCTGTATGCTAATTTCGATGGTCCTATTTACATGCAGTACCGGTCTCTTCCTTTCGACGGAGAATCTAATATAATTATACCAGACACGCCTCAAGGTCTGGTATTGGATTATGTAGATAATTTTGTAAAGATGAGATTCTTTGAGGAACTGATGTATAATGGAGAAGCACAAGGGGCTGCCGATTTGTTCAAGTTGTATGCACAGCAAGATTTGGTTAAGCTGAAAAATGCTAAGACCGAACTTAAGATGATGGGTATGACATTGAAAGGCATGTACGAACCTCTTAGACGGCGCCGTGCTGAGTTTGAGATATATACTAAGGCGTATCCTGTAATTGACAATATACTTAAATTGGTATGACGGAAGTAGTTCTATTTATATACTTGTCTGGCGTTATTGCATCTATGATTGTTTGGTCAATCAGGCAATTTAAAGGAGATGCGAGTTTGGTAGAGACAATGTATTGCCCGATAGTATTTTTGTCGAGTTGGATATACGTATTCGAAATATTTAAAAAATAAACAAAATGTTAGAAGTTGGTGCAAGCGAAATAGTAACTGCCGATAAAATGAGAGGCGTAGGACCGGCAAATATTATCTTCACAGCCGGCCCTAATCCGGTAGCCGAAGATCGTAGAGGCGTAGCCAAGGTAACGGCTGGTGGAGAGAGTAAGAACGTTACAATCACACAAGCTGCCGGAGAGCAGGTCGTTGTAATTCCTGAGTTCGATTATCTTGTTCTTAGATACGGATGGGAATCAGAAGACGGTTCTGATTTTGATACTGCAACTGGGTTCGCCAATACAGGCATCTCGGATGTAGATAATAAATACGTTGGATGGAGTAAGCAGTGGGCTACTACCCAACAACAGGTAGGTGATTACCTTATTTATGGTGGTGATAACATGCAGTCAGGACTCGAAGGGGCACTTATTAAGATGAAGACCTTGCTATCAGCGCCGGGCATGGACGAGTCGGAACCTAATATCAATGCCGATATCTATGGTAATTGGTATGGGAATAGAGGACGAGGAAATGTTGTTGTGTCTTTTACAGCCTACCTTGGAGGAGAGATGGTTAAACAAGGATTTAACTTCATTAACGAAGGTGGTGAAGAAGTTTACTCCGACAGCATCACTACCAACGTTTCGGCTCATGGTGAAACCAATTACCAAAATATAAAAGGTTTGTACACTAAGATGGGGACGATGGTCTACAATAAAGAAAAACGAGATTGTGTGATCGTAATAGGGTAATGGCATGGAAGATCTGTGGAGTAAATACGATAAGATAAAAGAAGTCTTCTATAGGGATTTCGTTTATGATTCCAGCTACACAGAGCAGGCCTCGTGCATCCCACTGTCGTCGGTGAAGAACGGGGCAGGCTGGGTCGGCGACGGAACCATTAACCTGGCTCAGTATCTTCAGTTTCTATACACGGAAATAATTCTCGGTAATAAGACAGAAGATGATGTTCGTAATGCCATATTGGTACTTACTCGTCTTGCTGATACTACTTATGATCTATTTTTTAATAACAATAAAGGTATTTATTTCAAATTCGAAAAAGGATTTTTCTTAAGAGACGATATCCATAGCGAAGATGCAATCAAATTCGGTCTTACCAAGATAAGTTCCGGGTACACTAATGGTATAGAGTTAAAAGACGAAGATCCATGCTTCTCCCCATTCACTTCACAAGATCAGATCTGGAATCTGGCTCCTATATTAGCTTTCTTGTCAGAAAAAGGATTTGAAGAAGCCAGGCAAGTAGGATACGATATTTTTGAGTACGTTATTAGAAACGGACACAAGATATACAATCCTTATTACAGTGCCTTGCTTCATCATTGGACATTCCTTCCTGATATGGATGCCGATAAGGTTAAGCCGTGGGATAGGGTTAGCAACCGTAACAAGAATCTTAAATACAAAGTTAAGGTTAAGAGAGGGGCTAACAATTGGTACTTCTCTGGAGGGTTCAGATGGGCGTTTAAGAAGTTTGGAGGCGAGTGCAGTACATTCTGGCATTGCCTATGGTATAAGCCATTTATATTCTTAGCAGATAGGGTATATCATCCATACATATGTAAATGGTTTGGTATTAAAGTTAAAAACAATTCTTATTATTGTCTTGGATCTACAAATGAAAAATCATGGTACGGTCCTAAGTTTAGAAAGAGGTTGGTTAATAAGTTTAACAAGTCTTTGGAAGGGGGAGAGCTATTCATGCCTTATCTGGTTTTTCTTCATGGGTGTGAAGACGTTGATAGAAGCAGCTTAGAGTCCTACCTTAAGGAATGGGAATGGGATGGAGTTAATTCTCCTATTGAGTTTTTGATTTTGTGCAATTGGTATAAAATGATTTTTGACAATGAAAATATATTATAAATCAAAAATAGCCAAGTTATTTACGTTCATTGACGGCTACAAAACAATTATGTTATTTGGAGCCGTATTTACCGAACGTGATGCTATATCACTGAAGGCCGAATATCATGAAGAGTCGCATTGTAATCAGTATCATACAATGTTTTGTTTTGGTATGTTCGTGTCTTTGCTTACAATAGGATTGTGTCTCTTATTCGGTAATGTAGGATGGTGGATGCTGTGGTTGTCTCTTATTCCGATATTTTTATACTATTCATGGTATTTAATTGAGTACCTGATTAGGTTGTGCATATATCGCGATCATGATAAGGCATATCATAATATCGTATTTGAAAGAGAAGCCTTCGACTTAGAAAAGTATTGGAATCGGCATGATGTTTTGAGGAAGGAGTCGGAAGGGTTTAGTTTCCTCGGTTATTATAGGAAGGAGTATCATTATGAGTAGGAGAAGATATTTTGAAGAACAGAGATCTGGTAATGGAGCTATTTATCATTGTGTAGAAACAGAAATCGAGCCTGGAGATAGGATCAGGTTATTTAATTTAATGAATAAAATCAAATCCGATACAATTAGCCAGGATAAGATAAATAGCGTATTGAATCAACTTAGAGAAGGAACGGCCTTTAATATTCATACTCATAGTTCAGTTTCTTTTTCGTTTTCAAGCACCTCTACCGGTTACGAACCAATGGCAATATGGATTAGATTTGACCCGTATCCTGCAAGTGAACAACAGGGTATTATATACAAGTTTCAGATAAATGACCAGAGGTACGTTTTTATGTTTTCTAATAGATACGATGGAATGAGAGATCTTATTAATAATGCAGATGAAGATGTTGATTGTATTACTTCTGCAACAGAGAGTAGTATATATCACAATGATTCTTTTTATATATTTGCGTAAATTATGAGGAGGAGATTCGAATATAAAGACAGGGAGCTTGAAGACTTTCTTATAAGGTTTTATCCGGCTGGCAATTACACATGGATAGTTCCTGATGGCTGTTTTCTCGTAGACGTTTTTTTAGTTGGAGGCGGAGGCGGCGGTAGCTCTGCCGGCGGTGGAGGTGGTTATACCAAGACCTTCAAATCTGATAACAAAGGCTGGAAAGACGGAGAAGCTATTGCTGTAAAACCTGGTCAATCTATTTCTATAACAGTAGGAAAAGGAGGAGCACAAGTTTATCAAGCCGAACAAAATTCTCCTGGTAAAGATGGTGGTTATTCTCAATTTATGAGCTCGTCTTATAGAGCAAATGGAGGAAAGGGAGCTAATAAGTGGAGGGGAGGAGATGGTGGTAGTGCCGGCAGTTCGTCATATACGCAAGATGGTGCTTCGGATGGTGGAGACACTAATGGAGAAGAGTATGGAGTAATCAAAGGTCAAGGTCATACTACCAGAGATTTTGGAGAATCCGGCGGTAAAAGAAATGCCGGTGGTGGAAGCGGAGAAACCAATACCGGAGTAGTATTCCAAGGGGGAATATCCGATTATAGTGAAGGATCTGGAACAGGAGGATCAACAAACGGATCTGGTAAAGGAGGAGGAGGTTATGGCGGCGGAGGAGGCGGCGTCAGATACTCTATGGTTTATGCCGGAGCCGGCGGTGATGGTACTGTGTTAATTAGGGGTAGAAGATATAAATCGTAAGTAGATGTTATGAGACGAAGATTTGAAAATGTTAATATGGCTATGGGTAATTGTTTCTCTCCTGTAATGGAAGGGAGTCAATTTCAATAATATTGTAGTTAATAGTCCAGTATATATAACTCCAATAAGAAGAAAGAAATTCAAGATAAGTTTTGGAGAATTTGATTTATCCAAAGTTTTGTCTAATGTATCATCTAATCGTGATATTATAATAAGAGATAAGTCTGCATATACGTTTCTATTGTTACTTCTGTCTGCTGATCATTCTAAATGCAGTTTGTTTAATAATCATCTAACAGTTAATACCCAGGATTTACCAAGATATATTTTTTACATTGATTCCGAACATGAGGAACTGTATTCATACAAAGACGGGGTTTTAGAAAGTAACGTGACGATAATGGATCCAGTTGATAATTATTTCTATAATTATATTGATATTCAAATAAGAAATTTCAATGATAATCCTATCCCCGATTTTTATGTAGGTGTGGTCGATAAAGTAGGAGACTGAAAATGTATTTCTTTTCTTCACCTACTTTAGAAATCCATGATTAAATCTCTTTTGTTATCTTTGTGACAAACAGTTATTAACATGGCATTAGAAGATAACAGAAACATAGCGGTTCCTCAAACAGGTATGAATCGCGATCTGCATCCGTCGAGTCTTACGGATCAGCATTATACGTTTGCCTTGAATGCCAACATCGAATCCGAGGATGGTAATGTTGGGATGAGATCTAACGAGCATAGTAATCTTAAATGCATTGATTTCGATGGGTTTAAAGTTATTGGTTACAAGAATGATCTTACTTCAGGCAATATCTATTTTTTTATAACAAATCCTGAAACAGGCGTATCTAAAATAACTTATTTCAAGCCTGAATCCGATACAAGTATCTTATCCGACTCCGATATAGAATCTATGGTAGAAGGATCGGAGTCGTTGTGTTCTGGCATGAAAACTTTGCTGGAAGACAACGAGCAAGATCCGTGCCTTAAATTCTCTATCTATCATCCTATAAAAACCATAGAAATAAAGACAGAGAAATGTGGGAAATGCATTTACTGGACTGACGATTATAATCCTCCCAGGTATGTTATTGTAGATAAGGCCCTGACTCCTGATGATGAAGGTGATATATGGTATCATTATCATGGGTATAAGATATGTGATAAAGAATACGATAGGAAAAAGTTCATGCAGGAGAATGGCTGTTTTCTGGCATGTGAGAAACTTAGGGTGTTTCCGCTACTCAAACCCATGTGCATAGAGCCGGCTCAGATAGAGTACGGGGGCAGTCTGCGCTCAGGCGTCTACCAGGCTACTGTGGCTCCTTGTGACGAGTTTGGAAACGAGCTTGGAAGTTATTCTAATCCTACTAATCCTGTCCCTATATTCGATGAACAGTATATTACTCAAAAAGATGGCAAATGGGGAGAACGTACTAATTTAGGTATTAGATTCGTCGTATCTAACATAGATCGTCAAGTTGAATATTTTAAGGTTGTTGTCATTCAAAATACAGTAGGATACAACGGAGAAACTCAACCGGTTGTTGATTACTTTGTAGAAGGTATCCATCCTGTATCAGAAAAGACTATATTGTATTATTCGGATCTTAATAACAAACGTACTACATTCGAACACATATCCTTGAAAAAACCTGTGTATAACACATCAAGGGGGATTGTGGCTGTCGGGAATCGTCTTCTTCAATATGGTCTTACGGCGGAAAAAGAATGGAATTTACAGCCTGTAGTTTCCCTCATGGGACACTTCCTTCAATGGCAGGCATCGGTAGCCCACGAAGATCTGTATAAGGATGGTAATGCCTGTTCATTGTATGTGGGGTATATGAGAAATGAAGTGTATCCGTTTGCTATTTCTTTTAAGTGCTCCAACGGTTATAAAACTCCGGCATTTGTGTTAATACCTCCCCCTTATAAAGATGCTGCGGCAGAAATAGAAAATAAGGATACCGATAGGGTATATAAGTCCATAAACCAATATGCTCCACCTTGTTCAGGGCAAGAGCGTAAATTCAAGTGGCAGTATTATAATACGGCAGGAGATCCGAAGGATTTTGATGATGAAGAAACCGGACAAGAAGAATGTAAAAATCCGGCTACTATCGGTCAAACTATAACATTGCAAAATGATTTTAAAACTTATACGAACGTTAGTTTTACATTCAGAAGTCAGATTATAATAGATGAGGTGATTAATTATTTTTCATCTAATATAAAAGACATCGCATGTAATACCGCTACAGAAGAACCTAATAATGCTGCTGCCAACGAAATATGCGATATATTCAACAGCTACGGAGACCCTGACGATCCTAATACGGAGGAACAAAAAGAAGCTATAGATGGTATCGAGGCTCCTGAGTTTGGAGCCGAGTGTACTGATGCGCACCGCCAGTATTCGCTTATTACAGCTCCGGTAGATCGTATTGTAGGTTTCCGTGAAGAATATACGTATAAGGATCTTGAGGATATGGAGCACGTATCCACCGACTACCTATATACTACCGGCGGTGAAAAGCAAGACAAGTATTCTGTGCTATTTAACTGGGAACTACAGGAACAGATGATAGAGTTCATGGATAAGTATTTCTTTGCCGATGACGAAGATGGCGGTCATTGGGCTGGATACTGGTCGGGTGATGACGGGACCAAGGCGTGCGCTGTGTACGATTCTCTGTTACAACCGTCTGTTATATTACAGTCTATAGCCGAAGCTATTTATGTTCTGGATTCTATGCCGTGTACTTGCGGATGTTTTATAGAAGAGCCTTGTCTTAATCCTACTGTTGCCAGAAGCGATTATAACTCATTCCAGTCATCTTCTACACTTCTTGGAGCATACCTTCTTATGAATGATGTGTGGAATGATGATAAAGGAGAAAGTAAGGTTTGTTTCCCAGATAGCAACCACTGTCTTCCGGACTGGAGGGCCGGACGTTCTTCGAGTACTATCCACAACGACGCCTACAGGTCAAGGATAGCGCCTGGAGCCCTGATAAGGGACACCTGGCCTGAGATAGAGAAAAAGATAGATGATTATTCATATAATTTCCTTGATACCGGTTATGTTCCAGAAGGAGATTACGGAGATGGATGGACCTGGGATTCTTATGCTAATTTAGCTGACAATAACGTAGGTGCTCTTATTCCTGAAGATGTTAAAGGTTCTACGATGTTTACATCAGAGTTATTGGTATGGAGGTTTACGAAATGCGTGCTTCGTAACGCCCGTTTCCTTCATATTACAAGACCTGAAGAATGGGATGATCCTGATTTCCCGGCCAAGGACAAAGTTCTTTATCTGGAATCTTTGGGTAAGATAGATGGTCTTATGGATGCTGTGTCCACACAATATGTCCGTCTTTCTTTCTGGAAATCATTAGATCCAAGATACAAAGGAAGCAATAGGAAGATAGATAAGGATGATCTCAACTTTGATTGGGAGAAGGTCATGGATGAAGGCGATAATTATGTTATTGTTGGAGCATCCCGTCCTTACTTTGGACACATAGGCGAATCTTTCTTCGATAAGTACCCTGATGGATTGTATGTAGCCATAGACTGCCCTATCGTATCATGCCCTTGGATTTTTACCGTTCGACAAATTGATTTCTGTAAGGTTAAAGACGATGGAGAAGAAGAACATAGCAAGAATCCATCAAGAGGCTTGGTGGGCACATCTTACGTCCTTGGTAAAACTATATACCCTTATATTTTTGGTATCAGAGAAAAGGAAATAGACCGGATAAATGTACGGGCAAAAGAAATATCGTTAAGGGCTACTGTAGAATACGCCAGTCAGTGTACGATATGCGGGGATCGCCCCATAAATTGCGCTCCAAGAAAATATAAGTACGGTGATTTTGCTTACTGGGAATCGTCTGAGAAGTATCCTGCTAATTTTGAACTGTATGACAGTAGTAAGGTTAAGATAAGTGATCATGGATATGAAGGCAATTCCAAGAAAGCTTACGACAATATCGTATCCAAGCTTACTGAGTACTACGGTTCCCCTTCTACGGATGATAAGGGAATGATGTCTTTTAAAGGTCATAAATATGGTACGGTAGACACCAGTACCGTCTTTTGCCAACAACCTATCCGGCACTACAAGTTCCCAGACAACGATCATATGCTTTTTATGAACCGGGATGTGAGATCTTATGATGTCCCTTCGGATATTTATCCTATAGGGATATTAGTAGACGAGGATATGATTAACGTCTTCCTTGATTTTGCTGTAGATTCTGGATTGATAACCAAAGAGCAGCGAGATATGGTTACAGGCTATGAGATATATAGAGGTGACAGACGTCTTAATCGTTCTGTTATAGCTACCGGAATAGCTTACGACATGTACAGGTATTCAGGTCAAAACTCGAATCTTAATCTGTATCCTAATTATCCGTATAATGATTTATCGGATGACTCTTTTAATTACGCAACTGAAAAAAGGGTATCGTTTATAACTCACCCATTTTTCAGAAGAGGAAACGTATGGTATGCATTTAGTTCTCCTGATATTTATTTCAATAAGCCTGAGACTCCTACGGAGGTAGCTATAGAAGGTTTTATAAGGGGAATGTCTGTAGGAAACTTTGATGAGGTTGAAGATCATCCCAAATGGACGATATTAGGAAAACAATCATATAAGATGGCGGCCACATTAGCCAACATCGAATCCACGGCCACCATAGCTTCTCAGATAGCAGAAGAGCTTATGAACCGTTCTACGTCTGCGTATATAGGTGTGATAGGAAATATCAATATGGCAATGATCTTTGCTTCAATGATTGCCACCATATCTGATACGCTTGCCAAAAGACCGGTATTGTATGGTAAGTACAGATATGATTGGCTTACGACATTCATAAACAATGGCCCAAGAAGGAATCATGCTTTTTATTATACATCTGTAGGTTACTATAATAGCATGATGGGCTTTGATGATACGGCTCCATACGAACAAAACAGATTAAGAGGATTGGCTAACACCAAGAGTCTTAAATCAGGTATGTACCCCATATCCGATCCGTCTACTACATCATCTTGGGTTACTGGAGAAGATGTAGATGATGATAACCAAAACGCTTCAAAAGATTTTTTGTTTATAAATAACATAGATAGGGAATCTTCCATGTTCTTATCTTTTGGAGATCCGGGAGAAAAGGATCCTGATACAAGCATCTTAAATTCAAAGTATCTTGTATCGTATCCTATGCAGGCCCAGGTATATGATACAAGTCGTATCCATGACCCTGTTATCATGGCTTCTGATGCCGGATCTAAAGAGTCTTTTGAAAGGACGAAGATGTTGTCTTATATCTGTTCTCCGTATATGAAGCTTATGCGATACAGGCCCGATCAGTATGGAGCTATAGAAGATATAAAATGGATATCAGTAGGAGGGTGTGGATTCTTCCAAGGAGGGAAGCAACCTTTGTTTGGCGGTGACACCTACATATCGAGGTTTTCCATGAAGCGAAAATTCCCATTTTTTTATAATACTGCTTTTGGTATAGGGGATATGATACCATTTGCTTACAATGATTACCGGAATGTTGGATTCCCTAAGTATTTCGTTAATTACGATACTGGAGAAGATATGCTTGAGCATACTGACAACGAACGTTTTAATAGCTGGACATCATCAAGCAAAGGAACGTATTCTTTTTATCCAAATAGAAAAAGTTTGTATAATTTAAATGGTGAAAATGAGGCTAAGAAATATGTGGATGGTAGATTTTATCTGTGGTCTTATGGTATTCCTCAATTCCTTGTAGAATCGGAAATAAACTGCAATTTCCGATTAGAAGGAGTAGAGCCTCATGAATGGTTTTATCCGGCTCATGGTGATTTTGCTTGGTGGACACAAGAAAAGAACGTGTCTATCCATAGGGACAATGATTACAAGATAAGTCCTATCTACTCATCAAGAATGACGTTGACACCTAATGTATTGCCGGCGACATACGAACGTCGTTTTTATGATTGTGCTTACCAGCGACCTAATGGTGTTATATGGAGTAGGGCTGACGTATCTGAAAACAGTCAAACAGATCCGTGGCTGACATACAAACCTATGGACTATCATGAGTTCCCAACCAGCAACGGTAAGCTTATTCACATGAAGCGTATTGAATCCGATCAGATTCTTGTCAGGTTTGAGGACCAGGTTTCACTCCATAACGCCATAGACGTAATCAAGGAGCGCACCTCCCCAGGGCAGGCCGAGATGGGCACCGGCGGTCTGTTCGCGTCCCGGCCTCTGGAGTACAACACGACCGACCTTGGTTATTCTGGAACCCAGAGTACTGAAATAATTAGTTCAGAATTTGGTCATTTCTGGGTAGATACTAAAAGAGCACAGGTGTTTATGACCGATCCGAACGGACGTAATCTTAAGGAACTTAGTGTAGGTATCAGACATTGGCTTAAGCGTCATCTTCCGTTTAAGATTCTTAGATACGGAATAACTAATATCTTGACCGGTGCAGAAATGACAGAAGAAGATACGGATAACAAATTTATCGGTCTTGGTCTGTCTCTTGGATGGGATAATAGGTATAAGAGGGTACTTATCACGAAAAAAGATTATATACCTGTTAAGAACCCGGCATATTATAAATATGATGGTGGAAGGTTCTTGTATAATGAAACAGAGGTGTTGTCAAACGATAAGGAAATATCCTTAAAAGACGAACAGTATTTCAAGGACGTGTCGTTCACTATCGGATATTCGTGTCTGAAGCAAGAATGGATATCGTATTACTCATTTTGCCCTGACTATTATATAGAGCAGCAGCAATATTTCCAGACAGGAATAAACTTCCCGGCATCAGATGAAGAAGGTGGTCTATGGAGCCATTTGCTGACGAATAAAAGCTTCCAAACATTTTATGGAACAACATATCCATTTATATTAGAAGTGCCGATAAAAGAGAAATATAACGGTTCTACGTTGGCTTCTGTAGAATACGAGCTTGATGCAAGGAAATACGTCGATGATGTGAATTACACTCTTGACAGGAAAGTAGGTTTAGATACGATAACTATCTACAACGACACAAACAACTCAGGTGAAATTCATCTTGTTCCAGAAGAAAAGAATAATTTAGCGCAACGTATATCGTATCCGAAGATCGTAGGCGACTATACTGAGGTCCTGGATACTGAGGTATATAGAAGACATAAGTTAAATGACTTCTTCAACAGGGTTGACGATGACCGGTCAGAGACCCCTATTTGGATCAAGGACGATAACGATATAAATAAGTCAGTTAATCCTGATTCTCTTAATTTCAGACGGTCATGGCTGGATAGGTTGCGTGGTAGCTGGATGCTGATGAGGATAAAGAAAGTAATTAGCAACCGAAAGATTATATTCCAGTGGTTGATTTCTGAAGATAAGATTAAGAATAGATAATATCGTATTACCCTCTGCCTATTAGCAAGTAGAGGGTAATACTTTTAAGTGCAAGGCTGTGTATAACCACTTTATATTATTCACTACATTTATTTATCCAAATTAATATATTTTAAATCATTTTAATTTGTAAATCATATTTTAGTGTCTATATTTGCATCGTAATCAAGAGAGATTATGATATAAAACAGTGGTGATGGAAGGTGATACTTCGGTTTGTGTCATAGGTTCGAGTCCTATATTTTTCATGTAAGAAAAATTAGATCAGTTGGTAGATCAAAACCTCCTTTCATATCAAAACACATTCCAGGTTTTCCCTGTTTTAATAAAATATATAGATGGTGAGGAGTTCGGTTACTCCGAAAATTAGCGTAGTGGATAACGCGGTATTCTGCAAAAATACTTTTCATTGGTTCGAATCCAATATTTTCATTTTAATTATCCGGCTCCGTTTTTCCTCTGTTTGAAATACATAAAAACTAATGAGTGGTGATGGGGTTAGTTACTTCGAATTTAGCTCAGATGGATAGAGCGATACTCTTTTAAAGTATAGGTCGATGGTTCAAATCCATTATTTCATTGTTTACACTAACTTCAGGTTTTCCCTCATTGAGTATTCATTTTGATATATTTTTTTTTCAAGCAGTGGTAGTAATATCACTGCTTTTTTTTGTATAACACTTTAAAGAAAACAACAACAAATGGGAAAGTTTAACAAAAAGGATGAAGGTGTTAAACCTACGATCGTGAATCACATGGGAGAGAAGGCGTATAAGCCTAACGCAGAAGAAGAGTTGGTATCTACGGTAATGACTACCATGTTATCTGATTCTTATTATGAGAAAGAAAAAGATAAAGTAGAAAGAATTAAGAACCTTATGGATCAGGTGGATCCGTATTTTGCAGCACAAACAGCATTGTATGTCAGGAAAGAAGGAAAGCTTAGGTCGGTAACGCATCTTATGGCTTCTGTCCTTGCCAGCAAAGCATCGGGTAAGGAATGGGCTTCAAGGTTCTATAATAAGATCGTTATGCGTCCTGATGATATGAGCGAAATCCTTGGCTGCTATGCGGCTCTTAACGACAAAAATCCAAAGAAGTTAAGAGGAATATCCAGCGCTATTAAGAAAGGATTTAAGACGGCTTTGGAAGGTCTTGATCCGTATCGGATTGATAAGTATAAGATGGACAGTAGGGCCATTACTATGGTTGACTTAGTAAACTTATTTCACCCTAAAGGCAATCAGGCTAACAAAACGGCTTTCCAGTACCTTATAGAAGGTCGGTCTTTGTCTGGATTATACGAAAGCAAGATTCTTGAAAAAGAAATGTCTAAAGCCGGACAGGACAAGAAAGACAATAAGGAAAAGAAAGAAGCTTTAGGTGACGCTATTCGGGACGTGGTTTCTAATGTAAAAGGTATGCCTATTTTTAATATGGTTCGTAACCTTGTAAACATAATCAAATACGCGCCTGATCAAATAGATGAAGTTTGTAGGCAGCTTACAATAGAAGAGAAGGTACTTAATTCGAAGATGCTTCCTTTCCGTTTTGCTTCAGCTTTCAAAGAGGTTGAAAATATGGGCACTGATGGTTCCGATAATGATATTGTATTTGAGTCGGATAAAAAACGAGCTAAATTAACAGCGCGTAATAAATATAAGATTTTAGATGCGTTGGAGAAAGCCATAACCATCTCCTGCAAGAACTTGCCGGTATTGGAGGGGCGGTCGGCTATCCTGATTGACCACTCTGGCTCTGTACGTGGAGATATGGGAGGGTCTTCTGAAGTGTCTGCCTTTAGCAAAACAAATACGGCTGTCATTGGTAACTTGTTTGGCTGTATGATTGCTTCTGTGCTTCCTGACGTATTTATTGGTATGTTTGGTGACAAACTTATCAATTACGAATATGATAGAAGCAGAGGTGTTTTGTGGAACAACAAAAAATCTTTTACTGCCGGAGGAGAATGCGGTGGTGCTACCGAAAACGGTCTTTTTGCATTCTTGGAAAAGTGCGTTAAAGATAAGATCAAAGTAGATAACTTGTACGTTATTTCAGATATGCAGATAGGAGATGGCGAATCTATTGTATGGGAGAAAAGTTCCAATTATGAATATGGTAAATTCGCTGAACTTTTGAAAGGGTTTAAAAAAGTGAATCCAAATTGCAAAATCGTTTCTATTTCTACTCAAGGATATGGAAGTGAGATGTTTTACAGAGGATCTAATATCTTGAACATAGCTGGCTGGTCAGAATCTATTTTCGATGTTATTAACAGCAAATTCTGCGGATATAAGAATATGATTGAAGAAATTAAGAAAATAAAAATATAATCATTGATTTTGCTTCAATTGTAATTTCCATAGTAAACAAGTTTTAGCTTTAAAGGTATAGCCGAAGAAGTACGTGAGTATATCTTCGGCTTTTTTGTTTATCTTTGTTGAAAAACAGTTTGTTATGAAACAAGTATTATATAAAAATGACATATACCCCTATAATGTAAGGGTATTACTTGGAGCAGATGAAGAGTATATAGTTAAGACGTTCGCTAACCTGGAAGTAGAAGATCAGAGCTGGGATGGGTGGACTGATGATTATGGTGGCAGAACTATTTTCGTAGGAAACCGAACCAATCACAGGAAAGAAATATGTTTCTTGTTTCATTCACTGTCTGATATGGATGTTAGAACCATAGGACACGAATGTCTGCACGGTCTTTCCCTTTATTGTAAGTATCTTAATATTAACTACAGTTTTGACGCCGGAGAAGATGAGCACGCTGCCTATCTAATGGGATGGTTGGTTGACAAGGTTTGTGATGTTTACCACAAATTTAAGAAGGAGGAAGAAAAATGAAAGAAAAAGAATTTGATTTTGTGATATATCCACTAAAGTTGATTATCACCGTAGGGTTAGATTACAAAACATTGTGTGATCGTTTTGAGAATGCAGAATTGGATCATGAAGGAGAGTGGGGAGATGAAGGCGATTTAGATTCAGAAGTCTCTTTTATGAATCTTGTTCGTGATAAGGGGGATGATAGAGCTTTTAAGTTATTATGGAACTTTCAAAGTGAGAATGATATGACTATACAAAACATATGTCATGAATCATTTCATGCAGCTATGTCGGTATGCCAACATTGTAATATGTCTCTTGGTTTTAAGGTGGGAGAAGATGAACACGCAGCTTACATAGCTGGATTTGTTGGTAACTGCGCAGGTGAAATGTTTGGATTCTTAGAGGAAGAAAAAGATGGCAAAGAAGAATAAATCAGATTGGAAGCCCTCAGAAAATATCCTAAAATATTTGAAATCGTGGGAAAAGTTTGAGCCTGAATTATATGACGATAAGAAGGGAAATATAACAATCGGGTACGGATTTCATCTTCCTCATCTTCTTAAAAAATACAAGAATGGTATAACAGTAGAAGAGGCCGATAAGGAATTTGAAGGTGTAGTTAATACGTTTGTTCCGGAATTTATACGAAGAACTCCTAATTTCAAGAATCTAAACAATAATCAGCGAGATGCTTTGTTTAGTTTGTTTTACAATACAGGAGGACCAGAGTATTCTAAAAGCCCAATGCTTTTCAAATACCTTAAAGAAGGTGATTATGATAAGGCAGTGAAAGAAATAAATCACAATAAAAACGAGAAAGGTATGGGCGGCCAGAAGAAGCGCCGTGCCTTCGAGCGCCTGGTGTTCACTACGCCGACAGACCAGCCCTGGACGGTGGATGATGACAGTAACTATGTCTTGATTGAAGATAAGCCTGTAGAGAACGAATCTATAGAAAAAAATATTAATGATTCAAAGTATGAAGACGCTCGTCATGTAGCCGCAAAATACGGTTATACAGGTTATATAGGTGGAGGATATGACGGAAATAAGGTCAGGGTATCTGATTCGAATATGAAATCAGTTGGCATATCCAATAACGCTGATCCTGATAAGTGGTATGAATCCGTTAATCCAATATTAGACACTGATCCTATTAGTTTAATTGCCGATTTTATTCCTACTGTGAAACGAATGTTGGATCCTAATAGGGAGCGATCCGGAGAAGATACAGCCACAGATTTTGAAGAAAAAATGTGGAAGGCTTACACGGATGGAGATATAAGTAGATTACCGGCAAGCAAGTATCGTTTTGATGACGATGATGATAATGCTCAGTACGTGGGATTGCCTCAAGAACAAGCCATTTTGATACAATCTTTATTAGATAAAGAATATATAAACAACATGCTTGACGAGGCATATAAGAATGCTGATGAAAAAAGTAAACTAAAAATAAGAGATTACAAGAAGGTCCTTGATAAACTAAATAAAAATATATTTGAAAATCCAGGAAAATGGATTTTAGTAAATGAAGGCGTAAGTCCATTTAGAGAAGAAGTATATGGTGACAATTTTGAAAAAGTGAACGAAGCTTCCGGATTAGGTGCGTTGAAGAATTTCAGTGTAAGATGGGATCCTGATGCCGGTATGTTAGATGTGAAGGATGATTATGATTTTAGTCGAAAGAAGATAGCGGAAGACATCATACCGGAAAGGGATGTCCCTCTTAGAATAAGGGAACGTATCAAATACGATCCTAAGAAAGGTAGTGTGCTTCGAAATAATGACAAGGCTTTACCTAAAAGGTTTGTAAGGAAATACGAAGAAGGTGGAGAAGCTAAGTATTGGTGGAGCAATCCAGACAAGAGAGATGAGGTTATAAAAAGACAAGATGACAATGGGGAGTGGCAAGAAAAGAGGAGGAGATTACTTGAACAAGCTCATTCAGATCTTGAAAAAGGTGAAATTGATGAGGACGAATTTAGAAGAATAGCCGGGTTTTCAAATAGTGAAATAGGAAATTTGATAATATCCAAAGATGGAAACGGGGAAGAAATAGGAGCTATTATAAATAATCTTTTAGATTCCATAGATATAGATAAGGTAAAAGAGGGAATTGATGATGCTAAAGAAGAGAGGGAGAACAAGAGCAGGGAGGATGCTTACCCTTATAAGTTAATGGCCGAATCTTTGCTTACACTTGCGGACGTTGCTTCTTCTACACCAGGAATGCTCAGATTATATAACAAAATGGGATTAAGGTTGATGCCGATTCTTAAGACAATAGCAGAAAGTAGCAAAATACAAACCATAGCTGGATTGTCTAATGTGGGTGTTGATGGAAGCCAGATTGCCTTAGATCCAGAAGGAGATAATACTTTTAACTACGCCGGCATACTTGGTGGAGCCGCCGAGGCAATAGGAGGAACGAATGTGATAAGGAATATGTCTTTTATGGGAAGATATGGGAATAGGGTAGATGATGTACTTGATATTGCAAATCCTATTATATCAACATTAGGTGTAGTAGATGATGTAAGTAAGATGAAAGAAGGTGGAGTAATTGGCAAGCAGCGTGAAGCATATGAATACTTTACTAATAAGAGAGGTATGTCCAAGATACAGGCGCTTGCTATCATAGGTAATCTCATGGCTGAATCCGGTCTTAAAGATGACATATATGGAGACAATAGAACATCATACGGCATACAGCAATGGCATAATGAACGCATGGATAAGTTATTCAAGCATGCCAAAAAGAAAGGTCATTCTACACCCACATTCAAAGACCAACTTGAGTTCTTGGCTGACGAATACGAAGGGAAAACCGGATATTCTAATTTCTTATACACAAGAAAAGGAAAAGAAGGACCAGGGTATTACAACTACAGCCGGCAGGATTTTATGAACGCCGATAACCTTAAAGATGCTGTAGTAGCTTGGAACCAAGGAGCAGGACGTCCTCATAAGAGTGTTATAAGAAATGATGACCGTTATAACTATGCTATGGAAGTTGCTAAAAATCTTGGTTTGGAAATTGAAGAAAATTCCGTATCTTCGTATGGCCAAATGGGATTCGGAGATGATGGTGAAATAGCAGCATCGGTAACACTTCCAGAGGTAGAAGTGGCAGCCGCCCTCCCTAACCCAGAAGCCCCGTCCCAGGAGGGACAGTCCGAGGAAGAGAGATTCCGTACATGGACTGAAACGTATGGTAAGGACATCATAAATCATTTACTGACGTTAGACGGGAAAAAGGATGGTGATGACAGTGATTATAATATGATGTATAGACAGAATCAAAAAGAAAGCGAAGAGGATAAGAAAATGGCTTTGATTAATGCCGTGCTTCCCAATATTCAGCTTCGCATTAAAGGCGTCACTGACAATTAGAACAATTATTTTATTTCTCATATTAATAAAGCGAAGCCGGATTTGAGACTCGTTATGCGGATACCGAAGGTTGAAGAACGATATCAAGATAATCCGGCTTTTTTGTGCGATTTCGTGAAGGATGGAACTATCATCGCCTTGGTTTAACAGAACAGACCTACGTACCTCCACTGTCCTGACGGGCATGGGAGCCCGTCTCGCCTACCAGCCTGCCTAATTCTCCACTGGCTACCTAATATAACTATTAACGTCACTCCATCACCTATCTCCTTTCAGTCGATAGGTTCAGTCGTTTTTTAAATGTTATATGTTCTTTCGCATCGTTCCCTTCGGTCACGATACTCAATCCTTTAACACAATTAGGCAAACAATACAATAGACGGAAAAAGTAATTTGTTAATCTGTTCACTCACTTAACTCCCTTCGGTCGTTAAGTTCATTCACTGTAAACAATTATATGAATAAATGGTAAAGTATATAAAATAATATAAATGATATAATGGGTAAGATCATTGAAAATGGTCTTAATATTAAGGAAAACGGAGACTATTCATAGGCGTAGTTTTAATTCAAGATTTGTTGTCCCACCACTGACGGTCAGGAGGTTACGTTCAGAGTCGTTTTCCCGTCTCTTATCCAAACCGTCATAAAACAAAAAACCTTGTATCCTATTTCTCTCAAACCGGATACAAGGCCGTGCATTTTCTTCTTTGAGCGTATGATGAAAAACCATATCTTTGCACTAAAACAACAAAAATAATATGGACACAAAGTTAAAAGAAATAACAGATCCTCACAAGTTACACGACAAGCTCTTTAAGAAAGAGCAGGTCTCTCCGATAGAAGTTATATACAATAGCTTCAGCAACTTAGGGTATAATGTAGTACGCCGTCCAGCCGGTCAGTGTTTAGGCAATTTGAGATATTTTAATCTATTTTATGACAAACATACTCATCATTTTTATCAGAAAGACAGGAAGTTGAGATATTGTAGCAATTTTCTCATATCTGATTATTGGAAAGATAGAGTGCGATGTTTCATAGTTTGGAACTTTGGTTTTGGAAGATTCTTCCCATACAATGACTTCATAGAGGCTATGGTTTATGACTATCTTCGATATGGGAGAAAGTCAGTTCCTTATTTTAAAAGCGTGCAAGAAGCTGAAGAAAAGTGTGTAAGGTTCTATATCCGGTCTCAGATAGATATGCTCCGTAAGGAAGGATATGCTGCATACCGGGCTAAGTTTAAGGAAGAACGTCCTCAGTATTTCATCGGAGACGATAGGACAGTGTTTAGATGCCTTGATAGCTCTTTAAAAAGAGAAGAGAAGATTGCTGCATGCGTAGCTCACAAAAGGGCTTTAAAAGAAGGGATAATGGCTTCCTTCATCAATCACCTTAAGAAATATCCTACCACCTTGTATTCGTGGTTCTCGTCAGAGGTAGACAGCGAAGGAGAGAATAGGATTTGTCTATCTGAAAAAGCCATTAATTATCTTAATAAGAGACTGGTTCGCAATGGATTAAAGGCTCTTTCTGCATCATATCTTTTTAGAACGTTTAGAAAAATGGTGAAGACCTTGTTCGGTTTCAATGTCAGGTCGTTCTTGAATAGATGTCTGATGTCTGTTTCAACAGAAGAGGTTTTAACCAAATCTATGAAGAAAGTAGTTTCCAAGACAGTGCTGTTTTTGTACAAGAGAGCGCTTAAGAACTATCGCCGGGCATGCGGTTTTAAGTACGACCCTGATTCGGGCGGTTTGTCTGTCATACGTCCCTGATTTTTAAACGTATCCCATAACGTTGGATTTTCTCGTTCGTTTCTCTTATCTTTGTGAAAAAAGATAGTATGAAATTACGAATCATAAAAAATCGTCCGATATTCGCTCCTGGCGGTAGTGTTCAGGATAAGAAACAGGATATTAATGTATCCTCTACTCAGCCTATTCTTGATTATGGAACGCCTGTTAATAAATGGGGTGAATCTGATATTCAGAATATATATATGCCTTCTGATGTGACTTTAGAAACAGAGGAGGGTGAGATAAATCCATTTAGCAGTATGCTTACATCCGATTCGTTTTTTGAAAACAATGATGCAGGGTATGCAGGATATCTCGCTGATAATAGGGGCATGGTTAAAAACGTAGAGAAATCAGTCGTTGATAATGCAATGAATGTAGGTGATGCGGATGCTGATTCCTCTAAAGAAAAACGTTCCCAAGATGGTAATCCTCTGGATCCTATGACTACCCCATATTATTCACCCGATCTAACCGGCAGAGCTCAAATGTTCGGTACAAGTCTTGGCCGGATAAGAGCCGGTAATAAGGTCGGTGCTAATGTGGCTCAAGCTGCCTTGTCTGGTGTTAGTTTAGGATTAGGTCTTACCCGTAATATCATGGGAGCTTCATCTGCTGCGTATGCAGCCAGCAGAGACGAGCAGGCAGCGAGGGAAAAACTTGCCAAGGAGCGTCGTCAGCAATTCATCAAGTGGGAACGTGAAGGTGGTGGCGTTAACCTTGGAAATGGACAGAGAATAGATACGTCTGATATGACAGGAGAATACATTTACCCTCTTCCTAAATCTATAGAGGGTAATGCTAATGTTGAGATAGAAAAAGGAGAATACGTTTTGACTCCGGATGATGTTGGTCCTATGGAGGCAAAAGGTAACAGGCATGAAGACGGCGGCACTTCCGTTGATTTGCCAGAAGCTCATATTATTTCAGATTACCGTACTATCGATGATGATTTCGCTTCTTACGTAAGGGAAAATTATGGCATTAGAGCTACGGAAAAAGATACGTATGCTACGCTTCTTGATAGGTACAAGAAAAAAATAGGATTGTCCGAAAAGTATGATGATCAGGAACGTGTTTTCAAGAGATTGGAAAAGAATAAGGATGTTAAGGATAAAAATACTTCTGAGTTGAATAAGTCCATTCTTTCCAAGTACGTAAATGATAATCAAAAGGAAATAGACGAACTTGAGGTGCAATTCAGGTCTTTTGCTGATATTGTCTATAACAAACAAGAGGAATCCAAACGCCAAGAAAAGATAGATGCTTTCTTTAGAGATGGCGGAAAGGTTGATTTAAATGCCGTAAGAAAGCAGGCTAAGGCTCTTAACGTATCTGAATCTGATGCTAAAAATTGGATATACGATGAGTATGTAAAGAGAGTTAGGAAAATGGCTGAAGGCGGCCCTACCAAAGAGCAAATAGAGTGGGGTAAGAAAGTACAGCAGCTTTTAATGAAGCAGTTTGGACGTGCTCTTAATATGTCTATAGTGGATGTTGCGGACAGAGAACAGATCCTTAATCCTGATTCTGGTGTAAATTCTAATCAAAATCTGCAACACAGAAGTAGCGCCGGTTATGGTAGGGTAAATAACAAGGCTATTTCTAATTTGCTTGATATTAACCGTTGGGCTAATAAATACAATACGGATGGAGATTTTAATACAGAAGGATTCCAGACTGGATACAATAGCCAACTAAACAGCCTATGGGCTTTGGCAGAATCAGGTGCTATAGCCAATGCCGAAAAAGCCAAGAAATTTAGAGACGAATACGGATTTTGGGGAGAAGATGCTGGTAAGTACGACCAAGGAAGTAAATCGGCATATAACTCATTTGCCGTAGATGACAAATTTGGGCAAACTACGGCAACCAGATCATTTTATGGATTGGATGTAGTTACTCCTGAACAAAAGAGATTGTTGAACGAAAAAGGGATAAAGAATTATGTTGACTTATTTGGTGATAAATCTGATGCAGCTAAGAAGATTCTGGGTGCCGATTATAATAAGTTTGCTGCTTTAAAAGATAGCGGTTTGATGTCAGAAACAGACTTTATTTTAGAAGCCGTAAATCCGGCATCAAAACCTATAGAAGCTGAACCTGTAGGAACCGGCGCTAAATCTCCCAACCCAGGTTCTCCAGGCAGGATAGAAGTGAAGAAAGAAAATCCTGTTGTTAATACTACTGTAGAAACGGAAGCCGAGGAAGAAGATGATACAAACGGAAGAAAAGGTGTCAGTCCTGCTTTATCAGGCCCTATATTCCCTGAGATGTTGAGGATGCTTGATACTGGATTAGAGATAGAGGGATTGGAAAGGCATCAGGCTCCGAGAATAGATCCTGTTTTGCAATCTGCTGATCAGTATATCAACGAGCTCAACCGCGCGACATCGGCTCAGTTGGACGCAGTAGGTGACGTGCCCGACTCCCAGCGCTCCGCTATTCTGGCTAATATGAACGCCATAGCTGGAAGCAATATAGCCAAGTACATTAACGAAGTAAATTTCAATAACGCAAGGCAAATAAACGAAGCTGATAGATTCAATGAAATGGCTTATGTTCAGACAGACGATAAGAACATAGCGGAAAGGCAACGTTATGAATCTGGGTTATTGAAGGCTATGGCTATAAGGGATGAAAATCTTGCTCGTTATTATGACAGCATAAACAGTGAGATACAGAATAAGTTCAATGTTCGTACATCATTGAATACCATAGCTTCCATAGCTCCAAATATGAGAATGCTTCCAAGTGGTCAAATTATTTACGTTCAAGGTAATCAGGATGTGATGAATATGGGTGATTATTCCACACCTTACTTGAGAAGTTTAAATGAAGAAGATGATGAAATTAAAAGAAGAAGGAGGACCAAATAGTGGCTTCACAGTATAGTATTTTAAGGCAATATGCCCCGTATGTTAGTCCTTACAACATAGATCTTGTTAAGGACGTCATGATGTACAAACAGCAGAAGGTTGATGCTGCTCGTGAAAAGATCTATACCCAGGTAGATTATCTTATGGGTCAAGAGATAGATAAGCCTGAAGCCCGCGCTTATATGGAAGATAAGATGTCAGGTGTGATTGCTAACATCAATCAAAAATTCAAAGGCGTGGATCTTTCTTCTGATGGTGTTACGAGAGCCATACAAGGAGAGATAAGTTCGGTGTTAGATGATACGGTCATTAACGCGATTGCCGGCACAAAAGAAGGCAAGAGGGTTATGAAGGAAATAGAATCTATAAAACAGAATCATCCTGAACTTTATTCTCCTATTAATGAATGGCATGCTTTGGACCCTTATTACAAATGGAGGTCAGATGGTAAAGCAGGATCAAGGTTGGGAGGTCTTCATTATTCTCCTTATGTCGATTATACTAAGGAGATAAATAAGCTGGTCAGTGATTTTAGGAAAAACAACGAAGGCAAGAAGATTCAGACAACAGAATATGATGTTAAAGGTAATCCTACTGGTGGAATCATAGAAGTCAACGTAGATGAGCTTACTGATTCCCAGATAAGGAATTTTGTGTCTGCTAACTTATCTGAAAACATGAGGAATCAGATGAGAATAGAAGCATCATACATGGCAGCTACCAATCCGGTGTTCAGTAATCCGGATTTGGTTAGTCAATACATTGGGTCTTATGTCGAAAGATACGATAGGCACATAGGAGCATTGGAAGCAAAAAAGAAATCAGTAGGGGATAATAAGGATATTATTGATCGTATTGACAGTCAGATACAGGAAGCTAAAAATCAGAAAGCAGAAGCCAAGAGGGAGGCAGATATGATAATAGCTTCATCAGATCCGGTAGCGGCTGCTAATTTTGTTGTTACCAATAATCTTTTCGATAAGATGACTGATGCATGGAGATACGACAATACAAGTTTTGAAAGGAAGAAAGATGATCTTTATTTTGCAAGGTTGGCAGAGGATAGGGCTCAGCAAAAGTTTTTGACTGATAATGCTAAGTCTATGGTTGAAATATCGTTGGCAAAAGAGCAACTTGCACAGGCTAAGATTGAAACCGAATACATGCGTACTTACGGTTCCAAGATGGGCACTGAAAGCTCATCCGGAGGCACAAGAGGAGCAGGCGGTGTAGGAGTGCCGATGGCTCCTATGGACGGGCCTACGGCTATCAATTCTGGAACGGGTAAGATAGGATCTGTTAATTTGGCTAATATCCCTTATGAACAACTCACATCTTCTTCCACAGAGCGTAGAGCAAATTTATTGAAATTATATAATTCATTATCTCCTACAGACAGAAGTAATATCGTTGCAGCATCATACGAAGAAGAAAAAACTGACCCAGGATTGTATGCTAATATGACTCCTGAAGAACGGATATATTCTTATTTAAAAAATAATGGAGGTCAGAAAAACGGATATTTTGGACAAGGAAATAACAGACTGTCTGAAGCTTATGATGCTTTACTTCTTTCTGATTCTAAGGCAAATGGAGCTACAAAGGCTATAAATAACATAACTGATTATCAAATAGATAATATAGTTACTAAAAAAAATAAGGATATTATCAGTAAAGTTCGTAATGCTAAGTTTATGAAAGGAGATTCTTTTATAAATCTTACCGATACAGATGATAAGGCTGGAGCCTTCCTGCTCGCCACAGCCATAACAACTGGTGTATCTGATGCCGTAGGGTTCAGAGAATACATGATGGACCCTTCAAGAGGAATAGATATTCTTAGTGCTATATCTCCGTCATTAGGAGCTAAGGCGAGTGCCGGCAAGTTGGGGAAAAACATATCTGATGCTATTACAAGCGAGAATAATGGTTCTTCTACTGGTACATTGGCTCTTATTAATGGAATGAAGAAACTCAACGGCGATCCTGATTTTAATATATCAGATTATATGACCATAGATAAGGATGGTGATATAGATTTAAAAGATTATCAGGAAGGTGAACCATTAACTATTACCCAGCTAAGATATGCTGAGAAAAACAGTAGAGTGTCTGATATGATAGCAGGTCAGATGCAGGATGAGATAAAAATGTCTGTATCTCCTGATCAGATTTCTGATAAGTTATCTCAGTATCATTACCTTGATTCTTACAAAAGATACAATTGGAATGCCGATTCACCGGAAAAGTCTTTGCAGAAGGCTCAGTTTAGAAGATTGTCTGGTTACATGGCAGGAAAGGTAAATAATCTGGATCCTACTGCTATTAATGCCATTAATATGGATGCCGAGATAGATAATGGCACTGTTAGAAGATTCTTGACTGCTCAAGTAGGTTCCGGTGAAAATTCTTATGTTACAGAAAGGGTTGAGATTACGAATGACGAGCTTCTTAAGGCGGGTATAGATCCTTCGGTCGAGGAGCGTAATTATCCGGTGGATGGTTACAAATCAAGTTTTGGAACCTGTGATTTTGTAGATACCGGAAAGAAGGAAGGTTATTCTTATGATAAGTATCTTATACGTAATGGTCTTCCCCGTTTGGCTTCTAAGGCTGATGTTAAGAATGATCTTTATGATATAGTAAAGGTTCATGGTTCTTACCTTAAGCCAGAAGAAATGAATGTTGTTAAAACCCTTGTTGATAATTTTATTGACATGTCTGATAACATATCAGTTCAGTTGGAGGGAATGGATGACAGGGGTTCAAGAGAGGTAGCGGTCAATTTCTATGACAAAAGGACTAAAAATTCTAAAAATCCTGCATTGTTGTTCTCGGATTTTGTTCCTTTGGATCCAGGTAATGATGAGTATGCGGATTACTGGAATAGCATTCACCAGAAGTGTCCTCAGTACTTCTTTGTAAAATACGTGAAGGAGGCTGTTCAAGAACGTCTTGATCAGATGAGGGATCCGTATATGAGAGGAATAAATATCACGCCCAATATGAATGACAAGTTTAGTAAGTTGAACGATTTTTTGCAGAAAATTTATGGCTGACAATAATATAGATAGATATAATCCTGCTGCTAAAACCACTTACGAAGATGTGGCAAGGCAAAGGAAATTAGCCGAAGAAGAGAATTACACTCCGGCTACATTACCAGAGACGACAACACCTCTGGTTCCTAATTATATGCCTGGTGAAGGTGTGTATGCCCAACCTAAATTTCCGGATTACGCATCAAGGATAGCTGCTGCCGAATACGAAGAACCGTATATAGCCAAGGAGATAAGCAACAGCTACTCGGAGGCACTGGCTCGTAACAGCTACAGGGGGGCTACACCTGTCCCGCCGCCTCTTAATCCCTATGGACCGAAGGTAAGTATCCGTGAAAGTCATCAGATGGGTAATGATGGGGTATGGCGTACAAAATATCCCAACTATATTCCGGGTATAAATAATGAGGATTATTATGCCAGGAGACAGAGCGGGTGGAGTAAGTTTTGGAATGGTGTAGGTAAATTCGCTTTAAAGTCTGCATTGTACGGTGCGCAAGGAGTTGTGTCATTGCCTGACAAACTTATCAATATGGCATCTGAGGGAAGTTACAAAGCTGCGTTAAACACTAACATGGATAAGTTTGTAGGTGATCTTGACCAGCAAATAGACATGCTTCTTCCCCATTATTACAAGAAAGAGGTAGAAGATTATAATTTCGGTCAGAAGCTTTTTAAGGATACCGGTAATTTCTTGTGGAATGATGTCCTTGGTAATGGTATGTCTTTTACCGTAGGAGCCATGATATCAGCGTACATGACCGGAGGACTTGGAGTTGGATCATTGGGTAATATAGGCGCTAAATTAGGTGGAAGAATCGGAGCTAAGTTAGCAGCAAGGCAAGCTGCCAATAGGGGCATAGGAAGCCTTAAAAGCGTGTTTAACGACTATGTAAGAAAAGGAGTTGCTACCGGAAGAAATGTAGGGGAGGCGGCTAAGACCATGACGTTGTTGGCTACCAGTGCCGGATTCGAGTCATCGGTTGAAGCAAATTCTTTTATGAAGCAATCTGAGTCTGATTTCAAGGATTATTATCGTAAGATTTATGGTCGTGATCCCAATGCAGAGGAAATGGCTGTTTTTCGTAATTCTAATGCTGATGTAGGTAGTGCTATATTTGCCGCCAATATGGGTATCATAGGATTATCTAACTGGCTTCTTTTTGGTAAGTATATAGGGTTAGGAGGCAAGGCTATACCAGGGTTGGAAAAGAGGCTCAACAAGCATTTATTTGGATTAGGGACGGAAGTTGCGAAGCCGGGAGAGATGGCTATTAAAATAACCAATCCCAATATAGGACAGAAGATAGCAGGCAATGTTTTCAATATCATGAAAAGACCGGTATCTGAAGGCTTATGGGAAGAAGGATCTCAAGGTGCTGTTCAGAATACGGCTGAGGAATATGTTAAGTCAAGATATGATAATGTCGCCATGAACGGAGCCGTTGATGTTCTTGATGCTATTTCTGAAGGATTTAAAAAGCAATATACGTCTAAAGAAGGATGGACTGAAATAGGAATCGGTGCTATTATCGGTTCTTTGTTTGGTATGAGAGAAGGCTTCTTTGGGGTGAAAGAGTATAGTAATAGTCAGATCTTGCTGGAAAGGCAAGTGAATGAATATAACAAAGCATCTTCTAATCTTAACACGGCGGCTTTGAATACGTTGAAAAAATCAATGAGTTTAGGGCCTCAAGTTCGTTCCGATGCCCAGTCTATGACTGGTAAGGAGCTTGATGATGCTATGTTTGAAAAGATGTCTATTGACAACCAAATGGGAACCTTAGAGGATTCGGCTGAAAATTTCCGGCAGATGATTGATATGATGCCTATTTCGGAAATAGCCGAAGCTAATGGAATGTCTTTGGAAGAGGCAAAGAAATACAAGGACTCTATTATTGATAATTATAATAATCGTCTTTCGGATTTCAGATCTGCCCAGAGTTTTGCCGAAGATCTTATAGGTGATGATTCTAAGATTGAGTTTAGGAAATACGTGGCTCGTAATGCTTTTCTTGGTCTTCAATCGGAATCAAGAATGAAAGACATAGCTTCTGTCATAGAAACGCTTTCGGGGCAGCCTCGCGTGGCGGATGCTCTAAGTACGTTCTCCCGGCTGTCGGACAGGGCAAGGGAGCGGGCGATGGCTATCCGTGGCATACGGTCAAGAATAGAAGAACTTGAATCCGAAATAGAAGATCTTGCTACCCGCCCTCGCAACGTAGAAGGGAAAGATCCACAAGCTGAATCCATACAACGAAAAACCAAAGAATTGGAAAGCCTTAGAACCAATTACAACAATTCGTTGTCTGAGTTATCAACGTTAATAGGAAAAGAGTTTTCGATAGAAGAGCTGGTAAGTAAAACCGAATCTGTTTTATCATCTCCTCTTTCTCCCATAAGTTCACAAGATGTGATAGAAGCCTATGATACGCTTGTGGCTTTTGATGATTATTTTAATGTAAAATCAAGACAGGAAAAGAAGTTTACAGCCAAAGACAAAGCCATGAGATCCTTGGTAAATGAATACCGAAGAAGTTTGATGGACTATAGGAATATGAATAACTTCTTGTCTAAGATGCTTGATAAAAGATTCTTAGCTGAGGAAAACAGGGGGTTTTCAAAAGCGCTGTCTTCTCTATGGTCTACTCCTTATAAAGGGGATGACAAGGTTCCTGATTTTGCAGAGTCTAATAAAGTTGGTGAATATGACACTGATGAGGTAGTAGATCAAGCTGTGTCAGAAGGTAAGATTTCGGAAGACGAAGCTTGGACTATCAAGGCTTTTATGCATGCTCTTGATAAAGTAAGGGAAGATAGGATGAAGGAAGCAGAAGATGATATAAAAGAGTCACCGCTTACGGAGTCTGTATCGGATGAAGATTATGAGGCTGCTATGGATAATCCTATTATGGTTCCGGTAGTAAGGCAGTCTATAATTGATAAACTATATACAGGTAATGCCGATCTTCTTACTGCGAGAGAAAAAGATGTGTATGATAAATACAAACAAGATTTTGATGATTATGTATCGTCTTTAGGTGATAGTCCTGTTAATCTCATTAAATCATTATCTGAAAAGGCTGACAGGCTTACAAGTCCGAGATCAGTATATGAGGAAAATAAAGCTATTATTGATATGGCTAAGTCTAATTTGGAGCCAGATCAAAGAAAGGAGCTTGATGATGCTATTTCTTCGTATGTTGATATAATGAACAGGCGGGACAAAGGAGAGAAAGTTGACGAAGATAAACTTGCAGATTCGGTATTTACCATAGAAGATCTTGGCCAGGTTGGAAATATCACGGACCTCCTTCCTTATATCGAGCAAAACAGGATTATTGGTAAAGGTCGTATCTCTGAATCTACGTTAAGTAATTTCGGGGAGGATGATGCTAATATAGATTCTCTTGTAAATGAATTAGACGAATCTGATAATACGCCGGGAGCCAATATAGATAGCGCCCAGAATCCAGAGACGTTGATGGTTAGAAGAATCTCTAATGATGGCAATGAAAGGTATGAAATTGCGGGTCTTAGAGCCGATAAATTTATATCTTCCATAAAATCATTGGTTCCTATTCAAATAAGCTCTGAAACGAACGCTAATGGCACTAAAAGGTATTCTCTTAACATAGGTGGAGAAACGGCTACTATAATTGAACTTCCTTATCATGCGAGATGGTCTATAGATAAAGAATCGGCTCGTGTTCTTAACCGTTACACAGATGTGTCTATTCAGGACGTGGGTAATTCCTATTCTTTGGTTTATAAGCGTCTTGATTCAGATGAGTTGGTTCCGTACAGAACAGGTGTCGGATTCGGAGAGAATGAAGTAGATAAAATAGATCAGGAAGCATTATCTTCTTTGAAAAAAGGAGATAAGGTTAATCTCGAAATAGATGTAAATGATACTTATAATCAGTCTCTTTTTACCGAATACAATGACGCTGTTCAGTCAGGCGATAAAAAAAGAATAGAATCTGCTGAGAATAAACTGGTGTCCAATATGGTTATCAAGGTCATGAGTGGGAACAGATTCGTTTCTGTTGTAAAAGCTGATACAGGAGGCATAGATGGTATAAGTAAAATAAGAAGAACGGCTTTTAACAAGTGGAAGAAAGATGCTGGTCGGTCGGCTACCATCAGCGTCGGCACGCATGTTGTTGCCCAGACTCTTCCCGGAAGACCGGTATTTAACATGAGGGTGAACGGTCAAGGATATGGCCAGGTAGAAAATCTCCCTATTACCGAAAAAGGTGCTGAAAAAGTATCTGATGTCGGATATGTATTAAATGGCAAAGTCGTGCTTAAGAACGGCTCTAAATACACAGGCTTCCCATTTGCTTATTCTATATTAAATGACAAGGGGAATAATTACAAAAATGTAAGAGTTCCGGTAGTTGTCATCAAAGGTAAAAACGGTCTTAATTATCTTTTCCCTGTTAGTCTACGTTCTGTAGAATCAGAGGAAGGAAAGAAATGGATTTCTTTTATAGATATGCTGCTTGAATCCGGTGACTCTGAATTGTTGCAGATGGGTCAAGATGACATACAAGATCTTAATGCGTATCTGACCAAGTTAGGTCTTGATCCGGCTTCGTATCAAGTATCGTATTTGAATCCTATTTCAGGGCTTATAAAAGCTCGTGAGGCTATAGAAAAATTATCTACGGTTCCTGATGTTGTTAAGTGGGTAGAAGATGGAAGTAGGAGCGTTAAAGACATTGTGACATCTGAAGTAGAATCTGGAATAGATTTCGAAGGTGAGATGTTTGTCGCTCCTAAGATCAGGATTCAATTTGGTAAATCATCTTCCAGATCAAAATCACTTATAGAGGATGATCTTCCTTTCTCTGATGAGGGTAAGACCGTTACTTCTAAAGAATACGTGGATGTTTATGAAGAGGAAATGCCAGAGGAAGGAGCTGTCAGGGGGACTCAGCCGGCGCCATTAGCTCAGCCGGCTCCTGCGGCACAAGCTATGCAGTCTTTACCTGGCAAGAAGCGTACCTCCAGGAAAAACTTCTCTCTTATGTTAAACGAAATAGAATCTCATATAGAAAAAGAAGGATTGCCGCCTTATGCTAATATTTTTGATTTTATAGCAAGGAAGATTGTAGGAGGTGATTTGAGGTTTCTTCGTGAGAGAGGTAATCCTAAAAGTCTTAAGGAGGAAATGGGATTAGAACCTAAAGGAACAGTAGGTGATAAAATATCCACTCCTTCCAGTAAAGGTGGTAAGACCTTAAATGAATACGTTTCTTGGCTTCGTTCTCAAACAGATCAGGTGGTGGTTGATTATGTTGGGCCAAGATCTGACGAACAAATTATATCAGAGTTGAAAAACTTTTTGAAATATATTAATTTTGTTCCGAGTAAGGCTTTGAATTATTCTCTTAGAGTCAATGGCATGGATACCCTAAAAGAATATGGCACAAAAGAGGAAGTAGAAAAAATGGAATCTGATATCAATAGTTTGGTTTCTAAAGTTTTGCCTACGGTGGATAATAAAACTGTAGAAGATGTTTCTACTGCAATAAAATCAAACAACTTGCCTGCCATATGGGAGCCCGTGGAAAGCCTTGATATGACAAACGAGGAAAAAATAGAGTTTTTGAATAACGTAGCAGATTTCCTTAGCGGCATACCAGAGTATGATGCTGTCGTGGAGTCTATAGAGTCAGAATCAGATAATATTTTAAATGATGGAAAAGAAGGAAGTGCAGAAGGCGGTGCAGTACGCACTGAGGAAGATGGCGATAAAAAGGGAGATGGAGAAGGCAAAGGACAATCCAGAACAAATGTCGAAGTTAAAGGAAATGTCGAATTACCTGGATATGAAGAAGGAAGAGTAGATAACTATAGGAAGAACGGAGATAAGTTCTCTGACATTGCTGAAGTCACTTTATGGCTACTTAGAAGGGCTGCCGGCATAACCTCTATCCCGGAAGGAGAAGAGGTTTATGTAGAGGGAGATGAGGTTAATAGTATTATGACCGATATGGAATCAAGGTATGGTATAGACACCATCAATCACTCGCATACGACTAAGGCTATAAGGGATCTTAACGGCGTATCAGGTTATAAAGTAGAATACGGCTTAACCTTTTTGACATACGATCCTTTTATTAGGATATCCAATCCAAGGGAAGAATATAAGGCTGCGAAAGACGAGCCTCGTATATCCGAAGAACCGCTTACTCACATATCAAGGGTGACAACCCCTTATTTCCTGTACGGCGGCGATGAAGCATATACATCTGTTCCGGCTAAGGTAGAACCTATACCGGAGAAGATAATGGGTCGTAATGGCATTAAATTTGGTATGAGTGTAGTCGAGTTAACCAAATTAGGGTACAAAAAAGCTGGTGGAAACTGGATATATAAATTCTATATGAACTCAGGTGTGTATGATTTGTATAATATCAGTACCGGTGAAGCGTTTAGGGCAAAACCGGATCTTGGAGTTAAGATAAGTTCCAGTGCATTCATCCGCTCTTTATCTCAATCTGGTAGAAAAATACAAAATATGATGAGTAACATGAGTCAGGAAGAGATAGATAGGAATAAGAATCTCGTAGAAGGTTCTGATAATTCGGATTCGATAAATGAGTTAAACAAGGAGTGTTGAGTATGAGAAGGAGATTTTTTAATGCTGCGGATAATTTCGTGGGAGGATGTTATAATAAGTTATCTAATGAGGATATAAAAAGGCTTGGAGGGAAAAGACCTTATGTATGTCAGTTTAATAAAATTCATATACATATAGGGCCTGTATTAAAAGATCATGATTCCGATGTCAGTGATATAGTGTTTAATAGTGACTGGAATTATGGTAATTATGAATCTACGGTTTATCATCATAGCAATAATGGTATTTTTATATTAGGTGGAAATAAAATTGGTAATATAGAAGACCATATGCAAGATCTAACATATTGGTACGAATATGATCCGAGTCTTAATGAAAATTATTGTTATTATTATTATGAAGCTGATAATAGTGGAAATGCTATTAAGTTGAATGGTGAGTTTAGTGATGTTAGCACTGTTTTTAACACTCCCAGTTTGAAGGTTACCACTCTTCGTGATGGCAGTTTGAGTTTTCCAGAGATTTATATAGAAGGAGTTTGGGATCCGTCATTGTATAAGTCGATTTTATAGTTAATTTTGAAAAAAGTTAATTATTATGGGTGTCAAATGTCAGATAGAAAAATTCGATAAATGAGTTAAATAAGGAGTGTTGAGTATGAGAAGGAGATACGAAGATGTTTCAAGTCTTGTTCAGTATCAGTTGAAGACCAATCAGCAGGGGAATATAGAGGTTTATGTTGATGACAGGTTTGTTGGAAACGTAAGTGAAGGAGTCTGTAATTGGAAGGATATTGAATACAAGAGTAAGGTTACTATATCTTTGAAAGGAGTCGAGGATAAGGCTAAAACTTCAAGTAAAAGAGTCGGTCCTTATTGTCACATTTATAGCATATTTGGAGGAAATGAATCTTATCATGCAGGTCCGGATAGTAATATAAAAAAGAGTCCGGTTACCACCTTTATAATGTATTGTTATAAAAATGGGGATATTACAACTACCACTACTTATACTAAAAATTTATCTGGAACTCTTCAGATAGGTAAAACACAATTGACTATCAATTACAAACAAAGTAAAAGTCAGTCTTTCTCCGGTGGTTCTGGAGATTATGTAACATCCGTATCTGATTTCCCTTTTGTTACTGGTCCAGGAAATGATAGCGTTGAGTTCGAAGGAGAGGGAAGATTGATAGTTGAGACAGAGGCTTCTCATTATGAAATAGAAGTTTCATAATTTCTATTTTTATACTATCTTTGTCTAAAATATTTATCACTATGGGTGTCAAATGTCAGATAGAAAAAAAGGAAAATGAAATAAAACGGGTTAAGGCTCCTAACGGGGAGCCTTCCGTTCTTTACGAAAGTGCTTTAAAAGTATTAGGAAACAGCGAGCGGGCTCTTCAGGTATGGGCTAAGGCTTACACTCCTGGTTTTTCGTCGTATTACGGTCATTGGAATAACCCGGCTCCAGGGGAGATGTTTAACACCGATCCCAATGGCGAACCTCTTTTAGAAGATGTGCTGTCGTATATGAAGCGTCAGACTTATTTTGCTGATCCTTTAACGGCTCAGGATGTTAAGGATGTAAGGGATTTCCTTTTGTCTACTCATTATTTTTTCAATGCGTCTTCATTGTCTAATGCTATTCTCTTCGATTTTTATGTAGATGGCAGTTTGATACTGAATGAGCAGAAATTAAGGAGATCCGGTTTGTATGATGAAACAGAAATAAGTCGTATTTTATCCGATCCTTCTGTTTTAAACGAGGTTTCGACTTCCATGAGAAAGTTAATAGATTCTTCTATTAACGAACATGATAGGGAAAAAGATAATTATTTTATGTCTATTGACTATCAGTATGGTCCTATTGTTTACAAGGAGGGAGTGTTTAACCAATTTGGTAAAAAAGTACCATATAATCCTTCTGAGCTTTATTATGCTATGCGTAAAACAGTAGCCGGCATAAAAAACTTTTCTGAATTTTCATCTGCTTTTGAATCGTTGAGAAATTCATATCCTGAACTGGTTGAGAAATTCGTTTCTGATAAAGAATTTGCCGAATCTATGTTTGATGAGTTCTCATCTACGAATAAGATTCCGGTAATAAACATAGAAGGGGATGATGTGGTGGAAGGCAAGAGAAGATCTTTGTCTAAGCTACAAGATCTTTCTTATTACAATTCCGGCAAAATAGAGTTCCTAAGAGCTCGTATATCAGCTTATTTACATAGGGCTAATGCCGACACCGAATCCGATTTAAGAAGCATGATATGGGATATAGAAGAGGCTTGTACGTGGTTTGGCATAGATATAATAGGGACATCGGAAACTTATGATGGCACAGAAGAATCTTTGAATAAGATAGATAATTTGATGCTGGATCTTGATATTTATGTGGCCAGGCATAATGATGTAAATTATGCTCCAACGCTGGCATCTTCTATAGATGATGTTCTTGGTGATAGTACAGACTATTATTTTGGATTATTGCCGGAGTATATGGATAATTTGAATATCGTTTATTCTGAATCCGATATAGACCCAGTAGAGGCATTTGAGAAACATTCATTGCTTAAGGTAGGAGATAATCTATATCAAAGGATCAGCAAAGATGATCTTAACGAGATGTATCAAATATCAACAGTATTAGCCAAGCACAACCTAACTCATTTTTCTACTAAAATATATCCTGAATCTTGTTTTAAGAACGGCGTTTTGGATAAAGAGAAAGTACGGAACGTAGATAATAATACGCTCATGGCTTCCATTAAAAAATACGTCAGATCGTTCATGGATTCTCAGAACACAGAGGACATGATAATGACCAGGATGGCGTTTGGGCACCCTGCGGTACTTGACGTTCCTTACGTGGATGTGGATCGGGAGTATAGTCGATACATGAACAAAAAACAAGATAGCGAAAACCCATTATCCTTATTCGATTTATACCAATCTTACCTTGACAACAAACTCCATAAAACAAAATTATATGATAATGCCTATAAGTATCTTGACTTCAAACCTGGTCCATCTTTGGGTCTTATTTCTGATGATCCTGATATTTTGAAATCAATAGAATTATCTTTATCTGGAAAAGACAGGTTGATGTTGTTTGATTATAGCATGACCAGTACCGACCCTTCTTTATCAGAATTGTTTTATTTGGAGAGGTATGACCCTTCGTATGCTGGGAATGATTTTGAACACTATTTTTACACCAGGCACCCGTATTTGTTAAAAGAAAAATCGGGTTCTAATATCGTAGAGCAAGATGGTGTTATAACAGCAGAAGGTATTTATGATAATTTTATAAGAGTAGGTAATAAGATATGGTCTAAAGTAAGCGAGAGTAGTTCCGGCTCTATCTACCAAAATCTGACAGGAACCGAATCGGAGGTGAAATACGATTCTACTCAGAAGGCTAAGACGGTAGAAACTGATTACGCTCCATACCAAAACAGATCTGGCTTGACGCAAGACATGACCGTAAGCAAGTCTGAATTGGATGATCTTAACAAATTAGAATGCAGGTAATTTTTGTACATATATATAGTTTTTTCATAGTTATAATTTGGGAAGTGAGGCTTGTGAAAGTCTCACTTTTCTCATATATGTACGTATATTAATAACATACAAGAAAAGTTAGATTTTCATTGTTTATGAATTATTTTTATTAAGTTTGCAATATTAGTTTCAGGAAGGGATTATGGAAATAAGGAAAAAGTAAGAACCGAACGTAACTAATAACAGTAGGAAATGAGAATCAGTACCATCAAACGTAACAACAGCTTTCATCTTATGTATAAAAACATTATGAATGATTTAGGTCAATTAAGAACTGTAGTTTCAAAATCCTATATTTATAATCTGATACAAAATCAAACCGGATTAAGTATCAGAACTATATCCCATGTCTTGAATCACACAAAAGAACAGGATACAGATTCTTTGTGAAAAGCATACATTTTCATACATTTGTGTGTTCTTTAGTTTTTAGATTTAAGTTTTTCATGGTATTAGTTTAGAGATCAGGGCTCGCAGTGATGCGGGCCCTGGTTTGATTTACAGCGCTTTACCCAAAATGGGAAAAGCGTAAGTTATTGATTGTAAAGTTTTCCACTTAAATGGGGAAAATTGCTCATTGTGTATTATTTTTCTATCTTTTCTGAAAATACTTCTCTTCTATAGGAAATAAACACACCTATATTCCACCTTACAATCATGATCTTTGTTACGTGCTTCATGCACGTATGTTTAACAATTAAATACTATAAAATTATGGGTGGTGATAAAATCGTCCTTTTAGATGGAGCCGGGGCTAACGGTGGTGGTGCAGCCACTAACGGTCTTCTTTCAATGATTCCCGGCATGTTTGCTAATTTGATAGGTGGTAATAAAATGGATCCGAATCTGGTGGCGGCTTTGATGAACGGTCGTAACAACCAGGACGGTTTCGGTGGGGCTAACGGTTGGTGGCTCTGGATAATTGTTTTGTTCTGGCTGTGGGGTGGACGCGGCTTCGGTAACGGTTTTGGAAATGGCGGTGATTGTTGTGCCAATGGTTTGCCGGCTCAGTTGAATAACGATTACGGTCGTGAACTTTTGATGCAGGCAATTCAAGGTAATCGTAGCGCCATAGATCAGATTGCTTCTGCTTTGAACTGTTCTACTACTCAACTTCAGAACGCTATCTGCAACGTACAGGGTGCTATTGATAAAGTAGCTGGTCAGGTAGGTATGACTTCTCAGGCTGTTATCAACGCAGTTCAACAACAAGGTTGTGAAATAGGAAATCAAATCAGCTCTTGCTGCTGCAATCTGAGTTCGTTGATCAATCAAAGCACTTGCCAGACTCAGGGAATGATTACTCAGCAAGGTTTTGATAACCAGCTTCGCACGTTGGAACAAACCAATGTCTTGCAGAACGGTCTCAACCAAGGTCTGGCTAACAATCGTGAGCAAGCTACAAGCCAATTCAATATCTTGTCTGCGAAACTTGACGCCCAAACCGTTATGATCAACGACAAATTCTGTCAGTTGGAAATGAGGGAAATGCAGAACACTATTGCTCAACTTCGTGAAGAAAAAGCGGCTTTGACAGCTTCGGCATTATCTCAGCAACAAACCCAGAATATCGTTGGTCAATTACGCCCGACGGCCGTCCCGGCCTACCCCTCTTGTTCTCCTTACCAGGCTTATACTTGGGGACAGGTATTCGGAGGAGGTTGCTGTAATAACGGATGCGGATGTAACAACGGATGTTGCAATAACAACGCTGCTGTCTGATTTTATTAAGAAAGGAGGCTAATATGGCTTGTGTTTCTAAAATAGGATCGTTGTATGAGATGGTTACGAAGAATGTTATTGTCAGTACGACAAATACAGTCTTCGGTATTAACCCACGGGCTTGGATCGCCCTTCCGTGTGAGGGTCTTATCCTTCTTAAGATAAGGCAAGTAGTCCCCACAGCCGGAAGTGCTCTACCGGTACAGATTGCGGTCCCGGCAAACAGTACAGTTTCAACAGTAGGAGCCGACACCTGTTGCCCGGTTACGGGAGTGAATGTCGTGAACCCTATTAACGTAGCTGTCACGGGTGCTGCTATGGTAAATGGCACAGAACGCCTTCTGTACTTCAATAAAGTTCGTGGCGTGTTAAGATTAATGGATTGTTGTGTTCCGACAACAACAGCCCAGGCGTCTGAAGTTAAAGCAGGTAAATGATTTCAGTAGGGTGATGGAGATCATCACCCTATTTTCACCTAACTAATATTTTGATCATGTTTTCAGATTTGAAGAAAGGGTTTCAGGTACATACCCTTGATACTAATACAGTACCTAAATACGAATTGGGAAAGGTAGTAGCCGTATCCGAACCCAGGTATCTTCCTCCTCAGCCAGGTCAGTATCAGGCGATGCAGACCCGCGTGGTGGATCTGACGGTAGAGCTCACTGGCGAAACCAAGACCTATACGGTCCCGGAATCCCAGAATGTGGCTAAGGCTATGGGCATAACATTATCTACCAGCATAGATCCGATTATGAACGAGCTGAATGCCATAAAAAGCACCAGTCAGGAAATAATAGACAGCGTAGATGCCCATCGTGCCAAGATAGAGGCTTGTGAATCTATATTAGAAGATATCAATCCGGCATTCAAGCAAACGAGAGAGCAGGATCGTAAAATAGCTGGTATAGAAAATAAGGTGAATGACCTTACTGATTCATTCGAAGATTTAAAGAAGTTAATTGTAGAACGTTTGAAATAAGTATAATATGATAGTATATGATTTAAATTCAGGACACAGAGAATATCCTGGATATGACGAGATAGAAGACAGACGAGGTGGAGGCAGAGGCAGAAGCCGGCGTTCTGATGGGACGTACATGGGGTATGGTGGTGGTATTTACGACCATTACGGTATGCATGAGAAGATGAAAGAAATGGAAGAGCGCGAAAACGAGCTGGAAGAAAGGGAAAGGAGGCTCGAAGAGCGCGAACGTCGTCATGAAATGGAGGACCGGGAATACCGGAGGATGGGTTACGAATCCTACCCGACCGATTACTATGGAGACGACAGATACTACGGTGACGGACCTCAGATGCGTAGAGGTCGCGGACGTGGCAGAGGTCGTTCTTATTGAGGAGCAGACGCAGAGGATCCAGCTTATCAGAAATATGTAGATACTTACGGCTACCATTTTTCTAATGCTCTCGCTGATGAGGCGGTAAAGAAGATGGTCAACGTCGATGGATCCAAGAGGATCTGGAAGCAGCCGGAAATAAAAGATATTTTTGAAAAGTGCGGAGCGAAGAAGCCGGATAAAGCGACATGGGGCGATGTCCAATATGTCTTTGCAATGTACTATTCGGATGGTTTTCCGAAGGTCTTCAAATGTGAGAACGAGTTGGTGAAAGCTACGTTAATGTATTTGGATGATCCGGATGCTCCCGAAGGAGTAGCCTTTATAAGATGGCTTGCCGTGCAAGATTACCTCGGCGAAAAAATAAACTGGAAGGATCTGACCTGAGATCCAGATCCAGGTCCTTCCGGTGGTGCGGGAGCCATAGTAAAAAATATGATTCCCGCATTCCCGTTTTTCCCGTTTGGAAAAAAAGGAATAAAAATATTATACCGGTCGGCGGGCAATAGAATACCCGTGGCCGGTTTGTTTCACATAACTTTTTTTTGGATATGAATATAGCACACGAATCTAAATCGAATAAAACCCCATTGTATTTAATAGGAGAGTTGATTGGCGTACCGAATACGGTTATGGACTCAGCATTGCATGAACTGAAAGATAGAATAGACAAAGACCCTAAATATAAAGATGTTAAAAATTGGCTCGAATCTTTACCCAAGATCTGAACCTATTTTTTTTCAATACCAGGCCCGATGCGATTTTAACGTATCGGGTTTTTATTTTAATTCATATTGTTTTATTTTAAATCTAATTAATTCATGAATGTCGTACTTTTGTTGAAAAAGTATTTTTTATGGAAAATAAGGAAGATTACGTTGGTTACGAAGATCAAGAACTGTGTAACCGGTATTACAAAGAGGCTGAAGTCATGAGGCAAAAGCAGGACTGGTCTCGGCTTAGGGCTGTCCCTGCTCCGGCTAAGGGAACGCCATCGCCCGGCTGGGGTCAGCTTGGACGTGGAAATGATGTCCGTGTCAAGTATGTTAGCATCAATTCAGGATTAGGAGGGGACAGATTATGACCGTAGAAGAATTGGCTAATAAAAGATACGGTGGCGAATTTGTTTTCATGTTTGGTCATCTTGAAGGTAGAACAAGATTCGTTTTTGAATGCTTTGATCCCAGACCTGATCACGAAGGTAAAAATACTTATATGGTTTCCTATTTTGATAAGGGACTTCGTAGAAGAGATGTGGTAGATGTGCCATGTTATATGAATGTTTTAGCAAAATAAATTAAAATATTGTAAATATCGTGGTTAGAATCGCATATTTAGGAACCGATGGCTGTCCTGGTCATCACGTTATTCCAATACGAGGTAAATTTACGGAAGAGGATATTAAGGTAATAGAATCTATAGATTGTGATGATTTCTATAAGGTGTTTGATGTCATGCGTTTTAAGATAGCTGAGTTTAAAGGATGGACGATATTGGGAATCCCGGCAAGCTTAGACGATCATAGACCTGGAAGCAAAACCGTTATCTTCATAGAGGGTAAAGCTAACGAAGCTGATTTTATAGAAGTCATACAAGAGTATTATTTTCTTAAAAATAAGGTAAAGAAACTTGCCGAATTGTATCATGATGGAGAATGGCTTGCGACTGGTAAATTGAATCAAGATCAGCCTACTAACAAGGAGCGGTTTCAATTTACGTTAGACAAGGATGATATTATTAATATGATTAGGGGAGTCGATTTAGATCCTTATTCTGATGTAGCGAATGAAATAGAGAAAATCGGATTGGGATCATCATCTGATTCTTCATATGAGGGTCCCACATGGTCTTGGTTTATTAACAAAGTAGAACTTTGGCAGAAGAATAATGTATGGGATGGTTTTTCTGCTGAGTTCTTATGGGGTTTGTATTGTAGGATAAAGAAAGTATAGTAACAATTAATTAAAAACAAATCATGGAATTAAAAGATTTTAAAGATGTGGTTAGAGTAATGACAAAAGAAGAGTTCGAATCAACAATCGAAGAAGATATTAAATTCGTTGAGGGATTCAAGAATTTCTTAAAACATGATGATGCCACGAGAATAGTAGAGCATATCAAGTCTGTGTTAGAAGCATCAGTAGATTACTACTATCCTAATCATCCTGAAGTAGAATTTGAAAAAGATTTTAATATACAATACGATGTCAATAATATCTTGAACAAATACGGCCACACCGAAATGGGTATGTATAAAATACAGCTCTATATAGAGAATATTTTGGGTAGTATTCAAAACAAGAAGCCTGTAGACGTGGGAGAAGTCTCTGACGGATACCACACTTTCAATGAATTGTATCGGTATCGCATGTTGTATAACGCTGCCTTCTTTAATCTATTAGCCAGAAACGGACAGGTTGAAGTTTGCAAATCAAGGAGACACAGCGATGGAGAAAAATGCTTCGGTTCTGATGATTGGTTTATTGTGATGGCGATCCTACCTACCGGTCAGGTATCTAATCACTATGAAAGCAAATACTGGGATTTGTTTGATGTTCCTGAAAGAGAAACCGCTTTCGAATACGATGGCCATACACCAAATGAAGCCGCCGACAGACTTAAAAAGTATCTCAAACTGCCTCGTCGTGGCATGACATTCGAACAGGCTTTAGAACGGCTTAAATTAGGTCGTAAGATAAAAAGAATCGATTGGGGTAAAAAGTATATCTGTATGTTTGACGTAAATATATTGATGGTAGATACAGGTCAAAAAGTAGCATCAAATTGGAATCCAACCGAACATGATATTATGTCTAATGACTGGGAGATTGCGGGATGAGTTTGTTTGTATGTTCAAAATGTGGCTGTATAGATAATACAGCCACATCATATTACTGGGCTCTTATAAGACCTTGTAAGAATCGTATTTACGATAAGTCGCTAAAGGGATATGAAGGCAAGCCTCTTTGTTCTGAATGTGCCGCTATTGAATATAGTAAGGGGGGAGAAGTGGTGGTAGTTCCTGGAACGTGGCATGGTAAGTTCAAGAAAGAATGGCCTACTGAAGAAGAAAAGAAGCATATTGGTAAAAACGGTATTTTAAATATGTAAATTATGTGTGATAAGGAAATTGTTGTATGCGCAGCTATATGGGTTCAAGATCACAAGAACAAGCCTCACGGTCCAGTAAATATACCATCCGGAACCGTATTTTGTGGATTGAGGCATTGTTCCATAATATCGCAACTTGCGGCATACGGTATAGCCCATAAAAACCGCAGTGTTCAAGGATTTTTGACAAGCAAGAATCGGTTTTTAACAAGAGAGGAAGCGTCTGAACTTGTTAGAAACAATAATCAGGAGATGGTGGTAGATAGGAATGCCATTAGAGAACAGTTGTATTCAGAAGATTTGTATTAACTAAAAAATAAAACAATATGGGATTTATAATCAGAAAGTCAATATTTTATGATATGATGGACGGCAATCAATTAAAGTATGAATTTGACAACAGGGATTTAGATCATATCACATTTAAAGGTGATGGTAAAGAATCTTTTTCATTTAACAGAGCACTTGTTGAAAATTTAATTGAGACATTTGAAACCATGCAGAATATATACTCCGATAATTATAGGCTTAAGGTTTATACTGGTAATTGCATAATTCAATTGAACGTAAATCCAAAGGACCCCAGTGAATCCTTTTTTGACGTATATGATAGAGATGAGATGAAATTGATATACGGAATAAAGATCAGTATTCTGAAAGAAATGTTTATCATATGATTACCAAGCAGGACATACAAGCAGCAGCATCGTATATTTTCCGAAGCAGTTTTGTCTCGGAGGACCAGGCAAGGAAAGCAATAGTAAGAGTCGGCAATAACGCTACCAAGATCCTCGTCAAGACCTTTAGAGGCAAGTTGTTCAAGAAAGCTTTTGAAAGAGCCCGTAGAGGAAAGGATATCAGTTCTTTTGAAAGACAGGAAAAAGAAAGTGGTTTCAATTTTCTACACAATCCTAATAATGGTCGTATGCAAAGCGGTCATATTATAATAGATGGAATTGGTCTGTTTAAACAAATAATTCATGAAAGGTAAAAAAGTTGATATTCGTTTAGGTAGAGGTCTGGCGAATCAGATTAAGATAAACAAAACCATTCCAGTGTCTCATAAACCAAAAGAAGAACGTCGAATGATGTTTATTTGTGGTGATGATATTGCTTCTATTATAAAGCGGTTTGAAAACGAATCAAAGTAATATAAAGTCGGACATATATCTTGTCCGATTTTTTTTATATATTTGTGGCATGGCAAGAGGTTATTATTGGATACCACAAACAGATGAAACGTTAAATGGCAGAAGCTATTACGTGGCTAAGATAGTAGGAGATATCACGTTTGATACTAAACGAAAAAGAATCGTATTTCAAGCTGATAGGTATTTCCCTGTAGGATCTGTTTTCCATTTTACGCACAATTGCTTCAATTATATCATAACTTGCCTAATTCGTAAGCCGGGGCTTTGGTTTGAAGCCAGGAGAGAGGATTCGGGCTCTATTTGCCCTGAAGATATTGAGCGCTTTGAATCGGGAAGGTTTATACACCGAGATGGGTACATGCATTACATATAAGCTGAACTTGACGATTTTTCGTCAGATTATAATTTTTTTTCATATTATTTTTAAGCCATCAGACTGAGAAGTTAGATGGCTTTGTTTTATCATATGCTTGATTTTTAACTACCTTTGTCTCATAACAAAAATGTTTTATCATGGTATCAACGTGTATTATTAAAAGAGATAATAAAAAGAAAGTTGTTTCTGTCTCTACCAGATCAGGGGACAGGTCTATGTTATTTGATAAAATAGCATCTATTCCTCTTATGGAGAACAGGGAACGGGCTACTACTGTTTTTAAAACCGTATTTTCTAATAAGTTCTTAAAGGCTTTTGGCGACTGGAGAAAGAAAGTACCTGTTAATAAACAGGCCTACAATAAGGTGAAATCCAACATCGATCTTATTCCGGAAGCTTATAGAGAAAGGGTGCTGGATAAGGCTTCTAAGATGAGTAATCCTGTTCTTGTATCAAAATCAGATGCACCTTATGAAATCCGAGAATCGGGCTTTGGATTTTACAGCCAAGATCTGGGTGATAATATTATGTTGGTAGATGCTATGGTCCCGTCAAGTATTTCCGTACCGGAAGGACCGGGAATAGACGCCGGGCAGTATTTACAAGATGCTATATCTTCGGACTTCACTCCCGTATCTATGGTACAGGATAAGGGTGTTAATTATATGGTTATAAAAGACGGTCTTAAGATATTTAGCCCAGAAGAGTTACCACAGACAGATTCTAATCCTGTGGGTGTAACGTATCAGACCGGAGAGCCTCGTTTGTTTTTCATAAACGATCGTAATCAATTATTTGAAGATTACGGAGAAGCTCTTCGCTCTGGCGGAAATGATATTAGAATAGGATTCTTATCAGGCACCGTTCAAGAATCTACCGTGGATGGCGTGGCAGACATTACTTACAAGGCTGGAAAGTATGTTCTTAATAATCCCAAATCTTTTATACCGGTCATGACCGCTTCTGCTTCTACTTCTTTATCAACAAAAGGTGGTATAATTAACTACCTTATAAAGAAAGGTCTTTTGTCAGGATCTAAGATATTCGATCCTGAAACAAGAAGCTATTATCTTACAGGAGAAGGTCATACAGGACAAATTAGACTTTTCAATTCAGCCTTATCCTACACCGAGCTCCGTAATCATTTTGGTTCAGATGTTTCCATGAACGACCAAGGTATGATAACCATAAGCTCGTTGGATAATAGTAAGGTAACTATGAGGCTCGCCACCGGAGGAACGGAAAGGGTTAGCAAAGAGCAGATAAAGAACGATCTTAAGTCAGGAAGATACAATGAATTGGACGCCAAGTACGATCATTTTGATGCGCTTGTAGTTTCATTCATATTAGAAGACAACGATCTTTATGCTGATACTAAAGCTAAGATCGTATCAGATTATAGCAGGCAGGAACGTGATCAACGAAATTCTATTGTCGAGATACTGAAAACGTTGGGCGTTAGTGTCATAGGTATGACCGATTATATAGAGAAGTATCAAACCAAATACGGGCACGAACCTTCTGCTAAGGCATTGGCGGATATTGCCAATAACGTAATAGCAGTTGGTGAAGATGCTACTTTATCTGATTTAGTAGAAGAAACAGCCCACTTCCTTGTAGAGGCATACAGAGATCAGAATGCTGTTGAGGCTGTTCTGCAAGATGTAGAAGGCACAGAAGAGTGGAACCAGTATGCAGGTCAGTATTATAATACATACGGTAAAGTATATGAAGGAGCCGAGCTTGATAATGCTGTTAGGAGGGAAATTCTTGGAAAGATCCTCGCCAGGGAGATGCAGACCGGCACAGCACAGGCGCCGGTAGAGCCCACCTCCTTCCTGGGGCGCGTCCGGCAGCTTCTCTCTGGAATCGTAAGCTGGCTTAAATCAGCTTTATCAACCCAAAGACAAGATTTGAATAACGTTATTAAAAGCATTCGTGATCTTGCCATTACTGACATAGATAAAGGATTTGACACCTCTCTGTTAAAGGATAATGACTTTACATTATACTCCCTTTCTTCTATGAACAAGAACAAGTTTCTTGAGTCTAAGATCCGGGCATTGAGAAAAACCTTAAGAGACTTGCGTCAGATAAGCTCTGATAGGGCTGTAACTACGTCTATGACCCTTGCTCAGCTTAAGACTATAGAAGATAAGATAAATAAGGTAGAGACCGAAATAGACAAGAATGAGATGGCGGCTGCCATGAATAGCATGATCTCTACAGCCGAAGCTCAGGTCAGATACTTAAGCAATGTGGTGAACACCATCCTTCATGGTGATACCAAAGATGGTAAGCTTCACTTCAATACCAATGATCGAAAGAACGTAGATATTATCAACAATCAGGTTCTTCCGATCATGAACGATCTTCGAGGATATATCCGTAACAGAAGTACCGAATTTGATGAACGTGAAAAGCAGGATTATACAAATAGGATTAATACCGTCATTGCCGACATTAATGGTATTCAGTCTGATATTAAATCAGTACAAGACCTTGATGAAAGCACGTTGCTTGATAAGTTAATGAACGAACTTCATGTGCCGGCAGATAAGGTAAAGAGAGTAAAAGAATTTTTTGACAAAGTTCAACATGATGTCTCTTGGATAAGTAGGTGGTTCGGTATATTAGAGCATTCTTCCAGTCCGTTCAATAACGCTCTTGGAGCTATGATTGCCAAAGACAATTACAATGCGATGGTGAATGCTCAGCCCGCCATATCCGACTTCCTGGCATATGCTAAAAAGCATGGTTTTAACAAATCTGAATTTGAAAAACTGCTTCAGAAAGTAGATGGCAAAACTTCTAATTACCTTCGCAGTGCTCTTGATATGGCTAAATACGATCGTAATAAGAAACTGGCACAGATGCGTGCGTTTGCGGCTGCCATGAACATAGAAATATCAGAAGAAGAAATCAATGATGTGGTTGACAATAATCGTAATTACGTATTTAAAAGAGAAGTAGTTGACAAGGACGGAAATACGGTTACTGAAAACGCTAAATTTAAGCCCTCATCTGACAGGGTTAATACCGATATTTTTACCATCGAGCAGGAAAAGATCTATACGGAGCAGATGGAAAAGTGGGATGCTGAAAATTCAGAATTGGAATTTAGTGAAAGTTACGCCACAAGAATGGAATCCATATACAAAAAGGCTGAAGAAGAATTAGGACATCCGGTTTCTCAAACAACCAAAGAATACCTTAATGCCTTATCCCGGCAAAAACGGATATTGAGGCAGCCTTTTATTGATAGCGGTGGTAATTTTGATGAGGTTGCCTACTATAAGAGTAGTAACTACGAAGAAGAAGGACTGCTTCGTAAACAACGTAAGGAAGCAGCTTCGGAATACATATATGTAGGGACCAGACGTGTTGAAAAAACCGGCGACCAACTTAAGATGGCCAAAGAAATACAAGCCATAAATGAAGTTTGGAGAAAAGAATCAAATAATGCCACTAATTCCGTATCAGAATCGTTTTTGCAAAAATTAAGAACGATTCAGAACGAGTCAGGAGGAGAAGCTGCGTTGAAGGCACTTATGTTGGGAGGTCACCTGTCATTTAATGATCGGTTTTGGAATGATGTAGAATCGGAACAGTCGGCACGTACCGAATCAAATAACAAGGCTTCGTATCTTAAAATGGCGCATGATATCATTAGTTCTACGACAAGTGATAGAGATGCGACTGACGTGGACTCGATTGTAAAAGATATAGAAAAAAATAAGGCCATTATCAAGGAAATAATCGGAAACAATCGCGATGTGGCTGATATCGGAGAAATTAACGAAGCGACATTTACCTCATCTGAAAGAGATGCTTTTAGGGCCGCATCTGAAGCTATTGAAGCCGATTACGCTATCTTAATAGATTATGCTAAGATGGTGGGTCTTGAAGATATTGATAAGTACCTTACTAAAAGCAGTAAGGCTGAAAACGAAGTAAATCAGTCTTATTTAAATGCTCTTGCTGACTCCAAGGAAGTGGAATGGAAGTTCGTACAACGTCATACTACGGCGAAGAAAGCAAAAAGGATTCAGGCTTTAAGGGATAAGCTGTTTAAGGCTGCTGATAACCGATATCTGTTTACCGTATCTGAAACCAACTACCTGTCAGAAAAGCTTGGTATAAGCAAAGAATTAGACGGTAGAGATTTCAGGAATGCTGTTAATGCTAAGATGGCCAGCTTATTTTTAAATAATACAAGAGAAGAGGGTATAGAAGCTGACATAAAAGCGGGCATAGAAGAAGCTAATGCTATTGTTAATGAATTTGCCAGGAGCCAGGTTTTTTCGTACTATAAACGCATGGCGCCTACCGGATATGCGGCCATGATCGACAAAATCGGTCGAGGTGAGATAGATGTGGCGCAGATGGTTAAGGACGTACAAAACGGTACATCCACCCAAGATTATGGCATGGACATATCGTACCTTTCTTTCGACCCTGCAAGGGCATGGGTGGCTGAATCTGAAGCCGAAAATAGCGGCCGTAATCCTGATTATGTAAAAGATCATGGGTATGGTCATCGCATGCCTAAGAAAAGCCTGTATCGTGACGAATCGTATTTCAATGACTTTGGTATCAAGTATGATGCTGACGGTAATGAAGTTGCTACTAAAAACGTAGATCAGTGGAATATGATTCAAAAACTCAAGGAAATAAAAAGACAATCACTTGATCTATACAAAGAGCAGAGCCCGAACCTGTATGCTATTCCACAGATATCAAAACAAGATATAGAACGTATAGAAGGATTGGGTATTAACTTCAAAAATACGGTTCGTAATTTTGTATCAGATCTGTGCCTGGACAGAGTAGACGATTCTTTATACGGTAAAACCAGACAAGGGGAAGTATATGATCCGGAAGACAGACTTAGGTCTATACCCAAATACTACATATATGAATTGGAGAACCAAGATGATGTATCTCACGATTTTGGCTACTCTTATTCTATGCTTATGATGCAGTCATCGTTATATAACGAAAAGCAGAAGTCTATAGAGCTTGCCCAAGGACTGGAGCAGATGTTACTGAATAAACAATTTGAAGGCGGTAAGAAGGCTGAAGCAACCCAAGCGTATCAGATGTTCAGGGACTTCTTCAACGATCATTATTATGGCATTAGGATGAATACCAAAAAACTGACGGTAAACATCGGTGGATACACAGTAGACCTTACCAGGATAATGATGGCCGTTGAAAGATTTATGTCGGTCATGAACCTGGCGCTGTCCCCGTTTGTGGCAGCTACCGGCGCCTTAACAGGTCATATTAACCTCATCATGGAATCTGCCGTAGGACAGTATATAAGCAAAGATTCCCTTAAATACGCATCGGCTGAGTTTTCACGTCTTGCGCCATCTTGTATAGCAGAAACCGGAGACATAGATAGGAAAAGCAAATTATATGTCATAGGTGAGAGAATGGGGATATTCAATATCCGAAATCGTATGTATGGTGCCGGATACAATAGAGTGGCCAGGACCTTAATGCGTTCACCTATGTATGCTTTTATGGAAATCCTGAACTACCCTCTTGATCCGCAGGTTATGATTGCTACTATGGACAATGTTCGTTATTACAAAGGTCGGTTCTACACGTTCCAAGATTTCAAGATGGAAAAAGAACGCAATAAAGAACAGAGTACCATAAAAAGAGAATGGAACGCATTAAAAGATCGTACTTTATGGAGTATGGTAGACGTCGTGGATGGGAAGGTGGTTGTAAAGCCCAGATCGGGTGTTACTGTTGAGGAAGTTGAAACCCAGATGGCTATAACCAGAAATCAAGTTCGTAGCTTGTCGCAGATATGTAACGGATCTTTGAATGAAGAAAACCGGACTGCCGCATCGCGCAACTGGATAGCCAGGTTCATGACCGCCCACCGAGGATGGTTGGTGCTGGCGGCTCAACGCCTGTGGAAAAGACGTGGCTTCAATTTCCAAACAATGCAAGAAGAGGAAGGGTTGTCAATTACGTTAAAGAATATGATAGCCAAAACATTTAGCCTGGCTTCCGAGTCTGGTATGAAAAACATCATAGATGCCTGGAACGAAAATAAAGACAATATGAATGAGGTAGAAAAAACCAATCTCAAACGTCTTAGTGTCTATGCCGGCACGTTCCTTATCATGCAGGCCGTATCTATGCTTCTTGCCGGATGGCGTGATGATGATGAAAACGAAGAAAGTTGGCTTACTCAATTCGGATCCTATGTCGGATTCAGAACCATAAACGAAATAGCTTCACAGATGCCGTTTATTATGGAGCTTAACGTGGTAGATATCATTAACGATCCGTTTGTTATGGGGCGGAAACTGAAGGATCTTACCGATCTTAGGAATTACTCACTTGATAAAGTAACATCCGGCACATACAAAGGAGAGTTTAAGTTATTTAGGCAACTCGCCAAACAGACGTTTATCAAACAATGGTATAATATCAAGACGCCGGAAGATATAGCGCGCGCCTATAATTGGTGGCAGCAGACAAACAACAAGTCAATGATGTTCTTCATCGGCGCCACTCCTGATTCGGAAGGAGACGATGATGTTAGTTACAAATAGACGAAGAATATCGGACTTGCATTGTTTTTGTATGATTCCAATATGCTATATTAGTATCGTCAAAGAGTAGATTGTACGTTTTTTTGTTCTTACTTGAAAGATTATGTAGGTTTAATTTTTTCTGAAATTGTTTTCTTACCGGTTCTCAGTCAGAGATGATAGAGAACCGGTTTCTTTTGTTATGAAAAAAAGGTATATAATTACCTAAGTTTTTAAGCATTAACTTCATGACCTTCCCTATCTGTTAAAGCCAAACCAACACCTTCTATAACGTATCCTACTACAGGAGCCTTATCAAATTCTTCCTTCGTAGCCCAAGTAGCATTATCAGGCATCAGATCCTTAAATGCATCCGAAACATCACCTTGGCACCAGCAGTTATTTGATGTAACAATACCCTTCCCTTCGATATTGATATACATTTTTCTTCCACCACATCCAAGGCTATTCCATCCTCTTGGCACGTTTTCCACCATAGGCTTAAGCACCCAGCTTTCACCGTCTATCCTAACCCATCCAGGATCGTCTTTGTGCTTGTCGTACATATTTTGCCAAAAAGAGCATTCGTAGCACCATCCCTTGTCTTCCATGATAGTTCTTATCTCACACCTTTCAAATCCATCTGCATCCAACGTGTGCGGAGAATGAGGCTGGTGAGGGGTGCCACATTTTGGACATACGAGTTTTAAATTATCTTTCATATTGCTTTACTTTTACGATTTTAATAGAATCACCAATATTGTATTCTCCTTGGTATCCAACGAATTTTATAATTCTATTATTTTTAAATATTGAAACTCTTTCGTCTTCACTATAATATATCACACGTCCACCATCTAAAGGAAGTAGATCATATATAACCCATCCTTCATTAACCTGATCATCATTCGAACATGATGATAATACTAATGTTATCAATAAAATAAAATACCTCATATTATTTTCAACATAAAAATTTGTAACCTGGTTTTACTGCTTCCGCTTCTTCTCTCGTATCAAACATTAAGGTAGTGACAGCTCCTATGCCTTCACAAACGTAAGATACTTTTACCCACCACCTAAAAATACCAGAGCCGTAATCATCATAGTACGGCTCGGAAAGGACCTCTTCTACGTACCCATCTAAGTAATTCATGATCGCTCCTCCTTATTTTCAGATTCTGCCTCTTCGAGTATGCTGATCACCTTATCAACAATATCCGAATCAGACATTTTCTCAATAAAAACATCCATTGCCTTAGTTATGTCATTGGCTTCTTTTTCTTCAAGAGCAATCTCTCCACCGGTAATAGCATCAGATAATGATGTAGATAAGTGTCTTATCTTATCAATGCTCATAAACGTAAATGGATTACCACCTTGACCTCCACCCATTTCTTTCATGATCTGATATCCACCTGAAATAAGTCTGCCTGATGTCGTGGCCAAGGAGGATACGATTAGGGACAGTACCGCCACCTCCGTCCGCTCCTCGGATACACCCCTCGACCACACGGCTGCCCTTATAGCGCCGGCCAGGTCGTCTATGTATGGCATGAGGTAATCTTCCATCGCTTGTGTTATATCAGCTATAACCTCACTACGCTCTTTATTTATGTAGTAGATAGAAGCATTGTACTTCTTTATCTCTTTGTCCATATCATTTAAAAGACGCTTGATATTGTGCTTATACATAGGACTGGTTTTAATTACTTCCTTTAGCTTAAGAATGTAATTATAAGCCTGGTCATTTACGAACAACGTCATGGTTTCAACCGTTGAATGAAGCGTGTTGAGGCTGTTAAGAATCTTATCGAAATTGTTTATCAAATAAGCTTTTCTGGCTTTTGCTGCATAGTTAATCATCGCATTCGAATTTTAGATTTTCAAGTTCATGTATTTGTAACCTAAGAGACTTAATTAAATTCGTTCTCTGTTCCTCTGCATGTTTTAAAGCCTCTTCCTTGCTTTCAAAAGCACAATCCCCTATCTGATAAGGGGTGTAACGACCAGGAGTGTCGGCTAATAAAAGACCACCACAATCTTCTATTCTGGCTTTTACCTTTCTTATTTTCCCATCTTTTAGACACATGTCTGTAACCCATACGAATTTACCATATAATTTATCATACTCTTCTGATCTCTCTTCTTGCAATTCATACCATTTAGGCTTAGGAAATCTTAATGTGAATTTAACCTCAGTATCTTTTTCTAAGACATTAATATCGTATGCTTCCGGCCACAGCTCTTTTATGCTGTCTTCGTCTTCGGCATACGCTACAAGTATGAATGAATCATCGGATTCACCACTACACCAATATGGATATTTTATAGGCCATTTGACTGGACGGTAGTCGTTACCGCAGTCGGATTTTTTAATGTAAAATCTTGCTCTAATCATATCGTTATTAATCTGATAATTTTTCTATTTTAATTAATTTTGATGATAGATACATATTCCATTTCCCTCTGCCTCTGTCACCTTTTTCGTTTTGTTTTTGGATTGTCAAGTACAGATCTCCGTCTTCACATACTTCAACTTTTTTCAAGAAGCCTATCATTTCATCTCCTGCTTCGTGTAAAATACGGATCTTATCTCCTTCTTTTAACCCATAATTGGAATCAAAGTATTCTTTTTTGATTCTATCAATGTTGTCTTTATGGTTTTTTATAGCATAAAGCTCTTTTCTTAATAAATAATTTAGTTGTTCTATTGTCATTTCTTTTCCTCCTTATTTAATGGTATTAATCCTTTCCCGTGCTTATCATACCACAGCATAGCTATACAATTCCATGCACATTGTGCAAGATGAAAAGCTCCTGTATCTGAGTCTATTCTTTCCCCTTTCATGTATTCCATCAGGTGTCGAAACATCGCAGCACGGTACCGTTCAAATCCGTTGTCAAGGTTCTGCCAAGTATTAGGATCGTACTTTTTGGCTCCGGCATGATAGACTTTTACAATGTCCTCAATCTCTTCCATTGGAAGCAAATCCCATCGTAGTTTATCATCAATGATGTCATTTTTCACCGATTTGTTTTCTATGGGGTCTTTGGTAAGAATAATATCCATAATATCCGTTTCTATGACGAACGTCTCCCCATTGCAACAAACCTCAGCATATTTATCATTTACTTCTATGTCTGATACTGCCTCCGCTATAGCTCCTTTGACGATTTTAAATTCGGCACTGATTATATCATCTTTTAATATGCGAAAAATAGATCCTTTTGGATAAAGGATATTTTTAGTATTATCATCCATCTTTTCCATTGCTTTATCGTTGTTTTACCTCATTTCGATAGTAATATAATCCATCTTCGTCTTATACCCTATCATTCCTGTTATTCTCAAAATATTGTCTTACGGCTTCAATCGCCTTATCGTCATCAAAAGCCTCTACAAACCCCTCATAGAATCTATTTCGCTCCATAGAGAACGTATTGCTTCCATCCGGAATGGTTCTGAACACAACTACCTTCTCTCCATCTACGTTCGTTCCTATGATGTTGTTATGGAGAATAATAGAATACCGCCCAGAGTTTTTGTTCTGGACGACACTATGTTCGAGATTGTAGAGTCTAAGTAGTTCTCTTATTTCTTTTACTCCCATATTATTTTACGTTTTTAGAAGTTACAGCCTCTTCTCCCCATTTCTTTACATATATAGATCTCATCATGTTCATTAAATTAGAGAAAGAAGAGATGGTTCCCATTTCTATACAAAATGCAAGATTAGATTGAAGCATTTCAAGTTCTTTTAACTGCTCTTGAGTTGCTCTGTTATCTAAAACATATTTATGTTTATTGAATACAATCCAGTTTAACTTATCAGCCATTTCTATATAATCAACATCTTCAAATTTTGATACAGACCTTGAAAGAGTATTGTATTTATCCCCTATCTCTATTCTATCCAAAATAAGTTTATCATTTAACCATCCAGTAACTTCTGCATACAGCATAGGATTTAATTCTATAGCGACTAATACCCATATGTAGGGATCACACATAACATTTCTGTTTGTTCCTCTTCCTGTAGTCTTATAGGCATTATACCACTTCATTACTTTTATCAAAGAGTTGTTTTCCACTATATCCATAAACTCTTTCAAGGTTTCACTTTTTATGTATTTCTGTTTTTTAAGAATATAAAATATCCTTTCTGCACTCTCCTTGTTCGAAAGAATATTTTCTATTCTCTTATCATTCCACCCCATCTCCACTCTTTTTCTTGTATATGCCTCTTGTAATCCAGTTAATGACATAAAGGAAGTTTTAATGTCCTGTCTGATTACCACTCCATACAATAACCTGTCTTTAGAAATCATAACTTTTAAATTATTTAATAAAATACGCTTGTATTAAAATTACACGACGTAAAAATATAGATTGTGTAACTTTAATACAAGCGTATTGTGTTAAATTTTACTTATAGTGTTTTTATAGACTCACATTATTCCTTCTAAATTTACTTTTATAGAACCATTTATGGTTTTAATGCTCCCATCTATGGTTGAAATCACATCATCTATATCATTTATAATGCCTTCCATGTCATCAACCACCTCCTCCATATCAGTTACAGCCCGATCTGATTCCCAATATCTTTCTGAGTCTTGTAACGATTCCGGTATATTATCTCTCGCCTCCGTCTCTTCATCTAAAATCATATCAATATCATCTTTGGCTGAATTTATGTTGTGCTTTAACTCCGATAACTTTGATTTGATGTATTCAAAATCTGTTTTATACTTATTTGCGTTTTTGATAACATCTGATATTTTTTTTCTTCTCTTGTTGTTCATGCTTTTATCCTATTATAATATTCGATAATCTTTTCTTTCCTATCTCCCGGTTTTACTGCCATATTCTCAGCCAAGAACCTAAAATACGACACCGGTATGTCCTTGAATCTAATTCCTTCATATTTTCCAAACCACATTATTATACTGTCAAGATCGTCTTCTCTCCTACCATCTCCATTCACAGATTTAAGAGAAGCTGCCCGGCGAAGGATTTCGTCTTTGGTAATAATATCCCCCATCCTTATATTGGATAGAAGCTGATTGCCGGCAAACATACACCAGCCCTTAGAAGGAAATTGTTCGATCGTTAAATCTTCTATCCGGCCGAAACGCCTCATGTTGTCGCAGCAATCAACTATCAGTGCCTCTTTCTTGTCAGGATGAATACGAACGCACCTGCCGAGCACCTGGTAATATGTTGAATATGAGAATGTTGGGCGCCCAAACATCACACAATCAAGTTCGGGAAAATCAAATCCGGTAGCAAGCGTTGAATAATTAAAAACCACCTTCAACTTACCTTCTTTGAAATCGGATATGATTTGTTCTCTTTTCTTTTTGGTTGTTAGCGATGTTACGACGCCGGTTATGGCTCCCATCCTGGCATTCATGAACTCTGATATTCTATTACATGATTCGATAGAATCCATGCAAACCAAAATGGCTTTACGCTCGTTCATAAGCTGAAGAAGACGCTTATAGATAGAGTTGTTTAAGCCATTTCGTGCAATACTTTCTTTAATAGATTCGTTGGTGTATTCGGCCCCGGTACTGTTTAACATCAGAGCCGATTCATCAAAAGACCATCGTTCGTACTTAAGTGGGCACCAAAACCCTTGAGAAGTTAGCTCTTGTATTTGAGTTACGTGAACTATCTTCTTAAAGAAGTTATGTTCGTCTTTCGTCAGCATATTGAGCTTGCTATAGTTCCCTTCCAGCATGGAGCTGTAGGTCCGGAGGCGGCAGGGCGTGGCAGTGAAGCCCAGCACCTCCGCCTTTGGGAACTCGTTCATAAACTCCATAAATTCAGAACCTTCTTCTGGGGAATATCCTGAATGACATTCGTCTATCAATAAGGTATCTATCCCTATATCCTTCAACTTCGCTACATCTTTCTTTATGCTCTTTAATGTTGCATAAGTCATAGCCGACAGTTCTTTTACACCACATGAAGCAGAATATATAGTAGGCTCAGAGCCGAATGATATAGCCTTCGCATAATTCTGCTCCAGAATCTCTTTAGATGGTTGCAATACAAGAATAGGTCTTTTTAATTCATGAGCTATCTTGCTAATTATTAAAGACTTCCCCGCTGCACACGGCAAGACTTCTATGCCAGGCTTCTTAGATCTTCCTGTAAGAAACTTAAGCCCGGCATCTACTGCCTCTTTTTGGTAAGGTCTAAGTTCAAAGCCCACTGCAATCAATATTATAATTCTGTGCGTAAAATCTTATTTCTTCTACCATTATTTTCCTTGCTATTTCTATATCGTCTTCATCCAAGCATATATTACATTCTACATAATCGGGATACGATATAGTATTTGCATCTCCTATCGTGTATGCGCAACAATAATCAAACTCTGGTTCTTTGGCTACAGGAATAAAATCTTTGTCATCTGCCTCTGACAAAGCGCAGTACTCAACATCTGTTTCACACAATACAGTCAATTTTTCGACTTTTATAGTCAGATTATTATCTTCATAATGACCACTATAAAGCCATAATTCCTTCCCCTTGTTTTTGTAGAAGTCATCCAGTCTTTCCTTGATACTTTTCGCTTTTTTGATTTCAATCTTTTCCATGACATTTTTTTTAATTAGTTATTAAAATATATCTTTTAACAATATCTTCAAGCTCCATAGAAAATAACAAACCTGGGCTTTTTTTGTACTCGTACAGAGTGTACCCTTCCTTTATGTCTAATATCTTAATCACATGCTTGCCTCTTTCAAATGGATTCGTGAAGTAGCCTTTGTATTCGTATCTTTGACCTACTTTTATTTTGTCGGTTTTCTTCTTCATCTTATACCGATCTATCGCCCTGCTTATTTTTATAAGAGCCGTTACAAACAGGTATGATAATAAAAAGACTGCCGCTCCTGTTATCAATGCTTCTTTCATTGCACCTCTTTTAAGTAGTTAAACCATATATCCTCCAGTCTTTCCTGAAGCTCAAATGCTTTCTTAAAATTCCCGCTTCTTACAGCAACGTCTCTCATGTATTCTACGTTTATAACCTCCGGATCTTGCCGGTATTTTGTTCTTAACTTTTGAACATCCTCGTATTTCATCGCTTTATTTTTTTAGACGGATCCCAATCTGAAGAGAAAGGGCATTCGTTTTTGTTATGTAATCCAAAGTCACAATAATAACACAGTGCTGACGGGCAGGGTAGCTTGTTTTGCGAAACAGGCTGGCTTAGGGTGGCACGCCGCTTGCTATATCTGGCTCCTTCTGCTCCCTGGATGTACGCTTGAAATGATTTTACACTATTATCTTCAAAATCATACATTTTAGATAAAGTGTCATTTAGCATTTCTATAGATTTTGTTTTACGCTCTTCATCCACCTTAACCTTTTGGTACTGTCTGGTCCTGGTAAAGAAATAGATGTTCATATCTGGCAGAACTCCACCATATTTTCTATAGATGTAAAACGAATATATAGGATGCTGTAAATTCGTTTCCAACTTCTTAGAATCAAAAACCTTATTCCCTGATTTCCAATCTATGACATAATGGTGAATTACGTTCTTGCTCTTTATAGCCAGATGAAGGTCTACTGATCCTACTATGTACACATGGGTATGAATTACCCCATTTATGTCAACTGGCTTAGGAAGGCGGTACGGCAGCACAAAATCTTCTTCGACTCCAACTATAGCGCCGTGTCTGATAAGTTTCTCACAAGGATTAAGATCACTATCAGCTATCATAAACCTATTGCCGTCTTTTTTAAACAGATCCACAATCCAAGCAAGAAGTTCCCCAGATTGTTTCATGGCTATCATCATATTTTCCGGTGATTGCCAAGGTATGTCTTCTTGGTAAGCATAGTAACTTATTGCTTCTCCAAGGTCTTTGCCAGAAGGCTGCCTTCCGTTCTTGAAGAAGTATTCCAGTGTCTTATGAATAACCGTACCATAAGACGTAGCTTCTTGTTTTTCTGTAGACCTTTTGCCCTCTACGTAAGTCTTATACCATTTCATTGGACAAGTAAGAAACGTATCTATCTGGGAATAAGAAATGGCAAGACGTTTCACACCATTAAACTCCTTATATAGCAAATGCGTTTCTGGGACCATCATAAGTCATTGTCTTTAAATCCTTCCGGGTAATATATGACATACTTCTTACCGTCTTCTGGTGTCATGGCAAACTGCATGTAGTTATTACGATTACGATGTTTGCCATCTAATCCTCGCTTCCAATACAGTATCCCGTCTATATCCACATAAGATCGGCCCCGGTCGGCTCTAACTACGTCCGTGTGTAGTAGATACCCGTCGGAAGACACGATCCACACTTTATCACCTTTGCTTAAATAAGATATTCTTTTTCTTACAACAACCTTTTTCTTATTATCCAATACAAATTCCTCATCAGTCATACTCTTCATCCTCCTCTTCTTCTGTTTCAAAATCAATTCCATAACACTGATCATAATGCTTGGTCAGTTCTTCTGGTTCTAAATCTTGTCCAAAATCCATGTTAAAAATATCGTAATTAGTAAAGCACTTAAAATCACTGTTCCCGCAGGCAGGAAATCTATGAATGCTGCTTTTATTTCTTCAATTAGGCCCAAGTGTAACCTTGGGCCATTGTATTTATTTTTTGTCATCTCCTTTTAATTTCTTTAAAGTATCTGCAATCGGAAGCTGATCAATGACTCCCAATGCCGGAGCGACGGTCTTGACAACATTGTTAAGGAAATTACCGGTGCTGTTTTGACCACCGTCAAATACCGTGATATTTCCGAGATTGATGTGCTCGAACGCCTTAACCTGTTCTCCAGCAATTTCTTTCCACTGATTAACCATCTTGTACTGAATGGCGATCTGAGGATTGGATTCTGCTGCTTCCACCATAGCCTTAAATCCGTCGGCTTCTGCCATTAACGACTTTTTCTTACCTTCGGCTTCTGCCTCCAGCTTCATCTGAATAGCCTTTGCCTCTGCCTCAGCTTTTGCCAAATGTGCTGCTGCCTCAGCCTCAGCCCGGCGTTTGATCTTCTCGGCCTCAGCATCAGCTTGTAATATAGCCTCTTCCTTCTGGGTTTCAGCCGGCACAATCTTTTCAGCCTTAAGCGCAGCCTGAACTTTCTTAGCCTTAGCTTCTTCCACTTCTTTATCAGCAAGCTCTTTTGCCGTTTTTACAGCCGCTTCCGATTTAACTTTTTCTTCTCCGGCCTTCTTTTCTGATTGAGCTTTGATAATCTGTAGTTCTGATACTGACACAGCAACCTCCTTCTGGGCATTGTTGTATCCTATAGACGCATTTTTCTCAGCCTCAGCCTTCTTAATCTGAGCTTCAGAGTCTTGTATTGCTATAGCTGCTTCCTTGTCAGCTTCAGCCTTATTCTTTCCGACTTCTTCCATCCTTTCAGCCTCGGCTTTATTTACTTCAAGTTCTGCCTTAGATCTTACGATCGCCGATTCCTTGTCGGTTAAAGTTTTTGCGATAACCGCAGCCCTGTCTCTATCTGCTTGAGCTACACCGATCTGTTTCTCCTTATCGGTTAAAGCTAAAGCTATTTCTTTTTCTTTCTTCGTTTCAGCTACTATCGTTTCCTTTTCTTTTTCAGTACAAGCAATTTGAATCTCTTGTTCTTTTTTGGTATTAGCCACAGCCGTTTCTTTCTCCTTCTGCTGTACAGCAATCTTAATAGCACCCAGCTTCTCCTGTTCTTCGATATTAGCCTGTGCCTCGTTCAGAGCCCTACTTTCAGCTTCCTTACCAAGGTTCATAATATAACCGGCTTCGTCTCTGATGTCACTGATGTTGATGTTCAGGAGGTAAAGACCTAACTTGTTAAGCTCGTTATCAATGTTCTTTCTCGCCTTATCCAAAAACTCATCCCTGTCAGAATTAAGTTTTTCGATCGTCATTTCAGCAATAATCAAACGCATCTGACCGTAAACGATGTCCGTAATAAGATTTTCAGTAGATTCGGTATCCATCCCCAAAAGTCTTTCTGCCGCATTTTGCATGATTTCGGGATTTGTACTGATAGCTACTGTAATGGTCGTAGGTACATCTACTCTAATATTCTGAGATGACAAAGCACCGGTAAGCTTGCAATCTATTTGCATAGGCTCCATTGACAAAACATCATAGCTTTGAATAATAGGCAAGACAAATGCCGCTCCACCATGATATAATTTCGCCGATTTCTTTTCCCCACCTGTCTTACCATAAACGACCAAGACCTGATTAGGCTTACATCTACGATACCTTGATAAGACTCCGATGATTGTCAAAATAATCACTACAGCTAAGATAGCTGACACGTACATGATTGTTGTCATAACTTTTAAAATTTAATTGTTGATAAAAAAATTAGATACTTAATTCTCCTTCTTCATATTTTATATTCGCCTTGTCGCCGTTTTTGTAGGTTTTTCCAGACAAGCATTTTACTCTCATTTGCTCTTGTCTTCCATTTTTCGAAATATTTACCATATAATGATTCTTCCCTGATCTAAATACTATCTCCACTTCTCTTCCGTTTAAATCTTCCGGACATTCGTACACCATTTCTTGCTTTAACTTAAGAAGTAACTTATATACGTAAAACAAAACGATAAAGAAAAACGACCCTATCACAACCCCTACTAAATGGGAACCCGAAAAGTAGGTAGTCCAGCTATATCCAAGAATAAAATGTGTTATGCCCTTGAATGATATAATGTCCGACAAAGACATACTTAAATCAGAAGCACTGTCAATGTCAATATCCGTATCCAGATCAGATCCTAATATCGATAACAAAAACTGTATAACAAAAGCAAATGACGCTATTAAAGCCATGCATAAAATTATGTCACTTCCCATACCCTTCTGTTATTATTTTGTAAACAAGATCAGTCATATCTTTGATGGTCTCCATATCATAATCAATAATAACAATATTGAATTTTTGTTCCACCATCACATCAAGCTCAATTCGATCAATAGAATCTAATCCAAATTCTTTAAACGTCACATCTTCTTCATGAACTATATCTATTTCCGAATTAAGAAACTGAGTAATAATTATATCCTCTATTATCTTTCTGATTCTTACTTTTTCCATTGCTTTCTAATTTTGTTAAATAAATACGTTTTTATGTTTTTCAATCGCTCTTTGTCTGTTTCAGAACTTCCGGTAAACAAATAATCCGGATTGCCTTTAGCCGGCGGCGTAGGCAATTTAGATACGGCAAACAACCAATCCATTTCCTTATTCTTCTTAGACTCCAAATAAGGCTCGGTAGCGATCTTAAATTTTTCAGCTATTAAGTCAAAGAGCTTTGAATTTTTAAGGTTCATATGTACTGAAAAAGCCTGAGAAGGTGGTTTCCATATGAAGTTGCATAAGCTCATTGTATAATCTCCTGACTCTGCTATATAAGATTCCGTTACCTGAAGTATGACCTCTTTCTTGAATGAGGTGTTACCCATAAACCAACACAATCTGGATTCTGCTTCTTTTCTGCTGACACCTATGTCTTTTGAATATGATTCGTACATTCCTATCATAATCTTCAACGTTTCCAGAACCTCGTCTGTCATTTCCGGTGTCTCTATATAATTTACAAAAGACGTTCCTTTGTTGGTTAATCTCATCACGCCTGATTTTAATTTCTCAACCAGGCCAAGCTCTATATACCTCCCAGCATCTTCTTCCGGCATGGCTTCGATCATAACCGAATCCTTCTGTCTTATGGCAAGAAGATTAGCAAGATCATTAGGAGTCATGTCTGATGCTGCAAGTTGTCTGAAATTGATGTACATTCTTAATCAGCTTTAATGAAAATAACATTCTTGTTATCTTGTCTATCAACATGTTCACATGGACCAACAATTATGTCTGTACATGAACAATAATTGTAATTTTCGAATATACACCTATCGCATGTATCACCTTCCACACATTTTAATCTTACAAGTCCGGCAGTAAACACTTCTCCTACTTTAAATTCCTTCTTTTCCATATTCCCTCCTTGTTTTTAACTGTTGTACCCTTCTTTAATAATCGAATTTCTACCGGTAGATACTGACTGTCGAAGATCGTCATGTACAGAATCTACCGTAGAATACTTGTTTCTGGTTGTAAAAATCACTTCCAGCATCTCCTTATAATCACCTAAAGCTACTTCATATCTCGGATCTACTTTGGCTTTTCTTTCGGCCTCGGCATTACTCTTAGCCAGCTCTCGGTCAAGAAGATCTTCTTTGATTCGGTCAGCAATCATATCAAGCTCTTTCTTGATTACTTCGCCGGCTGCCCGAAGTTGACCTTCTACGTCGCCAAGCTGATCTTGGACGGTTCCTATTTCTTTCTTTAGACGATCGTATTCGTTAATCATACCCATATCACCTGCATAGCCGGAAAAGTCCTTGATTATTCTGGTTCCTTCTTTAAGGAGCTCAATGACTCGTCTTTTGCGTTCTCTGCTTATTAAAGACGGAAGACGATAATTCATATCCGCCACCGCCTTGTCGTGTATGGAGTTGATTAAAAACATCTCTCTTTCATCCCCTGCAAATTCGGTAAGAACCAAAAGGAACTTACTTATCAGGTATTCGTTTTCTTCTACAGTAAGTCTCATACGTTTCTTTTTTTTAATATACTGACTGTTCTTCCTTTGTCTCTTGTTCTTGATTGTCCGTAACGTCTTCCACAGTATAGAGCTTGGGCGGCGTCGGCGGCTGGTTGGGGTTCACGAACTTCGTACCTCCCTCCCCGTACATCCATCCATGCCCCGGCAGAATCTCTGGGTGGATTGTGTTAGTAAGCTCTTCCATACTAACCTGCCTTACCTTCAGTATATGATGAAACACCAGTCCGGCTGTCCTGAATGATGTTTTGTTTTCAGTTTTAAACCTATCAAGAGTCTGATACCAATCTTTCCCAAATATCATATACTTATCCAGTCCGTACCGACGAGGATTATGCAAACCTATCATTAACGTACATAACTGACCCAGCGTATCAGACTGGTAAAAATCAGAAAGACGCGGAGGTTGCTCTTGTGGGCTTTTTATCCTTCCTTCTATCTCTCTGTTGAATTGGGATATAATGAGGAAAAATATGTTTTTATATACTAATTTAGCCTCATTCATAACCGCCACCAAATCATCTATAGCCGACTTAGGATCTAATCCCATTCTTTTTATTAAAGCAATATGATCGACTTTAAATATTATAAGACGTTTGTCTTTGTGTTTGGTAGCTATATGATACACAGCCGCCTCAAACTCTTTTACCGTACACGGAGCATCGATGTATATTATATTATTTCTGATTTCACCTTGAAGGATTTCAAACATCCTCATCTCTTCTACTGTATTAGAATCTTGCCTTCTTAATATTTCAGGAGCCCTCTTTTTCATATCCTGGCTCATTCTACGAAGAAGAAGATCTTGAGGATTCATTTCGAACTCGCAATTGACAAGAAAATAATCTTCTGCTTGCGGGTTGATCATCGGATTCATCACATTTTCCAATATCTTTTGGGCCACATACGATTTACCCACAGATGGCCGGGCTCCTATGGCAATAGCATGCTGAGGAAAAATACCTCCAAGCAAAGCCTCATCAATATAATCGTATCCGGTTTTAGCGGGGATAAGCTCTCCCCGCCTGTATTTTAAGATATTCTCATACGCCTCTTCCATAACCTGTTTAGAGGTCTTGAATATCCTTCTTATATCTATCCTATTTGCTATCTCCTCTTGCATTTTTGTCACCTTTTGTATCCGATTTGGACCCCCTATTAGCTTTTACTGATTTATACCTAAGACCGTTCTTGGTATGAGAACAATCTTTACCTTTCCTCCAGCCCTTGCCTTTCTTTTTGTCCGTTTCGTAGTTTTTACGACCAAGCTCCCGGCGTTTGGCTTTCTGTTCTGGTCTGGCATTTATCTCCTTATCTTTTTTAGCCTTTTTTTTCCTGGCTTCAGGATGAGTCCTGTAGTACTCTGTTGAACGTCCCATTTCTTTGTATTTTAAAAGTTAATGATACAAAGATAAGTATTAACAGATTCCTACTTTAAAAAGCCGTAACTCATATCTGGGTCACACCAAACATACCCATCTTTGTCATGATGTAAGTACGATGGGCAGCCATGACAGGCACTACTTCCACATACGATCTTACTGTTTTTGTTCTGACATTCATCACCCGGCTTATGCCATTCAATGTTAGAACCGGACCGGCTTTTATTTACATGACAGAACTGAAATACTTTCCCCATCGTCTTTTCTCCGAACATACCGATGTGTGTATATTCAGGAGGTAAATTTAGAAACTCAGATAGGTCTTCGTACATCTTCTTCCTTTCTTCCGGTGTAACCCATAACCTATCTAATTCAGCATGAACCCTCATCTTAAGAGATCGGAGCGAAGCATCTGCCAACCTGCCCAGCGCCTTACCTTTATTAGGACCGGTACCATGTACACCTACATAAGCATTGCACGGCTTACACATCATTACCATGCCTAATCCTTTTCTTTTATATATTTCGTCGGCATTAACCAGCTTCGTTTCCCTACCACAATAAGGGCATATTTCTCCGGCTAAAACCCGTTGTTGCTTTTCAGAGAGTTCCATACTTTATCTTTTTGAGCTTCTTTAAACTTATCATATAGGCTTTTTTCGGTTTCCACTTCGGAAATCTCAATCTCCACCCCTTCTCTTTTTAATATTACTTTCTTGGCAGTAGGATACGCACATTTAGAGATACGAATAGCATTACGAATAGCGTAAACAAAATACGTTTCTGGTGATGATTCGATCACCACTACCTCGTTTAAAGTGTTTTTGTAATTTTCCATGTTATCTACTTGCTTCAATTATATAACCCGGATGATCTTCACACGCCTTTTTATATTCGATAAGAAACTTAAGAAATGAATCATAAGACCCCCATCCGTTTTTCGGCTCGTATCTCAAAAGACTTTTTCTCTTGGAGATCATAATACATATACCTTTTGTAAGTACATTCTTCATCTCATTGGTATATATTTCTCTATACAATTCTTCTGGTCTCCAAACATAATCGTACAGCGTTTCTTTATTTTCTGATACGAATATTCTTTGTGCCATCTTGTTCATGTTGTGGGTGATGTTTGCAACCCATTCACGATCCTCTTCCTTCTTCTTACTCTTAATATAAACATCCAGGCTCATGATATTTTTCCTTTACCTTGTTACTAATTATTAAATCTGCCACATCATCTCCATCTCCTACATTTTCAACATTTTGAAGATAGTCCGATACTTTTATCCTTGACTTCATCATCATTCCATCTATCTTTTTACTCCATGTATCAAATGCTTGTCCTTTGTCCGGAAAAGCTACAGTCTTTCTATCTTTTAAAACATCTATCACTTCCGGCCTTAGATTCTGCAACCCTCCGGTGGCCACAAATAATTCATCTGGTTTATTCACAGCGCATATAATAGCCGTCTTTTCTGATTCCACCAGATTAACCACCTTATCCGGATACTGGCTTAGAAGATGCTCTCCGAACAGGCATTGTCTAAACAAGAAGTCCCTTGCATGCAACGAGTGATAAAACATGACATGAGGCCGCTCATTGTCACCGTCTTTTTCTTTCACTCTTTTTACATCAATCTCATTCCCCTGGCTGTCGGTCTTTATATAAAAGTCCATGATCTTGCCGGTTCTACATACAAAGTCCTTATCTATCTGCCAGAATATACAACACCCTTTCCATCCCCATAAGTCCATTGTTCCGACATGATATCTTCTAAATACGTCAGATACCCTTTCTTTTCCCCATAGAGACGATAAAAATCTAAATACAGTATTTCTATCATCTGGAACCACAGTCCTCTCAAACTCGCTAAAAGGTATGTAATTTACAACATCAGGGTTTACAGGAGGACGATAAGCTCTTATACACTTATTCCCAGAAATCCAAAGATCTTTGTCACCTACATCCTTGCCGGTAGGTCGTTTATCGTAACCGCAAGTCCGTTCATGATCGCATCTTCCGAACTCGTTTCCAACAATCTGACCTGTTGCCACATCAATATAAGGAGTAAGGCACCGGCCTTTCCCGCAGGCCGGGCAGGTTAGCTTCAGTCGGCTCCTGCCGGGTCTGCGGTCAAGTTGAAACCGGGGTACGTTTTCGTATTTTCTAAAATCAAGCATTTTTAACTCCTCTCATTGCCTCTATGACTCTATCTGCTATAGTTATAGACCATGACACCACATCTGGTACATATACTCCGCAATCTATTTCACCTTTTCTATTTTGTGCTTTAACAAACTCAATAGAATAAGCCTTAATAAGATCGAATCTACGTTGCTCCCAGTCTACATCTTTGTTTTCGTCATTTACAGGAAGGGTATCGAGATAAAAATTTAAACTCTCACTTATCACATTCCCATTATTATCATAGAACTGTATTCTGTCATGGTCGCTTCTTGTAGTTGAGCTACTGAAAGTGATTACTTCTATTATCTCTCCTGTTCTTCTAATTTTTCTTTTCATACTCTTCTTGTATTTCTGACCAATATAGGCATTATTATTTCGATGGTCTTGCCATATTTCTTATGAGATGCAAGTACACATATTGCATATTTATCTCCTATTTTCAAATCTTTCGATAATCTTAATCTTGAACCCCTTTTGATGTTAATAAAATAATCACCAAAAGGATTGATGCATATCGGTTTTACGATTTCTATATAATCTCCTTCAGGAATAACAATATCGTTCATATTATGAATCTTTTAGACATTTCCTCTGCAATATCATACACGACCGTATGATCCTCTTCATTGTACGGCTTATTGATATTCAGCACTCCTTTTCTCACTTTGAACTTCTTATCTTTTCTAAGGTGATTCAACATACCTTGTTGGAACACGCAGTCCGCCTTTTCAAGTGCTATACTGTCTTCTGTCCATTCTTTCAGCGTATATCCTTTGCTGCTCGTGCTTTTTGGAGAAAAGTTCATAATACGTGCATCAATCCCATACCATGCTTTAACCATTCTTCTTTCAGCTTCTAATTGAAATGCATATGATTCCCATATTCCCCCTGATTTAAAGTCGAGAATAACCACTTCTTCCTTCTCCACGTCTCTTACCTCCTTCTTCGGATCACCTTTTTTGAACTGCCCTGTGGCCCTTTGATACACGGCTCCAAAATAACCTTCTTCTTTGTACTTGAATGTCATTTTAACCATCGCATCTATCGGCGTAGCTACCAAATAGTCTTCTAATGACAATATTCTTTCAATCATCATCGGCTTAACCTTATACTCCGAACAAAATTTGGCAAACCTCATAATTCTGACAATCATATCATCAAGATCATCAATACTGTTAAAGAACCGATCAAGATTTTTCTTAGATATCTTCAGCTTACCTTCTTGCACTGTCTTAACTATAAAACTTCGATTTAAGACCATATCTCTACCTGTTAGGTACAATCCGTATAAGTAGTGCATGATCGTTCCCTTATCAGCTTCATACTGTGCCACCTCTTCCGGATTGCGACCAAGCATCTTCATCTCTTGCTTCCATTCCTGAAGTGCGGTCTTATCATCTACATACCCATCTTTGATTAAAGTTGTTACCGAAGCATATATCTTGGCCGTCCCATCATCCATCTTCCTTACATAAAAACGATTATCGTCTAATGTCAATCTTACGAATTTAGGAGTCTCAATCTTCTTCAACTCATCGCAGATATAAAATGGCTCTAATGTTTCCTGATTTTCTATAAACGGATTCGAATCTTCTTCTCCAGGGTTAGGAGCGGCTTCCTCCGCCTGAGCTTCCGGTTCCTCCTTCTGGGCCTGCTCTGGCTCAGGCGCCGGCTCTTCAACTACTGGAACCTGTCCACCTTTTTCTGCTATGTCTCTGTTCTTTATTAAAGACATAACCTCCTTCTTCAACTGCTCTGGTGTTTGGTTAGGATCTGACACCGACATCACAACATCGTTCATTCTAAACAACGTATTTCCTTCTCCTTCTACCATAGGCGCAAACCCTAAATCTGTCAATATTTTTATCTTCTCTTTCATGATCTTCCTCTAATCAATTCTTCTTTAATACAATGTAACACTGTTTCCACTTCATCTTTATCTCTATCTTTCACTGCGATAGCTATATCCTTGCCATAACTCTCTCTTTGTATGTGAGCATAAAAGATAGTTTCATTGTCAGCTTCTATTCTTATTTTATAAAGCTTTCTCATATCTGTCAATTATTTCAATAATTAATCTACCTCTTTCTTTAATCATCCCCCTGCTTTCCATATCCAGCACCTTCTTTACCGCATACTTCCATACAAAAGGAAATTCTGTTTCAAGTTTATCAAATTCCATCCGGTCAAGATACATGTCGAATACCGTATGCTCCGATTCATGTAGAAAAACTATATTATCTCTGCAAGTGGCAACCGACTTATATATCCTTTTTGGAAGTATGTGACAGACGTTACATACTGTAGGAAAATGAATAGCCTTACCAGTCATAGACATTCGAATGCTACCCAACTCCTCCAACATAAGACGAAAAAACCCAGATAAATCCGGGTTCTCTAACTTTTTCTTCTTGCTGCTGTTTTTAATGGATGTAATTCTGTTTTTTTTCTTCGGAGTCAACTCTTTGCTCCTACAAGCCTGGCATAAGCCATGACTTCTTATCATCACTTTTCGTCCGCATCGTTCGCAGACGTATAGCTTCTTTTCCTTGCTTTCCATTCGAATAATAATGATATTATTGAAAAGAACAATCCCGCTGAAGCCAGTAGATAAGGTACGTTCATTAATAATTTAGATACCTCGTCTGTCTTAATCACTATCAGAAGGAAAGCGCCTGCTGAAAGCAATGATATTATCGCCACAACAAGCGCTATGTTGGAAACTACATCAGCCTTACTCTTCACTCTTCTTCTCGCCTAATTTTTCAGCTCCCTTCTGAAGATCGTATTTGAATACATCAATGATCTTCGTTTCAGCAATAGCTTCGCAATTCCAGTCTCCTAACGTGCCCTGCATACCTTTAGTTAACACAGCCTCAGCGTCTTTCGGATTGCCGGCCTGGACATACATATAGCATGGCGTTTTCTTTTCTTTACCTTTCTTTTCATCCAGTGTAATGTAATTCACCTTACACTTATACCAGTACTCAGCTTCTCCGTTGAAGAAGATTTCCGACACTTTAATAGGATCTATTTTAATAATGTCGAACACTTGAAATAAATCCTTGAAAATCTCTAAAGATCTTGATTCTGCCTCTGTATAAGACAAGGCATCTACCAAATACTTTTCAGTTACTTTCTTTTTTTTGCCGTTCTCGATATTATCAATCTCGGCTTTTACCGTAATTTCAAACCAGCGATTCATTGTATTAATATTTAATTAGTTGATTTCTTTCCTTTCTCTATACTATTTTTAAATCTTTCAGAACACCACTGCAAAACATCCATCATCATCATCTCATTATTAGATAAGATGCCTTTTATAATTAACGCCAATTGATGCTGTGACATTCTTAGGCTCATATCAAATCTTCTTTCCTCTTCATTTACTATCGTGGCTACGAAATACTTACACCCCTCTAAGTGCGTCAGGGCTTCAATCATAGCTTCTTTTATCTCTTTTTCTTCCATTTTGTTTGTTTTTTTGGACAAAGATATGTCTTTTGATAATAAAAAAGATTCAAAATGATTTAATTTAGCTTAATTACTACTCTTTTGATTCGTCCGGCATAGGCATGTCAAACTTTTTCCTGATAAACGATTCTGTTTCTTCATTGAATGGATAGGCCTCCTTAATAAAATTCATAGCTACCTCCATATCACCGTCTGCTATATCTTTATACCTTTCAAAGATACCAACCAGGTCATTGTTATATGAACGCTCTTGTTTTATGTTGTACACGTATTTCAACACCCTGTCTTTAATTTCATTGGCATTTTTCAAAGTGTTATTGAAGGAATTTATACTTTCCAATTCTGGATCTTGGTTTTCCTTGTTTACCTTATCAAACTCTTCTTTGCTATACCCCGCTTCCCCTTTAATAGCCGGGCAAACACTTTCTTTTATGATCCAAAACTGTTCATACGATCCTGTCAGAAACCTTGATTCTATTTTAAATGCATTATATTTAACAAGCAAATTAGCCACCTCAGTTGCACCTTCTATGGTTCTAAAACCGATGCCGACATCTTTTAACATAAATACTGGAACTCCCGTTCTTGGATACACGACTTCTTTTTCGTTCTTTATATTCCAATTTTTAGCTTCAATTGGAATACCCTTACCAACAAGCTCTTTGTCTATATACAGACTTATCTCTTCGTCTGTCAATGCCACAATCTCATCTCTGCTTAAATCAAAAACTGTTTTCATTTCTTTTTATTTATTAAATTAGGTATATAATTACCTAAATTTATCATACTCTTCTTTCGATATTCTTATGCCATCTTTAAAATAGATGGCATAAGGCGTTTTTTCTGGTATAACTACAGAAATATATCCTTTTGAATGTAATATTTTCTGAAATTTATCATTGTCAAAAAAATAATAACTTTCAAGTAAATGGATATATTCTTTATCTGTTAACCCCCAAAGACTTTGATAATCTTCTAAATGTTTCATAACTGTATTTTTTAAAAGTGAATAATTAATTGATTTATAAAAAGAAAGCGGTGATAAACTAAGTTACCACCGCTTTTACTATCATATTGTTTCGTATTACTTTATTTTGTACATTGAGAAATCTTCAAAATCACCAGATATACAATCAAGTTTCAGCCAACCTTCTGACACCTTTACATCATAAACAATAGGTGGCTCAGGGTCACTATCAAATACAATGACTAATCTCATTGTATTTTTATCAAAAGAGTATGTGAAAGGATCTGGGCTTTTCTTTTTGCCTTCATTGTAATATACAGTCATTACGCCTGTATCGTCATTATAAAATGTGAGTTCGAAAAATTCATCTGCGGGGAATTGCTCTCCCCATGAACCTATTAATATGCTGTTATTGTCATTATTCACATTATCGTCGTTACACGAAAATGTGAATAAAAGTAGCAAGGTTAATAATATATGTAGTACTTGTTTCATGTTATTGTTAAAATTCATATCCTACCTTTATACTAAATCCGTTCATGTCACCACTTCCATCTCCCCATTCTTCATCAAATGATACCTTTTGTATAGAATATCCTATACCTAAATTAACAGCTTGTTTTTTAGTAGTCATAAACCGTACACCAATAAAAGGGTTACAATACAATCCACCTTTTTTTGCATGTCTTGGTGCTTCTTTAGTATTGAACTTATACCCTATTCTTAATGCAATAAAAGGAGATATTGGACCATTCAAGGCATATCCTCTCACATCCGCAAATACAGGTATGCTTACTGTTGAATAATCGGTCATATAGTGTATGCCGGTTCCACCTCCTACAAATAAATATTGATTGATTTGGCTTCCATATGTAAAATATAATTCTGGGCCTTTGTATCCACCTGCCCAGTATCCGAGATCAATCATAAATCTACTCCCTGTCAAATCGTACTTTTCATTGGATATTTTAAATGGAATTTTAGATTCTTTCTCTTCTTTGGTTATTTTACTGATATCTTCCATAGGGTACACAAACGTACTACCATCAGAAGTGCGAATAGTAATTTGCTTGTCTGGTATCTGCTCGATAATAACCCCTTTTATAACACTTCCATTTTTTAAATGAATAGCTTCAACCATTTTGTTTTGTGAGTAAGCGCATACACTACCCAATAGAACAACTAACAATAATAGATACTTTTTCATATGAAATAATTTTGCTCTTTCTGCCTCCTTCGAAAGATTAACAAAAAAAAGAAGCGTGGAGACTATTGGATACTACCACATTGAGGTCTTGGACTACCCTTCGCACAATAGTAAACAATAGCCCCACGCCTTATGTCAGTATACTATTATCCCTCTTGTATAATCAGAATGCGTATACAACAACATAGGCGTAGGAGCTGTATGTCTATTATCTTGTGCGAATGAAAGTGTCCAAGTTTCAATGCAAGATAATATCTTAACGCTTCTACGTCTTTATTCTAATACGTGAGGGCAAAGATAGTTATTCTATCTAATATTTTAAAACGGCTTAAAAGGATTTAATTTGATGTAAAATGAATATTGGGAATTTTAACAGTTCGTATTTTTGCATAAACAACAAAATATCTAAGATCATGAACAAATGCAAAAAGCCATCAAGAAAAACAGCCAGTAAAGCAGGCAAGTTATTAAGAAAGAAGATATCTTCCAAAGATGTTAAAACTCTTGCAGGTTACACTTTACAAGCCGCTTCCCGTCGTGGAAAAAGTAAGAGTGGTTGCCAAAAGAAAGGAAAATAAGTTCTTTAATACAAGCTTTTGGTATGGTCATTATACCAGAAGCTTGTTCTAATGTATTGGAATTACCAACAGCATAATGACCAGCTACAGATATAGATCTCTCATTTTCATGTACAACAATACCATAGCTCTCTATTTCTGATATATCTGTTTCGTAATCCTCCAGATCTACCCATGTTCTTTCTGATAGGTTGGAATCTATCCACTTAACTAATACCCGCTTGTTTAAAAGCGATTCTTTTTTATGTCTATTCTTTTTCATAACTTGTTATATTGATTTTTTAGTAAACGAAAAGAGATTGTGCCAGCATTTTGACACAATCTCAATTATATGGGAATAATACTAAGGAAAAGTGTAAAGTGGTATATAATTACCTTAATTTAAATATTTTTAGTTTTGAAATTATTTAATATGCTTATCGGCTGGATTGATTATCAATCCATCGTCACATGAAGGGAATGATATGTTAGATTCTCCATTATCAAGATTAGTCAGTTTAACCGTTCCAGCATATTCATCATCCACAAAAAACAATTGACCCGAAGAAACCACAAATCTGCATTGATATGCATTCATCATTGCTCCAAGTTGTCTAATCTTAGTTTTAATCTCTAAAAGTTGAGCGTTGTTGATTATATTCTTATTCATATTTTATTAAAGTTTATCTATTATTTTGTCACCCATTTCCTGCCATTCATCACTCACGCTTATAACCAATCCTATGACAGTGAATGATAATAACAACGTAAAAATAAGCCATAACAGAAAGCAGATAAAAACACATACATACCTCATGATTTTTTAGTTGTTAGATAAAAGCAAAATCGGTTCATTTGACTCCGCAATTGCTTTTATTTGTTCTGGATTGATAAAACTCTTGACTTGTTCACTTATCTTACAAATAGATTTGATCATATCAACGAATAATTTTGAGGTGCATTCGTTGCATTCCACTTCCATTACCGGCTTATGTCGATTGTATGATATGCATGTTACATAATTCAGCCAGTGCGCATAAGTTCCTTTTTCTGTATTTAACCTGCCGTATTCTACTTTTGTCTCTCCATTACCATATTCAATTACTCTTTTTAGAAATGGTTTTGCATAAACACTAAAACCGAAAGGTTGGGTGTTTAAGGCATCTAAACGAGAAGTTCCATCTCTCCATTTCCCGTTTTCATCACCTCCTGTCCATTCTTTAGAGGCATTAGGGACAATATTTCCATTTTTGTCATATGAAAACATGCAATTCGTTTCCAGTTGATACTTAATAACAGGCACTTCCTCTACTATTTTATAACTCAAACATCTCTTCAGAACTTCCCTGATTTGACTTTCCAAGTCAGAAAGTGCTATACTATTGAAATATCCTTCGTTGCCTAATCTGTTTGTAGGTAATTTGATCCCATAAGAATGAATCTTATCCACATCTTCTTTTGACAAGGTAGTGGTAAACACTCCTTCTTTGGTGACATTTACTTTAACAGTTACGGACAAACTGTTGTTAGCATTCTTTTCCGTTATATTTAGTGTTGTTAATGCTGCCATAATCAGATCTTTTAAAATCAATTCGAATAAATATAATACATTCCTGCTTCATATACCCTATGTACATCAGGGTCATTCTTGTCTTCCGGTTCCAATTCACTCTCTTCGCGAGTATAATCCCATTCAGAGTTGTAGTACATATCCTCATTTGTTTTCTCCAAGGAGCAATCTTTCATCAAATTCATATTTTCTCCCCATACTGCAACTTCTTGTCGTTGCTCTTCTTCTGCCATAAGGGATATTTTGTCTTTTAATTCTTTCCAGGTCATGATTTCTAAAATATGATTAGGTATATAGTCACCTGTTAGGTAAGTAATTTGTAATAACATCAAGTGATATCCATAACTCCGGCTCTATGCTGTTTTTTATTCTATCACTGAAAAGAGAATTATCATCACAATCACAATGAGAGATTGTGATATAACAATCTTGATAATCCCACCAATGGGCTGATTTAAAATCGTCCCCTCCATTCCAAAACCCTATTCTTATGCCTCTTGGGTTAAAATCTTCATCTATCCAACTTGGATGGTAAGCCAACACTTCTTCTCCCTCTGGAGGTTTTTCCTCTTTAAATTTCTTCCAGTTCATTTTTTCTTTAATTAATTAAGTACAAATATAAAAGTTTAACATGCTATCACGCCTAAATTGTATTAAATTATATTTATTTATCCCCAATCTTTTTAATCTTTGTTGGTCTTGACAATCGATAATCCTTTTCTATCGGTCTACCGAATACGTTATTCCTATATCCTTTATATCCTTTCTCGTAAACGCTAACCCTTGCGCAGAACTCAACCACATCGCCCGGTAATAAATCAGCGTTTTTGAATCCTTTTGTCAAATCAAACCACAAATGGTCTGTTACTACTTTACCATCTAGTAACACGTCTTGTAAAAGTATTGTCTTTACAGGTCCTTTATACCCATCCCTGAATCCAAAACGAATGAATGTCGCTGTAAATACGTGTCGCTCTTTTGAGCCTATTATTTTCAATTCCTTTCTCATGTTCTTTCATTCATTTGTTTCGCTTATAAAATTAACAACATTCTTTAGATACCCTTCTGTCATCTCTATGAAATTAACACAATCTAATTTGCTTAATTTGTAAATCAATGCCGGATTGTGTATTATGGCTATAATTTGTGTTTGTGGTTTATGAAATGACAATACATTGTAAATCTGCATTATGTTGTCAATATCAAGATTCCTGTCTGGCTCATCCATGAGAACCGTGTATTCAAAACTGCTTTCTGTTAATGTTATGCGGTTTCTTTTATAATACTTCAACAGGTTATCAATTCTTTTAATCCAAAACGCATTTGATTTTTTCTTGTATTCTACAAGATCTTGTATTGGAAATGTATAATCCTTTTGACCGAACATTAAATTGAAAAGTGATTCCAATGATAACACCACTTTTTCTCCATAAGATTTTTGAATGCTATTCACATACAAATCGAAATTGCTGATGTTTTTTAATACACTATCTCGATTTGTCTCCGTTGACGGCAATAAACGGAATACTTTCCCTGCATAATCGGATGATATGTCAATCCCATCAAAAACCTTATCATCGTCATCAAATATAGGTGGAAAATCCAGTGCCTCGGTCGGCATTTCAGAGCACATGGATTTCTCGCATAACGCATACATTGATATTATGTTAAGCAAGGTCGATTTTCCACTACCGTTTTTACCTATAATTACATTCACTCCTGACTTGAAAATAAATTCTCTGCCATTTTCAAATGCTTCTATATCCGAAACATATTCAAATGGAGTTTTTGTATTGTCTTTTATTTTTACTGATGTTATCATTGTAATCCTTTTTAAAAATCAATTACCGTCCGAACCATGTCTCCGATGTGCTTGTTGCCGGTGCCCGTGAGGCCACTGGAGAAGACCACGTACCACGCGACGGCCTGGCTGCTCTCAGTACTGGACCAATACCACGTCGAGGAGAGGGGAGATGCCGAAACATAAGTGAATGCTTTGTTTAGTTCGTCCATATAATGGGCCATTAAATTTAATTGACCAAGAGATGGTATATACTCGCCATCTTCCAGCAGATTTCTCAATTTTGGATTTCTGGCTACAAGGCGTTCCGTATTGCCGCGTCCGTCAAAGTCAAACAGCGCATCACATTCACGTTCGTAATATGTCCCACTTCCGGATTCTTCACGGCTATCATCGTCAAGCAATTGTACGATATCATGCTCCGTCAGTGAGATTGCAAATGACATGTATCTGTGCTTCAACCCAATGTATCGTACACAATCTTTGGAGTTATCGCCGGTAAACGGCTCAGCGTGTCCATTTCCGTAGATTAGATACAAACCATCTTTTCTTGATGGTACTCTATTTTCACATACGCATCTTTCATTTTTGGGACTTACAATTATGTTCAACCCATTCAACACATGATCTTTTATAACCTCCTTACATATTCTTCTTACAAAATCATAATCTCTTTGTTTAAGCTCATCTGCTACCATACATCTGATCCAATGTTCTATCTGATTGTTTCCTCCGTATGTATTAAGCATACACTGTTTTACGAGTTTTTCCAATAATGGCTCTATGTTTTTGATTATATCTTCTTTGGTAAGGTGAAGTTCATTTAATATATAGTTCCTTACTGCCTTGTATTCTTTACTTGTGCTCATAATATATCTACTTAATACTGTGAATTATATTTTTTTTCTCTCTCCCACTATCTTCCCCTATAGGATTATTCCATCCGTATTTTACAGCCGTAGCTCTAAATAGAGGAAGTCTATAAAATCTATAATCATTCTCAAGATGAGCATATACTGTTGATTTCATTTCAGTTCTTTAATTAAAGCATCCGCATATGTTACAGCTAATTCAGCCGCCTTATCACACGCTTCCAATATTAATTCACCGTGAGGTCCACGTCCTGATACGGATGTGATCGGAAGCATGGTTTTTGCCATCTCGTATCTACGTTGTTCCCAATCTACATGGGTGTTACACGGTTCTTGATTGACCTGTATATATCTTCCTTCAATATTAGAAGATCTTAATATTTCCGCATTCTCTTCGCCGAATGCAACCAGAATAGACCCACATCCTGGACTTTCACCTATTGTTCCATCTTCTCTGTGGAATTTTATCCTTCCTTTCATGAACAATATACCTTTTGCTTTCGGGAATACAACATCCTGAAACATCTTATTGTCAAGACGATTAAAAAGAAGAGCTATTCCGTTATTGTGCTCTACCATACGAGTAATAAAATGCTCTATAGTCGGTCTTGAATAAGGTGGGTTTAACCATACCCTTCCTTCCCATTTTTGTTTTAATCCATCTTGCTCTTTGTTATACATAACCCTGGCTGTCCTCCATAACGGACGCATAGGCGCACATGGATCTAAATCAAATTCCCCTAAAGCGTCTATAATTTCTTTAGGTGTGTACCATTCATCTGTACTGTTTTTAGATTTCTCAAATGATGTATTCATATATCTATGTTTTATAAGTTAATCCCATCCTCCAGTAGTGTACAAAGATACATCTTCCTCCTCTACGTTTACACCTTTAAGAGCCTGTAGAAGTTTTTTCTTTGTCTCCCTACACATATTGTAACCATATCCTTTATACCGATATGAGCGCTCCCATGTACTTACTGGAAAAGGGATATTCTCGTCAATAACCAGCCTCTTCATATGAAGATGTTCGAAGAATTTCTCATGGTATAGAAGTTTATACTCGTATCCTACTATACTTGCAGATGAGAATGGAAAATAATCATCTTCTTTTTCTTCGTATTTGGGCTCCTTGTAGTAAGCCATTTTTGCCACAGTAAAATCGAAGCTCCTAAGAATCTCTTCCGGCTTTCCAAACTCTGACTCTATGAACTCTATCCATACCTTTTCTCCCTCTTTCTGGAACGCACATACCTTCTCATTTCTGTACTTAAATTTCCATCCTTCTTTCTGATGTTTTTCATCATTGAACGAATCAATAGCTTCCTGAAAATCGCTTTCACTTTCAAAGAAAATATCAATATCTTTTACTCTTTCTCCGGAAAGGATATTTTTAAAACATCCACCAGCTATGAATCCTTTGTGGCCTTCCATATACTTGTCAAGCCATCTTATTTGCCAGAAATTATCTGGAGTATCTATTACAAAATTATTCATATTGTTTATGTTTTGCCGTTACCAAGCGAGATAAAAATTCCGCTTCACAATAATACAATGAGTGTAATTACTCAGGTCGATTCCGTTGTCCGTAAATGCATCCAGGACCCGTTTTTCCACGTATTTGAGTTTTACTGTTATCCCCTTCTTAAACACTTCTATTAACTTCTCATTGCACTCAATAGGTCCAATAAGACAGTATCTATTCGAAGGACTGTCTGATATACAATATGTCTGACATCCTAACATGTTGCTTAAAATTACTTCGTTCATAATTTCTCTATGATTCTAATATGGTGTCTACAAACTCCGTTATTTTATCAACGGATTCTTTTGATAAGGTATATCTTCTCCAATCCCATCTAAAATGCGCTTTTGGGAGATTTTTAGTAGAATATTTTTCATTTCCGTCCTTGTTAGTCCATTCGTAATTATCCTCTGGATCCGCCACTTTTATCCCCGATTTAGGTCCGTTACGAAAGCTATATAGCATTCTTATAACCGATTCAAAATCCGAACCTATATCAAATAGCATATGATACACCTTGTTTATTAAAGCCCTATCAGCTTGTTCCAAGTCTTCACCAAACAACTCTCTTACACTCCAATTTTTCATTTCTGAATAACGAATGAAATTAAGTTTCCCTTTTTCTATATTAGGATTTTTTCTTGATAATACAAGCTCCAAATCTTTCACAAATGATTCTTTTAGCTTCTGTTGTCCTAACAAGGCGGTGTATTTACTTACTATATCCATTATCCAAAGTTTTTTAATATTACTCCAAACGAATCATATTTAACCCCTAATATATCATGTGCCTTTTGGGATCCACATTCACATTTTCCTACCTTCTGTCCTGATCCACACCCGCATAAGCCTATTCCCCAATGGTTGACACAGTGGTCGCAGCAGTAGGACTGGTGAAGCCATGTGGCATCACCAGTATCCAAATCCAATTTTTCAAATTCTCGCCACAACCGGTCATACAATGCAGCCAGTTCACGATTGCTTTCATAATGCTGCCAGATTTTATGATTCAATACGAGCGTTAATTCCGTGAAGAACTTATAATCGTCTTTCCATTCGCTAAACGCACGTCTGTAGGTATCTTTGACACCTACTATACCATACTTGTCGGCTATACTAAAATCTTCCCAAAAGGTAGTCAGTAGGTTATAGCCCACTTCTTTCATAAATTCTTTGAATGTCATAAACTATTATTTTAGGTATATAATTATCTTATCTTATCAATGACCTCTCTCTTGAACTCGTAATATTCATATATGCGACCTTTATAATCAGCCACCATTTCTTAAAATTACTTCTGCTTCTTCTGCGCTGTTAAGTTTTAATTCGTTTCCCATTTTATGTATTGTTTTCGCCGTTCACTATCTGATTAATGTATGGCCCTGGCCACGAACAGCCAGGCTGGCCTCATGGCAGGACGGGCGCCGCCTTACTCTGGCTGTTCTACCCACTCCCTGTATCCTACATTAAAACCAATAGGATCATACCTTTTGATCATAGTGCCATAATTCTCTCTACCGCAATACCTGTTCTTTCCTCCAATGATCCATGCCTCATCGTCTCTATCTGGAGATATTGAGTTAAGAAACTTCTCATAATCTTTTCTACTCTTTTTATTTATATCCATATTCCACTATATTCCACTATATTTATGTTATCGAATTTTTCTTTTATAATATCCAAGACTCCGTACTCGTTTGTTATCATAGCATGCATCCCTGGCTTCATTCTCCACAGATTAAAATACCTTGTCACATTCATAGTGGCATTAAATAATGATACTTCATATCTTGTGTTTCCATTTTTATCACGCCCTATGTTTTTAATATAACATATGTCTGGCTTGTATTTGAAATAATTAAAAAGCCTATGCCATCCCTTCCCGTTACATGTTTCACAATTCCATATTCCAGCAAGCTTCCTATATCCCCTTACCGGTATTTTCTCTATTTCTTTTGGTACGATCTTGACATACTCTCCTTCTCCGATTGGTATGGTCATATTACCTGCCTCTTCAGTGCAAAAGTATTCTATTTCAGATGCCATTCCTTTATACACATAGAACCGGTATAAGTTCCCGTCAGGGTCTACCCGATCCATGTAATATAATATCACTTTGTCTACTTTTATCGTTTTCATTCCTTTATTCTACTTATCTTTAAATTGTTATTCCCACAGTATTCCTTCAGCCAACTATCCGTTAGATAACGATTAACTCTATCGTATTTCTTTTTCGGGCCCTTGCTCCAAAATTTCCATTCTTTTGTGATATTGTACCCATATTTATCAAACCAATGGATATAATACACTATGTTACCGTATAAATCCACCCTTTTTCTTTCCTGTATGACTACCTCATAAGGTATCTTCTTGTCTCTTTTCTCCATCTTTGTCCTCCTTTCTTGAATAAAAAAAACGGCACCTATCTTCGCAGACCAGTGCCGGTAACTAACTTACATGGAAAACTACTTAACCTCAACTAATTCTACAGAGTTGTAGAATTTAGTGAAGCTACCAACAAATTCTCTTATATTTTTATATTCTTCTGGTCGTTTTCTGTTACCATCTTTTATATAATTTACCCACAGTCTATCCTCTATGTTCTTAATCGCATTTTCTATAGTAAATTCGTCGCTGACACACATTAAACACGAAGATCCGGTTTTCTTATGTGGTTTATATATCCTTGAAAAAGACCACATCTTTATCCTGTCGTATATATATCCGTTGTTGGGATAAACGAATCCTATCCGGCTGTCACCTTCTTTGGCGTAAAACACACCTGGTTCCTTTCCGCCTTTCTTATACACAATAAATCCTTTTTCTTTTAAGATCTTAGCTATCTTATTTATCTTGTTCTCTACGTTCATTGTAATGCAAGTATTTAAAAACGACCCTCATTATAGTTGCGAAGTTCTCTACCTTAACCCACTCGTGGGCTACCGCTCTAAGTACGGATGTCTCGTATGTTGGAATATCGTCTTCTTCAACCACCTTGCAAGAAGCCAGAACTCCTTCAGTCGGCTTTAGTCCGCGGTCATGCAGCTCGCAGAGACCGTCCGGCTGGCGGAATGCGCACCACCCGTCTTTTTCTGTTGGCTGGATCATCGCTATTGGTTTTTCTTTCACTGCAAGATACCCCACCATCCACATTGTCTCTTTTAGCCTGTCAGCATATCCTGCATCTATGATAGCTTCTATGTCTTTTGGCGTACCAATACAAGGAACCTTACACATATTCTTGCATTTATCACATGTACAAGGTTGCTCCCATCTGTTATGATCTATGCCAACCAACTTCTTTATCCGTTCTACTTCCTCTTTCATACTTCTTTTGTTAGTTCATCATAATAAGCTTTCAGTTCCGGTGAAGCGTATTCCATAAATGCTTCAAACAAGTAGGGTACCTCTATTATCATATTCACATTACAACCTTCTGCCTGTGAAAGCAATTCAGGATCATTACTGTACAGACACGCAACATGAGCACCTATATTAAATACATGCAAATCTATCCTTACGTATTCTATACATGAAGACAATGCATTAAACAAATTCTTTACTTCATTCTTGTCAAAAAGTTCTACAAATTCTCTCAACCCCATCATTTTACTACCCTTTCTATGTGTTTAATTAATACTACCGCCATTCCATTGCCGGTTTTTATCGCACATTCCGATCCTTTTATCCATTCTACACACCCTACATACTTTTCCGTAGCATGAAATCCGGGATTGTATTTTCCAGATGTACTGAACTCTACCGTATCCCCTACCTTCAAATCATCAAAAGCAATAGACCATGTGGTCCAAATTCTATCATGTCTCCCAGGCTGAATGGCTCCAATTACGCCCTTCTTACGACCGTTTTTTATCGCCCTTAGTATTATCTTTCTATCATCTTCGATAAGGCTGCAAAAGCGCCCGTAAAAGGTCAAATCAACCTGTTTTCCTCCTATTTCTTCTCTTATTTTTGTTATTCTGTTCATTTTCTGATTTTGTTTTATTTTTTTCTTTGTTTTTTCTATCTTCTATGGAAGATGATAATAACATTATCTTTTCTATGTTACTTTTTGACTGTAAAAAAGAATTGCATTTCATTACTACTACCACCTTCTTAAGTTCCCCATTATCGTATAGCGATACACGCATCATGTTTTGCGCCTCGTCCACTATCAGACCTGGGGTAGTCTTAGCCATTTTGCGTAGCTTATTATACTCCGGTCTTTCCATTTCCTCTGTTTATTACTCTATAGTATTTATCCTTATCCCCTTCTTCCAACTTCTCCAGATAGAAAATTCCATCATGCAAATGAGACAAACAAAACCTGTATCCGTATTTCTGCGTTCTTCTTACATGATCCCGCAGTCTTATCTCTTCACTTTTGTCTTGTACTTTGATTTTAATACTGTCTCCTTCTTTGATTGTGTATAAAATAGTTTGAATCTCTTCTTTTTTCATCTTATAAAATATTTTAACGGCAGCACCTATACTCACGCACCACTACAGCCTTATGTTTAACAATTAAATACTTAACTCTTCAATGGTCAAGCCTTTTTCTTTTGCCCACTTTAGCATCGCGCATAATTCTGTTTCTGACTTATATTTCGGATCACGCCACGCCCATCCGAATTTATCCAGGACATGATGATATAATTCGTCGGCCTTTGCCGTGTAAATGTCTTTGAATAAATGCTCCGAACCTTCTGGTATAAGCATCTCTGTTGTTGCAAAATCGGAATACGACAAACATCCGTAAGCATATTCTGTTATTTCACTCCACGCTTCTCCGGCTTTAAATCCAAATTCTTTTACAAAAGCCAAAGTTAGATACATATTTAATAATATTGTTACATCATATCCAGAATCCGACTTTCTTTCTATTATTTTCTTTTCAAATTCCTTTAAATCTTCAGGCCCTAAAAAGATGTATCCTGATACCGACCGATAATTAGCCTCCGCATACTTCTTGCATTTATCATCATTAATAATCTTACCAATGTTAGATAACATCTTTTGCCTCCATTCATCACAAAACTCTATCCTTACATCCATCCAATCAGTACCATAATTGCGATCTTTTGGATGTCCGACCGATATTACCTTTATGTTATTCACACCATATTCATAAAGGCGTTCGCCCACCTTATCCGCCCATTCCTGTACAAAAGGAATAAACTTATTGCAATAAGAATCAAAATCAAAATCTAATTCCTCCTCATATTCCGGCATCTCTTCATAATCTTGTTCAAAGAAATATCGAGGATCTGCTATTGTTTCATAGAAACTTACGTTAATAAAACAAAACTCGTTGGTTGTCGTTTTTAATATCATAACTTTTTGTATTTACGTACATTTTTCTTGCCATAGAATCTACACATGGCACGAATCTGACTATAAAATACTTTTGTCCTCCTGGCCTCAAAGTATTTAAACATTTCTTCATTCTTTGTTTCCCAAACGTAATCCGTTTGGGAACTCATGTGATTTTTGTCCTTGCGTGAATAATGGTAATATGATACCACAACACGTTTCGCACCATTCTTTACAGGTACGATATTCACATCTATGTTATTATCTGTCATATTATTATTGTTTTATGTATTATACAAATACAAAGAGCGCATACCTTCACAGGCCGGCGCTCCTTTCAATAAAAATGAAAAAACTAACATTAACATAAAAATACGTTTTCTACTTCTTATGTTTTAATCTCTTAATGGCATCCTTTCTTGAGTATGCCATTACTTTAGTACCATTAATATCAAATTCTTTTTCTGTTCTGACAATCTTTTCTCTTCTATATGTAGATTGCATTCCTTTTCCCCTTTTAGTATTTAGCACAAAGGCATCATCTCCGCACATTGCAGCTAATATCATAGGGAGCAACAGACCTCTGTATTTCATATTTTTCCTCCGCAATTATTATATCTACCATATTCGTTTCTTCCATCATTCCGTATTTCAAAAATCATCTTCTTATGATCTTTGCCTGGTAACTTATCCTTAACAGCCGATATTACGCCCGCTATAGACGTGAATCCCGAATCTATTATTGAACACAGTAACACACCTCTGTCTGCGCCGGTGCTTATCGCTGACGCCTTTATAATATCATTCTTGTATATTCTCATAACTCTTTTGTTTTATTGTTTGTGAGATGCCCAGAATCGAACCAGAACCGACACATACATACCGGCACGCCGCGTCATCCCCTCTATGATACAGAAATAGGCATGCCTATCCTCACGAACCGACATGCCAAAACCCAAAACTTAATTTGATGAATAAAATAGATTAACAAAAATACTATTCTAATTCTTTTATAATATCTTTCACAATATTCAGCCTTACCTCCTTCGTTTCTGGACTAATACAACCAAACCACCCATAAAACGTTCTTGTTTCCTCTGGTTCTGTGGCCATACTTATCTTCTCCTCCAATTCCGGGAAATATATTCTCACCATTTCGTCTGAACGAAACCCATAGATATTTTTATGTTTTTTGAAATACATAAACACTACATTTCTTAACGCAACACATATGTATTCCCCATCCTCTTGCCTATCAATCATCTCATATACCTTTTTCCATATGAATAATCGCTCTTCTTTTGTAAACATATCTCTCTTCATTTTTATGGTATTATTAGATTGTACGCAGACTTTTCCATGTACACAATATTATGCTCCTGTCCAAACATTTTCTTTGCCGCCTCTTTCTTTATCGCACAATATCTTCCTGTACGATACGGATTCTTTTGATCTGATCCATCCTCGACTTCGATAATAAAACAACCTCCATCATCTATTATCTTTTTGCAATTGTCACATACTTCGCCCGTGCATATATGATGCGGCGCCTGCCCCTTGATGTTATTCCCTAATAAAGCAATCCCCATCTCTTCGCCACATATCATGCAGACTTCTATAGACGGATTCAATCCGTGTTCTGGATGCAATTTAATGCCATCTTTCATTTTCTTTCCTCCTTTGTTTTTAATGTTGTGTGAGATCGCCGGAATCGAACCGACCTACCGCACCATGAATCCCATAAAGCAAGTGCTCCGATCTTCGCAGACGGGAGCACTCTGTTTAAAGCATAAGAAAATTAATGAAGAAATTTTTCTCACTTACGCCATAGCATCTAAAATAGCTATCAGCACTATTTCTATGACAAACATAATAGAAAATATCTTAAATGCCTTTTTCATATCGCTATCTCCTTCTTCTTTATGTTTATAGTTCTTCTATACAGGATCTCTCCGGTCGTAATATCCTGTGCACTTACACTAATACGAACACAGTCCTTTAACCAACTCGGTCTGTATTTAAGCAATTCTTTAGCACTCGTTCTTAATATCATCTCTTTGGCATCTGATACCGGCATAGACCTGTTGCTTATTAGCCTACTACTTTCCGAACCTGTAGAAGATACCCAATTTATCCAAATATAATGTATTGTCCTTTCCATCTTTTTTCTTTTTACGTTCCACAATAAACTGTCCTGGCTCTGCTCCGACCTACGTTCCACCTACAACCGCAGGCCTTAGCCCAAGGCGCCGCCTACTCCCCCTCTATGGCAGCCTGTTCGTACCTACAACACCAGTCTCTATCTATACAACTATCACTACGCGATAACAAATATTTATCCTTATAACAATCATAAAAAATACACCTATCACAACTGTAATCCTTAACTTCTGCACAGCTAACTACCTTAGCATATACTATACCATCACTACCTTCTATTCCTTTCACTCCAAAAATAGAACCTTCTCCCTCCTTACTCAAATCTAAGTCAGGCGCAAAGTCATATACGTTCATGTTGTTTATGTTTTAATTGTTATACATTCCGATTGAAAAAAAATACTCACATAATGCAGTCCTTAACTCTTACCTACAGAATACTGTTTTAAAAACGCTGTAAGTCTTAATTTTGTTGGAAAATCCTACATTATGCTGTTTTAAAACGTTGATTTGTTGAATTTTGTTGGTAGAAACTACAAAATGCTGTTTTAAAACGCTGTAAGTCTTAATTTTGTTGGAAGAAACTACAAAATGCTGTTTTAAAACGCTGTAAGTCTTAATTTTGTTGGAAGAGAGTGCCATCCCTCTCCCCCTCTCCAACCCCGGCTAATCCTCCGGCTTCCCGCATAGAACCTACGCTCTCACACCTCGCTACCGGCATACGGAGAGCGCTACAAGCTTATACTCTGGCATGAAGTGTGGGGTGTTTGGAGATAATATCATTCCATAGAGAGAATAGAGAGTCTTCAGCACACGCCCTACCGTCTGCTCCTCCTATCAAGATAGATATTTAAGCCTATAATCAAAGCCAATAAAGAAAAGCAAAAGACCATTACGATATTATACTGATCCGGTCCGTACTCTAACATAGAGCGAATACCAACCGACAGAAAATACAAGTCAGCCACTAATAAAAACCACCACATAAAATAAAAAAAATACAATAAGTATGTCCGAAAATACGGGGATTATAAAATCTAACTAATTGATAATCAAGCATACCTCATTTTTAAGAAAAATACAATAAGCCTAATTTTCAATCCATAGAGACGAAAAAGGCGGCATCTGACGCCCTATTTTGGGTCAGAAAACCGCCTAAAGTTTCGTTTTAGACCAATTTTAACGACATGATATAGACAAAATACCGGAATTATATCCAAACAGCCTTATTTTTGTTTCGATTTGAACCAATATACGCATTCCTACCTTGTTTGTCGTCGTGTTCACTCTCAGAATATCCTACCCGTAAATAGAAAGAGTAGGATACAAAAATAGGGCTGCTCCGATATTCGAAACAACCCTATTCCTATTTAAATACTGTTTATATTTTCCTTAACGTACGTTCTTGACGTATGAACTTTACGCTTGCACTTTTCTTTTCCGGTATCGGCATGATACGCTTCTTTAAGATCACGATACAACATAAATTCACGATACGCTCTTTTCCGCTTTTCTTTAGCTTCTTTCCTGGACAGACCGCGGACGTCTACCATATAAGATTTAAATTTCCTTTCCATGTTATTATATTGTTTATAATTTAGAGGTTGCTCCGGAATCGAACCGGACACGCATTCCTATCCTATAGAGATTTTATGCTACAACCAACAGCCCGTAATTAGTACGTAGTTCTTGCGTACAGGCTCGTACTATGTTGTTATTATATTTTCCGTCTGCTACACTATTTCGCCACACATAACGGCATAGTGTCCTTGCGTTTTGATACGGCACGTCCCTACATGGTAGGCTACATGCTTGTACCCTGTAATTTAATCTACAGCCTTGTTCTATTTTTCGTGTAAGCAAGTAAGACACGTTTCGATCTGGAGATAAACCTCGTACAACGGCATGTTTTCCAAACTGTAATCACATACCTAACATAAACCATACTTATTCGGATAGTCCATGCAGTAATACCAGCCCTTTAATTGCCAACGGCAAGGGCAACGGTATATCTATCTCCAATATGTAAAATAACTCTCTGTTTTGTCAGCTTCAGTCTAAAGCATACGCGGGACGTGCACCCACTGACAACGACGTACAAGCGCGTTTAAAGGTACGCGCCCAACCTTGTTTTTTTCACTGTTGATTGCTTTCGTGTGCTAAATACTCAGATACACACTTTGCAACGGTACGAAGCGAATAAGATTTGATCTTAACGGCCACATAAGTAGATTTATACTCGTCCGTCTCTTTAACGATCCATTTTGCACTACTTTTCGTTTCCAACGTTTCCGCGGTCGCAAATCCGAAAGGCTTGTACTCTTCGCCATAAACTACATTATCAGCGCACCAATCAGCCGTTTTTGCCTCAATTCCTTTTTCTTTGTCTACTTTGCTATCCTTATATACTTTAGAGTATAGGGAAAACTTAATAAAGGTGTCGCCGACTTTAGGTAACATTTGGCTACATACAGCAACTAAACGTTTTTTGTCTTTGGCGAGTGCTGCCACCTTCACCGCGTATTCTGCCGGTATTTCCAACGCTTTACATACCGCCTTGAGGTCTGCACCATTTGCAAATAAAGCATTGTATAACTTTACTGCACCTACTAAATTCGAGGCATTCTCTTTGATAACAGCGTTTTGCAGCTTGTTAACGTTCTTCTTCGTAATCATAACTCAATATATTTTAATTGTTAAACAAATGATATTCAATTTAATAGCACACAACGCAGGCGATTAACAGATACAGATATAGTCAGCCCAACGGGTACACTATATAGGTTCATCATGTCAACTATGTGCTATCGCTTTAACACATTGCAAATATGCTACATTTATCAATACTACAAATATATATGCTATCTTTTTTTTGTTAACTTGTATTAATTTCGATTCTATTATCTGATTATCAGCAAGTTATAAAACACACAAGAGCGGTATTATACGCGTACATTAATATGTAGGATATATGTTTATTTAAGTGGCTTATAATCAATAGATTATAATAATACATTGATTATCAATAATTTAAATAAACCGTTGATAATCAGCGGGTTTGTATGTTTTAGGTAAAAACGCGTTTCCGGTTTTCCAGCGAAGGGGGGGGCGGGGGAGAAAACGCGTTTCGGGGGCGGGAGGTTCGTGATAGGTACCCCCTCTCTCCCATCACATAAACCATTTCTGTCTTTCTACCATCACACAAACATTTTTCATTTTCTCATCTATCTCCCATCACACCCACCTATCCACACAACACAAAAAAAATAGGATTGATATAAACCAATCCTATTTAAAACATAACCTTATTTATCTATTGAATTGAAGTAAGTTTGTGGTTTTCAAGGAAGTCCTTAAATTGGTCGCTTGATACGTCTATAACGAATCCAGCAGCACCGGCATGTCCTCCACCACCGAATCTCTTACTTACCTCGCAGCAATCTACGCTATCTTTTACGCATGCATAAAGAGAGAATCTAACTTTACCACCTGGCATGATACAAAATGGCATCAAGGCTTTAATTTTTCTACCATCTAACCAGTCTCGTGTAAGAGAATCAAATACTTTAGAACTAAATTCGGTGGTATTCATCGCCACGACCTTAACCTCGTCTACGTAAGCTTCGAACGAATACCTACTTACATCTTGTTCGTTTTTGCCGGCCATGTAATTAATTATAGCACGTCCTTCTTTAGCGAGATCATAGAAAATTAAATCCACCTCATTGTCCTTCATATTTTCTTTAAAATGATCATACAAATACGACAATGCTATTAACACATTGAGTCTTATTTTTGATCTCAAGGCATACTGAACGGCTACTACCGTATCCCAGCCTAAACCGGATTCTTTATTCCACACATCGTAGTCTGACAGACACCGGACGATCGCCGGCACCTTCCCCATCAGCAGGTCCGAGGCCAGAGCGCACGCACCGACGCCGACTCTCCTCAACCCTGGAACTACGAACCCCCATGTCTTACTATCTTCGATAATTCCCTTATGATGATCTATCCACATCAGGCTCTTTCCTTCATCAAGCCAATCTTTAAAAATCGTTTTAGAATCGGCTCCGAAAGACACGTCAAGAACGTAAACAACATCTAAGTCACGCACTTTGCTGGTAACTTTCTTAACATCATCTTCATACGAATACGGGATATAAATAACATCCCTGTCTTTACTGTTTTCGTACATGGTTGCGATGGCTGCCGATACAACGCCATCTAAATCCGATTTATGATAGACTATCGCTGCTTCCTTTACTTTCATGATACAAACTTATATATTTGATACTACCGTCTTCTAATACCTCTATCTTTACAACATCACTATATGAATTGAAATTCTGATCTTTATCAATCCTTATATTCAGCACATCATCTACGGTTGCATTTTTTCCATCATCGGTTTCAATCTTATAAAAATCTTTTAAAGTGATTTTTATATTAAGACCAACACCATATGGATTTTCAAGGATATATATATAGCCATTATTTAAAATAACTATTCCTTCACTTGTATGTTCTTTGGACAATACATATTCTAAATCAAGATCTTTATCCAAAAACGTAGTAATATCCATATAGTCAATACCAGCATTATAAGCACATACCTTATCCGAATCAGAGAACTGACCTGGCAGACCACTGGCGTCCCCGACCATCAACGAACATCCCTTAAGTTGACTGAAGTTCATACCGCGCATTACCGTGTCTTTACACTTCATAAGAATATCATCAATCATGCCCGTGTTAGGCTTCCTCATCGGATTTTGTTCGTCATTTGAATAACACAACCTTTTTTCATACAAGACGCCTCTTATGCCTCTCTTTACCGCCAGATCATGTACGCACCTCAGTACGTATTCTATCTTAGCTTCAATATCAGCTCCAGAAACAAACCCAGCTTCTACTCCTCCTTGATTGCTTACGATAGCAAATACCTTAACACCGTTCTCCTGCATGAGGTCAAGAGCCTTATTCACCACATCCATCTTAATCCTCATATCTGTCAAGTCTGTAGCGAACGTATTCCCAGAAGCGGTTTCTATAAGCGTTCCATCAAAATCAAACAATAATATTCGTTTGGATTTTATATCAATATCTTGTACCATATCATTCTCCTTTTTCAAACTTGCTTTTCTTAATCTCTCTCGGAACCAGGCAGAACACACCATCTTCGTCCTTAATCTTCACAATATCATAAACCGCATACTGATTATCACCGATATCCCAACCCAGCGAAGACAGTACATCACGGAGGTAAATACGTCTATATTTCTCACCTTGTTTATTTAATAAAAACGATCTCTCGTCTTCTACCTTAGAAGGAGCTATATACAAATTAGAATCCAACACCCCTTTAAACTCAGCTCCTTCTTCCATACCAATCAGAACCGCATCTTCGATACCCATCCATTTCAGGTTATCTACCGATATGGTCATAATCCGATCTTTGCTAATAGAAAGCTTTCTGATTTTAGCTTCTTTTGTCTTAGAACCTACATAGACCTTACTGCTTAAAAAGTTTATCTTCATGATATAATGTTTTTAAATTGTATCGCAAATATACGTAATAATATTAACAATACAATTTAAAAACAATTAAAATATGATATTATAATACGGGTAATCTTTTGAATCGCCTTGGAGCCAATTCGGATATGGTTCCGTGGAAAGCAAGACGAGAACCGTAGCTCGAATCCATGTCCGACGCATCGTAAGCCGCATCCGTATACGCCACGCCGCCAGTCGGATACGAGCGGTAACCGGAGCGCGCCAAAACAAAGGAGCTGTCTGATGTCCGACTATGGTAATCTGAATAATGCGTGGAATCGCTACCGCCAACTTGTGTCGGCACCACATCAAAAAACGGACCATTTTCGGCTGCTATATTTATTATCCAACCGCTGAAAGTCTCGGCGTTCACATTGCGAGTCGAACCGTCCGGGTCGGTGATTTTCCAAACTCGGTTGTTTATTTCTACACCTTCAACCCATTCACAGATACCGCCAAAAACCCCTTCAAGTCCTAAGCCGCAAACGTACTTTGAACTTTCGTTTTTGGTATCCGCACCGCCGGTTGCGTTGCTGCTTCCCGTTGTTGTAGCCGGGCTATTTCCTGCGCCACCGGGTCCTAATACGCCTTGCAGGTTACGTGTTTTATACTTAGCATACAACATCATAGCAATTACACAATGTTGTTGAAAATCTATCACCTGGAACCCGGTGCCACGCGCTTTTGCGTAACTTCTGAAATCAGATAATGATACGTTCGTCGTAGGAGTAACATCACTCCAGCTATATAGTCTATTTGAAGACACATATCCTTTATATGCTCCAACAAGAGATTGCGGGACATGGATGTAAGTGCCATCGATATTATGATCAGCAAAATGATAAAGAAATTTATTATCATCCACCTTATACCATTTATACCAAAATTCTAAGAAAACGACCATCACATCACCTTCTTGTCCGGTAAGATCAGCCGGACTACCATCAAGATAGAAGTTACTGTCGTTATCATCTAATCTACATACAAAAACCTCTCCTCCTCCCATAGCGCTCTTGCAAAGAACTCTATAGAAGCCACTGGTAATCAACCTATATAAAAAATCGAAGTCTTCGCTTATTGTTATATTAGCCGGATCTGATACAGATTTATCAAAAACCATAAAATTATCAGTAGGGAGATTACCCCCCCCGCCTATTTTGTTAAAAAATCTTCTTCTCATGATTGTCTTATTTTGGGATAAAGATAACTTTTAATTTATAAACATGAATAATATGATTTTCGTATAATAAATCTATCTTTGTCGAGATATTAATTAACTACAAAATTATTTATGTTATGGCAGAATTGAAAATAGGTTTTGTAACCTTCAATCCGGGATCAGGTGACGGTGATCAGGCAGTCACCGTATCAGGTGAAAAATACGAAGGTCGTGTACAGCGCACGCAACAAGTAGAATTTGGTGCCGAATCAGGCGGTGTTAAGAAAACTGCTACCATCAACCAAGCTGCGGCAGCTGAGTTTGTAAAAATAGATCCTACTGCATCTGTAGGGAAAGGAGGTGGTACTGTAACGATCAACGGTACAAGTAACTCAACTAAATTAACGTTCTCCTTAACTCCGGACAAGTCTCATCCTCTGACGCTGCAAATACCAGCCTCCTATCGGGCAGCAGGCAAGGCTACCAGCAACGGCGCTGTTATTGCCGACGACCCTGGTGCAACAGGGGGCTTTGCTTTCAGTATCGTATTCTCCGGTATTGCAGCGAACACTAATATAAACGATCTGGTAAATACTCTTAAGGTGACGGCCGCTGGTGGTCAGACAGCTAATACGGTTATTACCCAGACAGCAGGTGATCCGTTCTTGGAGATAGACAAGGAGGTAATTAACTTGGATGCAAACGGTACTCCTCAGACTATCAATGTTAATGCAAACATCAGGTGGACTATCACGCAAGCTGTTTCTAAGTTGGCAAGGAAAGTAATGAAATAACAATTACTTACAGAAAAAGAAAAGGGGCGTCTATTTGGCGTCCCTTTTTTCTATGCATTGTATGTAGTATTTATCTTTTTGCCTACTGACAAAAATCTTTTTTAAAATCATCTGTTTTCTGATATGGACTCTTTTCCCGTCATCTAATTCCCTCCATATTTCATTAAAGATCAAATCTATTAATTCCATAACCTTCTTATCGGAGACAAGATTCTTCCTACCGGGGCTGACCCATCCATCATCAGTCATCTTACCGGCTATCCTATTAGCTATCCTGCTTAATTCACGTGGGGTGCTCATTTTAATTTGTTTTTAAATATTCTACCTTTTTCACACTGAAGTATGCAGTCTCTCATGGGATGATCTTGTTCGTGATCGTCACACATCGGAAATTCTTTTCCATAGGGGAAAGCAATGTGCGGGCACTGCGCCCTGAACGCATCCCAGGCCGACTTCCTCACAGCCTCAGCTCCGGCACGCACGCCTTTCTCTCTTTCCTTGGCTGGGTCAGCATACACGTTTGAAATAGCTCTTTTCTTCCAAGTAAGCATATTGTAGTAAAACTTATCCACCAGTTTCCTACCCACTACATCAAACTTCTGTCTATGAATTAAAGGTGCTACCTTAACGACGTTCTTCCTATTTTTACTAACATCGACATAAATCAGCCCGGCATAAGACGGAACTTCATTTACGTCAATCATATTAGGCGGACAGGCGTAGTAGAAATAGTTTGGAGGATAGCTTATGACACCACCTACCTTAATAATGCCGTCCTTAAGAACTTTATGTTTTTTATCCTTTTTGAAGTCGTTAAAGAAATCTTGTTTAGACATCTTAACCTCTACTTCATAAGCGTACAATGATCTTGTTATGGCCAGGAAGTCAGATTCCCAATCATATATATGAAGATTGTTAATAACATACATCGGATTACTTAACAGATCCCTATTAAGGATCTTAAGCATTTGTTGCTCCGGGTAGTTCATTGTCTTACTTTTTTAGAGGCTTGTGGCGGAATCGAACCGCCCTACGAGATTTTGCAGATCCCTGACTAAACCACTCATCCAACAAGCCATGTAGCCCAACCGGGAGTCGAACCCGGAACTAAAGTTTAGGAAACTTTTGTTATATCCGTTTAACTACCAGGCTATTTAATGTTTGCTATGTTCACACACCGCAAACATTTAGATAATTAACATTTCCACAAAAACTTAATCGTTATCCAAGGAGGATTCGAACCTCCGCTAACAGAACCAAAATCTGTTGTGCTACCACTACACCATTGGACAGTGGTCCCGGAGGGATTTGAACCCACGATCTTGCGGTTATGAGCCGCCTGCTTTCACCACTAAGCTACAGGACCTTAAAAATATGCAGGAGCCTTCACAGACGCCTGCATATAACAGCTAAATATTAACCAATAATTATCCTAAAAACTCTCTCAACGCAAAGTTAAGTACTAACCTAAAATATGGCAAACTTTAAAACATAAAAAGGATTAAAATAATTATTTCTTTTTCTTCTTCTTTTTAGTGTCTTTTACTCGTTCAGCTTCGTTTTCGGGCTCCACAATGTCACCGGCTTCTTCCTGAATCACATCCGTCTCAGGAACAACATCAGACTTCTCTGGTTCTGCCACATCCTTATTCGACTCCTCATCTTTATCCAATTCCGGCTCAGCGACATCGTTTTTGTCTTTACCGATTATACCTATCTGGTAGCCTCTTAATTCTACTTGCATTAATTTCAACTTCGATTCTAACTCCTGTATTGCCTTGGCTCCAACCGAAACCTCATTTTCCAAATCTCCGATTCTGATCCTGGCTTCAATCAATGCATTTGATTTCTTTTTTAATTCAAATGATATACTGTTTTTCTTTTCTTCCAAGTTACTGATTTTGTAATTAGCCTCATCAAGATCGGACTTAGCTTTGTCAAGATCAGCCTTGGCCGCATCAAGTTCTTCCGTTTTCTTCTTGACGCTTTTTATCAGCTTTTTCTGATTTTCCTTCAAGGCGTCAATCTTTTCCTTAGACTCAGAAAGATCTTTGCCAATAGATAAAATCTCTTTATCCTTTGAAGCGATATCTGACTTAAGTTCGGAAAGCCTTTCCTTGTAAAAATCAGCCTTATCCTGCATTTCCTCAATTTCTTTTGCAAGATTTTCGGATTTAATAGCTTTCTCCCTGTACATTGACAGCTTGCTGTCTGTGATGAATGTAAAACCTAACATGCTCATTTTCAAAATATTTAAACATTACTTAACTCCAGAACTACCAAGACCTTTTTCTCCACGTTCATTTCCGTCTTCTACCTCAATATCTGTCACCTCTTCCAATACCATTTTGTATTGTGGAACTATTTCCATCTGAGCTATTCGATCGTTTTTATGGATTACGGTCGGTTTTTTATTGATTTTAGTAAGATTAACCATATACTCTCCTTTGTAGGTAAATTCGCATTTACCTGGCGCGTTAGTAACTACCACTCCCTCGTCAAAAGAGAATCCTGATCTTCCTTCTACATTCACGCACCATCCTTCTGGGATATTCAACTTGAAGCCGGTTCCGATTCTAACAGAATAGCCTTGATATAAGGTAATTGATTCAAAATCGGAAGGAACATCTATTTCCACTCCCATATCATTCACCATCTTCACCACTCTATATGCACGAATATCACAACATGCATCGCCATCATGTTTGTATTCAGGTACTACGACATCAGGATAAAGTTTCTTAATACCTACCTGCACAGTCTTCTGATAACCTGGAGTCAAATACGATTCAGGTATTTTATTAACAACCTTATCTTCTTTTTTATGTTTGTTGTTCTTTTCAGAAACAGTATCCTTCTTGCTATCTTCTTTTTCAGAAAGAAGTCTTTCAATATCTTCTAACTTGTCCATAATTATATTTTTATAGTACAATAAACAATACCTTCTTTTTTTATATCCTTAGTTGATTCATAGCACTCACGAAAAGTACTTATGTCTGCATCATTAGGATCATCGACCCACTCATCTCCTTGCTTATATTTTTCTCTGGTTTCTGAGTAGATCATACATAATTTATCCCCATGCTTCGCCATAATCCTTTCTTCTGTCACTTTCCTAAGAAGTTTCATAAGGGGAAATCTTGTAACTATTTCTACTATCATTCTACACAATCTTTAAAAGCCCAAGAGATGTTATTCTCCTGGGCTGATGTTTATATTAAAATGGAAGGTCTTCTTCTTCCATAGGAGGGAAGTTCGGCATCTGTGCTTGCGGCTGTGGCTGCGTCTGATGCTGAGGCTTGGTGCTCCTTGTAGTAGGCGCCCGGGCAGGTGCAGCAGGCTGAGCCGGTGCCTGATACTGTGCTGGCTGTTGAGCAGGCTGTTGGTAATTCTGATACGGAATAGCACTCGGAACAGACTGAGGTTGTTGAACCTGTTGAGGCTCTGCCGGCTGCTGGGGATAAGTCTGAGGAGCTGTAGGCTCTTGCTGAGTATTTCCTCCTAAACCTAATTTAGCCATTATACCTGCTCTTATATCTTTAATAGAAGCATTGAACCTGTTTGAATATTCAGTAATCTTCTGATAAGTAAAGTTGTTTTGAGCTGAATAATCGAGGCTTTTCTTGCCATCAAATCCTGTAACTTCAACAGGGTCAGGCCAACCATTTACGCCTTTTTTATAAAAACGTTCAACAAGCTGATCTTTTTCTCCGTCTACTCCGGCATATGCGATAATAAGCTCCGAAGATCCAAACTCGTCATCTTTCTTCTTCTTAAAGACATTGAAATAAATTTCACGACTGAAATCGATGTTTTCGTAGTATTTTACGAAGCTCTTAACAAAGCCCTTGATATTTCCTTTTTGATTGACGAGAGGTATGGAAATACAATAGTTTTCATTAAGCTCGTAATCTTTTAATACGATAAGGAAATTAGTAACAGTATTTCCATTAGAGAAAGAGCTTGACTTTAACCCGATGTAGTTAATGTATCCAACTACTCCATTATAATACTCTTTCCAATATCCCGCCGGCTGACCGCTATTAGGATTTATGTGCTGAACAAAACCTTCTTTTGGTTCGTTACTTTTTTCATACAAGTTACCATCTGAATTAATATACAAATAATAAGTTGTACCAAAACTTCTGTTTTCTCTAAAAGCCATATTATTAATTGTTTATAGATTATACAATGTTTGATTTAAGACGTATGTTGATTCGTATTTAGGATTGAACATCTTTATCATCTTATACTGATCAGACCAATCCATGACAACATCTCCTTTTATAAGTGATTTTACGGAAGACAGTATATTTTCCTTACCGATAGAAAAATTAAAACACGGGCCTTCAAGCGCATTCAAAGGCATTGATTCTATTATCTTTTTTCTATTTCCAAAATCCTCAGACATTACCGTTATGCCGTTTTCTTCATCTACCTTAACATTGACAACATTATCCACTAAAGTCATGGAATTAAGAACAGATATAAGCAAATCCCTATCAAACTTAACCCTCGACGATTTTTCGAATTTATTACATACGTATTCGTAGTTAGGATACTGTTGTTCTACGTTCATATCCGATATAATCACATTATCAAAACATAAGAACGTCCTAACACCATCTGTGAAAATACTGATCTCCGTATCCTTATCAGACAGAAAGCGGTATAAGATGGAAGCCGCGACCTCACTTAACATAATCGACCTTTCTTCTACTGCATTAGCATACTCTTTCCTGTTTATAAACAGACGGAACATATCAGTAGAAACAATGTCAATATAGTCCTTCTTCACATTAAGAAGAATCGAGCATATAGCCGGTCTAAATTCATCCGATCCAACAAACGCAAAAGATCTTTTCATAGACTGAATGAAAGACGAGCTCATAACACGAATACCGTCACCTACAGGATAAAAGAAATCAGGGAAAGCCTTATCCTCAATCCAAGTAGAAGAAAAAGATCCTCTATCGTATTTAAAAACGATACTGTAATCGTTTTTAATCTCTATCTCTATATCCTGGTTATGATTTTTAAAAAACGAAATAAGAGTCCCGGCATCTACTAAAAGAGAAAACTTATGGTCACAAGAAATATCAGTATTCACATCGAAAATATCATCCGTATATGTTATACGTTCGTTCATGGCTTGTATCCGGATATGATCAAAATATAAAGTAATTTTTATATTCGATGTGACACAATCCTTTAGAACCTTATCAAACATCTTTGAAATGTTTGAAAGTTTCTCATTCATTAGTATGCCAGGAACTCTTACTTTCATTTTTTAAAACCTACGATTATGATTATCTAACACTGCAAATGTATTATTTTAAAATCTAATTTTGAATTAATTGGATTTAAAATGATTTAAAATAGATTAAATTGTTCTTCTTGCTGCTTCTGCTATAAGCATCGCATCAACTATACCGTCATGGGCTGTCTTACATCTTTCGTTTTTAACGAACGTATCGTTTGGCCACAGCCTTTTAGCGCAAGCCAATGACGTTTTCTTAGTATTTACCTTACTGGCTTCCATAACCTTATCAGAATGCGTCCAAACCAATTTCTGCCATGTTTTAGGGGCTATGAAATTAACGGAGCAACTTATGTCCGTAAATGCCATGCAAAGGGACAGGAACAGCCCATGTAGCTGGCCTTTGTTCTCCATGAGAGAGGCTGTAGAGGACGTGCTGACCCCGTACAGTGCGTGGACGTCCTCTATGACAAATACTACTCTATCAGGATTGTTTTCTACGATCGTATCCCGGCAAAAAACATATTCTTTAGTCAAGTCTACTGGTCCTGAAACTGATATTCTTGGAGTGGAGATTCTTGATATTAGTTTGCTATCCTGATCGATGCAGGCTATGGCTCCATCTTTTCCCGGGTCTGCTGCTATATATAATACCATAATATATCAATTTAGATTCATGTCAATTTTACCAATGCCGTCATCATTGTCAAAACCGCCATTGTCTGTAAGTTCGTAATCAATAGCCACAGCACCGTTACCAAGAATGTAAAATCCTTTAAACATCTTTCCTATCTCAATAGGATACACGACATTTACGTCCCTTCCAATATCCTCAAACGGCATAGCGATATCTTCTGTTTCAGCTTCTTTTTGTTTTGCTAATACCCCAACAGGTATATTTTCACCTTTTATAGATGCGTATGTAACCATATACAGAACATCGTTATTAACAAACGCCCTATCACTACTCACCTTATCCAAGCTGACATATATAATATGTTTTATAAAACTATTGATATCTCCACATATGTTAATAGCCTCTATTTCTTTAGGAATAACGACTTCCACTTCTTCTGGTTTTATATTTTTCTTTTTCATTGCATTAATTTTTTTGTGTTTTGTTTTACTTCTTCAACAAGATCCTGATCTTTCATCATTTCCTGCTTAAGTTTCTCATTCTCCTTAATTCTTTTCACCCTATCGGCAAGAATCTTCTTATATTTCTTATCCGATATTTTTATAAACCAAGGACAGTTCCTTGATGGAATCCTTTTACATGGATAATCAGTTAGACCATTTGGTCCAAACTGCTCACATCTATTACATTTTTCTTCGCCTGTCATTACACTATATTTTAGGGAAATATTCTTCAAGTTCTCTATAAGAGCACTCTACTACAACAGAATCTCCTTTAGGGAGAAATACTAAAATAGAATCGATAGAAAAAACACTATCTACTTTTCTTACAAGTTGGCCATGTTTGTAAGAAGACATGACCAACCTAATTCCATACGCATCATAAGATCCTTTCCTACACGGAAGTATGTTTTCAACAACATAATCAAAACCTCCGATATTAACTTCATCGCCGGAACTGATTTCCATAATAGGAATCATTTTGGCTCTTCTATCTATGCTTATTTTCATTTCGCAACCTCAAATTTGATTTGCTCCTTTGGTTCATAATTCCATACCTCAAAATCATCAGCTACAAAATCATAAAATCCTTTCCCTTCCATACGAGACGAGATAGTAACCTGCGGAACCGGGCCGAAAAGAGAGCGACGGAGGAGCTCGTTTGCCTGTTCTTCGTGACGGTCATACACATGCATATCTTGGATGAAATGAGTGAAAACTGCGGGCCTTAACCCGGCGTCATGAGCAAACATCATCATCAACGCCGCATATTGAGCTACATTCCAGTAAGAAGCTGTAATCATATCCTGGCTGCGCTGATAAAGCGTCATATACAACTCATCTCCTTTAACAGATAAATTAATCTGGAACGCGCATTCTTGAAGAGGTTTTAGTCCATTGGTTTCAGGATCGAACATGGATGCTACTATTCTTCTTGACGAACGATCATTCTTGAGTGACCAAAGAATTAAATCTGTTTGGTTAAGAAAACCGTAAAGACCATCATGGATGTCTATCATACCCTCTGGAGCTTTTCCGGTTCCCATATAAACATGTCTGTTCACCATATCTCCATAACATCCTTCGATCTTTCCATTATCATCAGCCCACTGATCCCATATATGAAGACCAAGATCTTTGATATCTACCGATCTTTTTTGCCAAATCCACAAAATTTCTTTTATGGAGTTTTTAAGATTAGTAGGTCTAAGCGAACCAAGAGGAAATTCCCGGCGAAGATCGTACTGGTTGCATACTTGCAGGATACGCTTCACCTTTACGCCTGTCCCGTCACCGTAGACCGGTCGCCTTACCTCTTCCCACGGCTGGCTCATTATAAGAGCCAAATTGTCTTGAAATATTTTATCTACTCTTGCCATATTCTTATTAGGTACTTATATACTATAGTATCACCATCTCAAGGTTATGCCAACAAACAAGGATCATTGAAAATTCTAAGAGGAATGGTTATAAAGACGATTAATTTCTTCTTGTTCTAAACACGGACCACCTACAACTTTCTCTGTCGCTTTTCTTTGTCTAACAAAATCTTCAGCTTCGGAAAAAGTTGTAGCATAAATATATCCGCCATACTTTTCTCCATTGATTTCAAATTCTGTCACAAACTTCTTTTGTTT